CAACAGGCGTAACATATTCTAAAGAACAATTAGAAGACTTAGCCGAAGTGATTAAAGAGCACCAACTATGGGCGCTGTGCGATGAAGTGTATGCGGAATTAACATACGACAAGACTCACTACTCTCTTGCAAACATCTTACCGGAACAAACCATTGTCATCACTGGTTTATCAAAATCACACGCAATGACAGGATGGCGTATCGGATTTATCTTAGGACCAACACACTTCATGAACGAAGTCGTAAAAACACACCAATACATGGTGACAGCTCCAACAAGCTTTGCGCAATACGGAGCGCTTGCGGCAATGTTACACGGCCAAGATGACTGCGCGAAAATGATGGTTGAATATAGCGAGCGTCGTGACTACCTGGCTGCGGAATTGAAGAAACTTGGCTTCGAAGTGGCAAGTCCTGACGGAGCGTTCTACTTATTCGCGAAAATTCCTGCTAAATGCGGTACAGACTCATGGGCATTTGTGCGTGACCTTGCTCCAAAAGCAAAAGTAGCGCTGATTCCAGGGGTATCTTTCGGACCTGGTGGCGAAAGCTATGTTCGTTTCAGTTACGCTGCGTCAATGGAAAACTTAAAAGAAGTTGTCGCTCGTTTAACCACTTACTTAGCAAACATCTAAAATTTGGAAGGGCGAAAAAAACACAAACCCCGCCGCCGCAGGCGCATCCCCACACCCCAGTACCTACCCACACAGCCCGCAAGGGAAGGGGAGGGATTTAATCAACCCACAACCAACACAGACACGGATACATCAAAAAACGCGCTCACAGGCCCACAGGAGCAACGAAACCCCTACCAAAGGGTAGATAGTGCCAAAAGCGCAGAAAAGCCGCGAGAAGCCACGACAACACCCAACATGGACGACATCGCAGACTGGGCACTCATCAACCAATGCCTCCCAGAAGGCATGCGCGACTTCCCCATGAAAGAAGCCCGCATCATCGCAAACCAACTCCGCGCCCGCATCAACGCAGGATGGACACCCCAAAAAATCCGCCGAATCCTCTACACCAAACCCCTGCCCCCCGCAATCAAATACCTCCCCGGACTCATCAAAGCCCGACTCAACACCGACGTACCCATCAACAGCGCCCCACAACCCCAAAACCACACACAAACAGCACAAACAACACAGGAGAACTACCAACAACAACGCGCACACAAAGAAATCGAACGCTGCCGACGCGAATACATCTCCGAAAGCAAAGCCAGCCTCGAAATCCGCAAAGAAGGCTTCGACGCATGGCTAAAACGAACACGCCCCGAAACCGCCAAACTACAACAGGAGACAACCACCTAAGCGGACCACCCCACTGAACATACTCTCGGCATCACACAGCGCACCAACACACGGAGCAACACTCAAGAGCAGCCGTCATGGAAACCATCATGTATGTGTGCCTGGTGTTTTCATCCACCATGCGCACACCCTACGCAAGGCATCATGCGAGACAGAAGACAAGTGCCAACGCAGATTTGCACTCCGCTCCGCATGTACACATGGGTATACACAGGCACGCCTGGATTGTGGAACAACGTATAGACACGTGCCCCCACTCACACGTCCTGCGCACCAACAACCTCACACCTCATAACCACGCATTCTCCTACGCAACACAAAACCCAGCAACACCACAAAACGTGGCGCGCCGGGTAGAGCGAGGTGCTAGAGGTTTGGATTATTGGGTGGGGGCTGGTTCTGGTTCGCTGTCTGCGTAGAAGAACTGGACCGCCAGGTAAGCGCTACCGTGGGCCTGTTCAACAGTGATACCAACACCGGCGCTAGTCAGGTCAGGGGTGAGCAGAATGGCGTTGTGCTTAGGTGAGTCTTTCCATGACTGCACAGCTTCTTCTGCATTGAGGCGGTAGCCCCAAGCAACAACCTCTGCTACGCCGCTGTCGCTGGAGTGGAACAAGGTATCTTCCGCTGCCATAGCGTCAGCTTGACGTTGGGCACCCTTTTGCAGGATGTCATTCATACGCAGCTGCGACAGGTTGTTCTCAGCGCGGTACTTGTTGATCAGGTCAAGGATTTCACCACGGGCCTTGTCAACCTCAGACTGTGGGGTGCGGTAGTTCGGATCGTTGATGTCCGCTGGGGGCGCAGGGTCAGGCTGCGGCGTTGCTGGCGTGGTCTCCTTCGGGGCAGGAGCCGGTGTGCTCGGTTCAGGCACTGCAGGGGCGGGAGTTGTTGGTTCCGCAGGCTTTGTCGTAGACGGCTGCGGCTTCGGGGTTTCCTTGCTTGCCGGGGGAGCCTTTGGTGTACTGGGGGCAGGCTTTACGGAATTAGCGGGCGGCTGCGGTACCGGTGCGCCACCTCCGCTGCTACCACCCCCCAATCCTAGAAGCAGAGCGATGACACCAATGATGCCAGCGGCAAACGTTGCGATGGTTACAAAAATGGGTGGGATAGGCATTTTTCTTTCCTTACTACTGTTCAATAAATGATCATACATAAAAAACATATAACCACTTAAGGTTTTTCTTATCTTTCGCAATTACGATAACCACAATCGCAAACAGACATCAAATCCACTACCCCACACAAAACATAGAGAATACGCTACATGAAGACATAAAACCCCAGTTCAAAGCATAAAAACCACATAAAATAAACTACCCCCAAAAAGGGGAAAACGGACATTATACAAATCCCCTACACGCCCCAAAAGCACTACAATCAACCACTATGCAACACACAGAAAAGACCATATTCTACGGACTATGGAAAGAATACTCAGCAATCCGAATGGATGCCGTCATTCCACACGTCCCCCTCGGCGGCGCGCCAGGAAGCGCGAAACCAGGAACGAACAAATCCATCAGATACATTGATGCACTCATCTGGTTTAGGAGGAATGATCGTCGTTGGGCGATTGAAATCAAAGTAACCAAACAGGATCTAGCGCAAGAACTGCGCCGCCCAGAGAAAACCGAACTATGGCGTAGCCACACCCACGCCTTCTACTATGCCGTTCCACCAGAATTGAGGGAATACGCAGAAGAACACATTCCAAAAGGGACAGGCATCCTCATTGTTGATAAAAATGTCCACAACCTTCGACGTGCTAAACTCAACCACGAGCCGTTGGACTTGCCGCTTGATACCTATCGCAGGATGCTAGGGCGAATGGGAAAATGGCGTGCACATGAAATCCTTCATGAGCATGACGAACTTAAACTACCAGAATAAAGAAGGTAAAAAATGATTGAAATGATCCAGCAACAATATGCTGAGTCAGGTGCGTTTAGCACATTTTTCTTTATAGTCACCGTAATCTCAGCGATTGCGCTATTGGTCTGCCTGGCAATCTCATTTGTTGCCAAAGTGTCTAAAAACGAGAACACAAGCGCCCAGTTTTCCAAATACGCGATGGTGTCTCTCGCCGTTGTTGCCGCCTCCGTATTCCTCGGAGCAACCGTGGAAGACAATTGGTTCTACTTTGCCCTCGCAATTGCTGGAATCGCCCTTGTGGCTATTGTATTCATGGGCGCTAGTCCACGCTACAAAACACCGCTTGACGATCTAGGCCCTGCTGCGCGAGAATTTTTCAGTAAAGCTTTCCCTAAGAAAAACAAAGGAAAGAAAGTTAAGAAAAACGGAAAGAGTCGCAGCCGTCAGGTCGCGGTTGATGACCTTCTTGACTAAAAGCGCCTAACAATAAAACCCACCCTGTGCATTAGTCTGCATCAAGGGTGGGTTTTTCGTTGAATATCCAGTTATTTTCTCCACTTTGTGATGGGGGGAAGAATATTTAAAGGGGCTAGCGCATAAAAGTCAGCAACGCGCTAGCCCCTCCAGAAAGGAAGCGGTGGTGTCCTACCACCTGGTTTGGGGTGTGTATGGAGGAACACACCCAGAGCCTGAACCGAGACTTGAACTCGGAACCTACGGTTTACAAGACCGTTGCGCTACCAATTGCGCCATTCAGGCAATCGCAGACGCTGGGAATCGAACCCAGTCCTCTTGACTTTGACAAGCGTGCCACCATTGTCGGTTACCGAACTATAAACTCGGATCGCGCTTCACCTCGCCTGCTAAGAATACAAACCCACCAGAATTTCATGGTTAACCTCACCCTTCCCATGAGTCTGTGGCAGCAATTTCTCATACCATGTGAGGTCACAGTATGGAACCACTTGCTTTAATGTATTCCTGTGGGCCTAGAAGGACTCGAACCTTCGACACTCGGATTAAAAGTCCGCAGCTCTACCAACTGAGCTATAGGCCCTTGGATTCCACTATCTAGTTTTAGTGTTGTGTCACTGTTGTTTGCGACATGTTGAAGGTTAACACATTGGTTGAAAAATACGCAAATTATCTAGTTTCGGCGTGGTGAACGCTCCCACTTTGCGCCGCCATACGCGCTGCTCAGTGTGACTTTTTGCAGTGACACTCGCATTTGGAGACAGCAACGAATAGCAGTCCCTGCGCCCTCACGTTCGTCCCTCATCTTTTTTCACGGGCGGTTTTTACCCACGCCGTATCAGGGAGGCGACTTCACAGAGGGATCACGGAAAGCGTTGGCGGCATGTGGACTACGGTAGCGTCGATAAGTTTGTTCATGTCGTAGTCGAACCCTGCGAGTAGTTCCTCCCAGAGTTTCCTGCGGTGCTCCCATTCTTGTTCGTTGGCGTTTTCGTCCGCGTCTGTGTGATCCCAGTAGTCAATCTGCTGGAATATCTTTTTGCCGCACGGACTGCCATTGTCGTGGTTCTGCAGCTCTTTCAATCGCTTAACGTAGTCACGGCAGGCCGAGTCTACGGTAAAGATGGTGCCTTGCCTGGTTTCTAGAAGATTGATGCGGTAGTGGATGTTTGCTTTTGAAATGCTGGTTTGGCATTTGTCGTATCGCCATTGCCAGATGAGTTCAGCGTAGCGCGCCGCCATTGCGGGAGTGATGGTCTCAGGCGGGTCTGTGACGTGCGGGAGAAACAGGGTTTCATCCCCGATCTCTGACTTTAGGTCAGGGTGGTCATTCCATCGTGCTTGTGTGCCGTTTGCCGCGATGATTTCTGCTGAACACTCCACTAGTTTTGTGATGTTTTTCACATAAATTGGGGTGAGGTGTTCGCGTAATAGAGCGTGGGTTTCCTGGATTGAGCGCTGCCTGCTGAGGAACCAGTCATACATTCTTATTCCCATGTTCGGCACTCTACCAGCATCTTAGGCAGCGCAGAGACAGGGGCGCGGTATAGATAAGCTCCGTTTGCGAGGGGATTATTCGCCGTAGCCTACCCAACCGTGGCGTTTAGTCCATTTCCAGCGCCCACCAAACTCGCCAATGAGGAAAGCGTGTTCTTCGCGTAGCGCCGCCGCGTTCATGCGGCGTAGCCACACTATCGCAAGCAGTGAAACGATTGCCGCCGCACCCACAACAAGCGTCATCCACCATTGCCAAGAGAAGGCATTGCCAGCGGATTTTGTCAGATCTGGGACGGGAACCGGTGGGGGGATGCGCCTAAATTCAGCGACAAGGCGTTCAGTATTCACGCCATAGGGTGTGCAGGTAACCAGGTAGAGGGTGTCGGTTCCTTGTTTGTGTGAGATTGCCTCTGTGTCGTCTGGTTGGACTACTTTTTGTCCTATCTTTTCATACACCAACGTGGTTCCTGGGATCTGCAGGTAGGCACGGTCGCCGTCTTTTACATCCCCCAGTCGGTCAAACATACTGGCGCTAACTAGCCCTGTGTGCGCGGCGAGCGCGGTAGTGGTGTCCTCGCCACCAACAGGAAGCTGCGTGCCGTAAACATGCCCTGCTCCCTGGGTGAGGGTGTGCGCCTCAGTGCCGTGGTAAACGGGGAGTGAAATACCAACGCTGGGAATTGTCAGGCCCGCCATGACACCGTTGCCGTTGTCAAGGGTTTTGGCGTACTTTGGGTAGTCGGGGTGGGTTTGATCCTGACCAATAGGCGGAGGTGTGATGGGATTCACACGCAGCTGTTGGTTGTAGCGTAAAGCATCTTGCACTGCAGGGGAGGGCGTGTTGTTTTCTGTGGGTTTTTGTTGGTTTTCTAGCTGGTTGTATTGTGTAGCTACTTTTGCGAGCTTATGGTTGTTCCATAGGGTTGACACCACAGGATAGATGGATGCTAAACATGCCACTACCAGCAGCATTGCTGCAAAGATGTTTTTTGTGCGGTTTTTCCTGCGGTAGGTTTGTATGCGTTGGTGATGTTGGGGGTATGTGGTTTTTAAGGGTTGGGGCTTTTGGTTGTGTGTTTTTGTTTTTGCTCTCATGTAGCAGTTCTTTCTAACATGCTGGTAGGCGGGTTTATGGGGTGTTGTTGATGCTTTTACATTGTATACATGGTGTTTTTCAGCCTTGTGCTATTCTTACAGGAAGGTAAGTGTATACCGTGTTAAACCCCAATCAAGAGGTAAGAAATGACAATCCGTTCTATCAGTTTGAAGTCTGCCGTCATGGCAGGCACTTTCGCTGCTGTCGCATCAATCGGCGCGCCGCTTGCCGTGGCGCAAGAAGCCGCCGCCCCAGGCGGTACACCTGCAGCCCCCGTAGCCGCCGTTGCTGGCGACCAGGCCGGTGTCCAGAAACTCCCCGACCTAAACTCCATCATCCAAAGTGGAAAAACAAAGGCCAACCTAACAATCCACAAGTTCAAAGGTGACCCTGTTGAAGGTGGGCAGCAAGGCATTGACACCACAGTCAACCTGCCAGGTCTAGATGGTGCCGAGTTCACCATCCAAAAAATCAACAACCTGGATCCACGCAACATGCAAGACTGGGTTGCCTACTCTAAGCTCAACCCGAAAGACATCCAGCCTAACCAACTAGGCCCCGAGACCAAAGTCACCACACAAAACGGTGGTGTCGCCACCTTCGAGGGTGAACTGGGCTTCTACCTGGTGAAGGAAACCCCAGTTCCAGGGCGTTCAAGCATCAGCCCAACACTGGTTGCCCTGCCTATGACACACCCTGACCGTCTGGCATGGAACTACGATGTGCACATCCACCCGAAAAACCAGATCCTGACCGTTAAAAAGCAGGTCATGGACATGAAAACCGTGATGGGTCAAGATGTTGACTACACCATCACAGGCGACGTACCCGCCCCCTACCAGGACGGCAGCAACTTCAACCGCTACGTGCTGGTTGACGACTACGACGAAACCAAACTGGCACCGAAACAAGACACCCTCAAAGTCGCCATTGACGGTGAAGACGCAACCGGAAAATTCACCGTTGAAAACGTCAACGGAATGCTGAAAGTCGCCCTCAACGACCAGGGTCTGGAAACCCTGACACAAAAGCGCAAAGCAAACCCAGACGCTAAAGTGACCGTCACTCTCAAAGCCACAGTCACCGGCGACATCGACAACCTGAAACAGGTTGAAAACAAGGTGTACTTGTTCTCCCCATTCGCCCCTGGCACCATCCCGCCGGACACGCCAGACCGCCCGAACGAGAACCCTAACACCCCGCACTCTGAGGTCGAGTCGAAATACGGAAACATCAACATCCACAAGACAGCCTCCAACGACCACCGCGACCTGTCGGGTGCCGTCTTCCAGCTGTTCCGTTGTGAAGACAACAGCAACACCATCAAGGAAGGCCCGCTGACCGTTGGCGGCAAGAGCGAATGGACAACCGACGCTAAAGGTGCCGCCACCATTAAGGGTGTTCAGCTGAATACCTTCGCCAATGGTGCCGCCGTTGCCGACGATGATTACGACTACTGCCTGGTGGAGAAGAAAGCCCCAGAAGGTTTTGAGCTTCTGCCGAAACCCATCAACTTCGACATGACGGACGATGTGAACTTCACCTACGCCGCCAACATCGAAAACATCCCTAAGAACGGTGGATTCGAGCTGCCACGTACAGGTGGTGTCGGCATGTATGCCATCATCGCCGCCCTCGCTGCTGGTTTCTCTGCTTTGGGATTCCGCTCACTGCGAGCACAAAAAGGCAAAGCCCAAATCTAATCACCCACATGGTGCCCAGTGCGCCGGGTTAGATTAACCGTCACACCGCACCCCAGCCCGGCGCGCTGCCATGTGTTGGGGTGCGGTGTTTTGCAGTGTTGTGTAGCAGCTCTGCATTATGATAAATACATAAGTTTCCTCAATTGTTTTTAAGGTTTTGGTATGAAGAAAAACGTAATGCGTGGTTTGATATGCGCGGTTGCCGTGGCGTGTTCCACTGCCCCTGCGGTGACGCTGTTGCCTGTTGTTGGTGCGGCACCGGCGCAACCTAATGTGGCGGGTCACCCGTCGAATCGTTTCCAGCCGGGTCCGCTTCCCATTCCGAACGAAAAGGCTTTGGTTGATAAGGCTGGTGAGCTGAATCGCACATTCCCTAATATTGTGACCAAGCTTCCTGACCAGCCCGCCCAGTTGGTGAAGAAGCGTGACGCGGAGGCTGCGTTGCAGCGCGCGGTTGCTGATTATGAGCGTCAGATTGCCGCTTTGCAGGAGAATATGCGCACCAACACTGCTTTGACTGGTGAGAATGGGCAAGCTAACCAGAATTACGAGAAGCAGCGTCAGGTCTATGAGGCTGCGGTGACCGCACGCAACGAGGCGATTAAGAAGCTTCGTGAGGTGGAGGAATTTAACCGCGATATTGACTCCCGTAACGCCGAGGCAAAGCGACTATATGACGATGCCATGCGTTCCTACAACGAGTCTAAGCAGAAATACGACACCGCCAAAGCTGAGTATGATCGGTGGGAGCGCGCAAATGCTGGTATCCGCAAGAAAAACGATGAACTACGGGCACGGTATGAGCGTGAGTATCAGGAGTATGAAAACAAGCTTGCCGATTACCGTGTGAAAAAGGCTGCGTATGATGAGTTTGTGAAACGCCAGATCGGCGCTGGTGCTGACCCGCTTCACGCCATCCAGCCCACGGAGCTTGCCGCAGGTCAACCATTCAAGCTGACTCACCGCCCCGGCACGGGACGTAAGAGTGACATTTATCACGTTCGTATTAACGGGCGTGACCCTGAGTACCAGCGCAACTGTGAGCGCGTGCAGGATCCGCTGGCGGCCAAGAACTCTACCCATGCGTTTGCCTGCTCCGTCAAGCGTGGTGACAAGATTGAGGTTATTTGGCGTGGCCGCGCCATCGACAAGGCAACCGGGCGCCGCATGGACCTGAAAATCACCCTCGACAACATCGCTCTGTTTGACCGTGGGCGTGAACTAGGGCTGTCCCCGCAAGTTCCTGGTGCCGCGCGCGGCAACAACGCGACCATCTGGATCCCGTCGAACTCCCTGGATAACTTCACGTTCGACAACATCGCTTCCGCCGACCAGAAACATGAGTACACCTACAGTGACAACGGTCAACCCTACGACAAGATGTTCTACATCACAATGGGGTCGCTGGACTACTCACTGATGGATGGAAGTTTCGGTGAGGAATACACCGCTGAGTTCGCCGCACCTAAATCTGGGGTGAAGGCAACATTCCTGAACCGTGACACCTACATTGACACCTCAGCGCAGCGCGTGGAAGGTGGCGGCGAAACCGCCACATCAAGGGCGTTTTTCATCTCCAACCGTTACCGCCGTGAATACTACCCCAACGACCTAGAGGGGCACACCAACGACCGCGAGCAGTCCATTACGAAAATCGGTGTGACGTTCCTGGTGGAAAACGGGGCGAAAGTCGCCACGGGTAACACTATTCACACCGGTTTCCGTGGCGGGTTGAACTTTAGGGAAACCCGTGAACCGCAGGACCGCCGGTTCACCTACAACTGGATCCACAACGAGATCCTGTCCACCGCTGAAACCATCGCCAGGACAAGGGTAGAGCCTATCCCGCCGGTGGCACCAACACCGCCGCGCTACCAGCCGCTGCCTGAAACCCCTGTGGTGCCGCCAGAACCAGTACACCCGCCAGTACCAACCGTGCTGGAGAAGAAACCACTCCCAGAGGTGCCGGAACCGCCCACCCCGCCGACGCAACCCAACGCTAAACCGTTGGTGCCCGCGAACTATCGCCTAGCGCACATCAACGTTATGGAACGCGGCAACCTGAAAATCCTGAAGGAAGTCACAGAACCCAACAGGGTTTACTACCCTGGTGACACCATCACCTACAAGATCACCGTGGGCAACACTGGGCAGGACGACATCAACGACATTGAGGTTCGTGACATCGTGTCAGATGGTCTAGACGCCAACACCGTGGCGATCAAGGCACCACAGAAAGTGCACACCACCGCCGACCGGAACAAGGTGCGCATTGAACGCCTCGCCGGTGGGGAAACCGTGTCGTTCACTGTGTCCGCAACTGTGAAAAACAACACAAAGAACAAGAACGTTGTGAACACCGCTCGCGCCACCACACCTGACGATCCAGGTAAAGGCGTTGGTGAGGAATGTGTTGACAACACCACACTTGCTGCAGACACTGACGGCTGCGACATTGTGGAAACCCCCGTGAGTGAACCACCCGCGCCGCACATTGAGGTGCAGAAACTCATCAACGGGCATGATGCTAACACCATGCAAGAAGCCTTCGGATTGCACAGCGCACTGGGCGGCACAATGGACATCACCTATGTGGTACGCAACACCGGCAACACCGACATCAAAGGGATTCACGTCACAGACAACATCCCTCAGATCAACGAGCAGCTGAAAACCGCGATGTTCACCAAAGGCAACAAAACCTTCGCCAACGGCAAACTAGACCTCGCCGCCGGTGAAGAAGCCACCACAACACTGCGGCAAGTAGACTCGCCACGCCAAGGCGTCTTCCACAACAACATCGCCACAGCAGAAGGTAAACCAAACCACCCGGGGTACAAAACCCCGCCGCCGCCGGTAGCCGCCAATGACCCGGCGTGGGCGTTCCGCTACCCGAAAGTCAACCTCCCACAAACCGGTGCCACGGAACTTGCTGGTCTAGGAGCAGTGCTTGCCGGGCTATTTGGTGGGGCACTGTGGATGTCCCGACGCAAACCAAAAGCACTTGGTGGTGACACCACCAACAGTGACGAATAACCACACCGCGCAAGGGTGAGACCAGAATCACCCTGACAACACAAACACCCCCTGTAGCCTAAAAACTAAGGCACAGGGGGTGTTTGTGTGTCTACTAACGGAAGAGGGAACGGTACTCCACCGTTTCCTCGAACAACTTTTGAAGATCTAATGATTCGCCCCAGGTTGGCTTGCCGCCCACCATCGGAGAGATGATAACACCGTCAGCGTTTCTAACAAGGCGACCCTCCCACTTGGAGATGGTCCAGAGATAGCCCTTAAAAATGGACTCAAGTGCCGCAGCTGCATAAGGGTCACCAGCCAAAGCAACCAATTCAGCGTCTTCCAGTTCTGCGATGTCAATTTTCCCTGAAAAACGAACACCTTCCCTAAAAGCGCCCTCCCGATCCAAATTCTTGAAGGCAATTAAGGTTCCATCAAAATCGCCACCTGAATTGAGCAGCGACAAGAGTTGTGCGTCCAATTCAGAATCTGATGCCCGGAAGGCATCTCCATTAGAGTAACGTACAGAAAACTTGTATCCCTTATTTTTGAGGATCGTGAGGGCTGCGTAATGATTAAGCCCCTCATCATGAATAAGGCGATAGACAGCTTTCCCTACAGTCTGGATTGCTAGCCCGTCTTCTTTGGTTTTATTGATAATTGCCACTTTGTTTTCCTGCATGATTCTTCCTCCTTGGAAGCGTTTGGGATCTTCCTTTAGCTCCGCTTGTTGCTGACAAGATTTATATTAACTAAGGGTGAATCAGGTTGCAAAACGGGGGTAGCTGACGGAATATATTGCCAGGTGAGCGAACTTCATCCTGCCCCCCCCAGTGCTGGCTTTCTCATTGATGCCAGCACAAAGAAACCCTAAGTGAAGCTTTCGCCTGATGTTAGCATCACACATACTCTGATAAGATGCTGAATAAAACCCAATAAAAGTAAATGATTTTTAGGAAGCATCACCTTGAATAAAACAACAACCGCCGCGTTCATCGCCGCAGCCCTCCTTCCTCTCTCTGTGTCACCTGCCGCCGCTGACACTCCAGCAGACCCCGCTGCTCCCGCGCCCACCCCTGCCGCGCAAACACAGGCGGACACGACAACCCCCACGGTGAAACCAGTGACCGTGCCGCAAGGAAGAATCTCACAGACCACCATTTCGGGTATCCCGAATGATGCCACGGCGACACTGCCTGCAGGCGCACCTGACTGGGTGATACTCAAAGGGCATGACCTTATTGTTTCCCCATACAAAGACACGAAAACAGAAGCATATAAACTCACCCTGACCATCGCCTACGCTGATAAGTCAACGGAAACTGTGGACGCAACAGTGACCGTGACAACCCCGCTGGGAGTGAAGTACGGTACGCCGCAGTTTCATGCCAGTATCAAAAGCGGCACAGACCGCACCGTGATAACCCCTATGGTGGACGGTAACCCCATTCCGCCCAACACCATCATCAAAGCAGAGCTTGTTGCGAACTCGCCAGTAAAAGGCGTATCCATTGACTCATCTACGGCAGTGTTGACGGTTTCTGACTGGCAGAAATCCACCAGTGAACCCACAAGTATTCCCGTGAGGATTACCTTCACTGATGGCACGACCGCTGATGTTAACGCGGTCATTGACACAGTGACTCTGGCAGACCAGCACACAACCATGCCTACGAGCATGTCACTATACCCCGGAGAGAGGAAAACCACCCCCAGTAACGCGCCACAAGGCACTACCATCACCGCTGACGTGCCGTGGATTCACGGCGACAAGGAAGGCAACATCACCGCCGCCCCTGGTTTCGACATGCGCCCTGCAGAGCACGAGGTGACCGTGACATTCAAGTATCGTGACGGGTCCACTAAGCAACACCGCATGGTTGTCACTGTCACCCCGCTTGCCGACAAGCACACCCCCACAGTGAAACCCGTGAGTGTTACACGCGGGTTGTCAACCGCCGCGATCACCGTTGGTGGCGTGCCTGACACAGCGAAACTGTCTGTTAACGAACTCCCCGAGGGAGTCAGTGTAGAGAAAACGGCAACTGGCATGGTTGTCCGCGCCAACGCTGACGCGCCTGCAGGGAACCACACCATCAAAGCAACCATCACCTACACCGACGGCACCACAGACATGGTGGACGTGCCTGTAGAAGTACTATCTGATGATGCCCGCGTATTCTCCCCACGAGTGGACACCATGATCATCAGGCAGGGCGGCGACGGCACCACAAAGGTTATCGACGCTCCCAAAAACCATGTGGCAGGCTATGAGATCACCAGTGGCGGGGAACACGTCACTGTCACACCAGAAGGCGACATCGCAGCAAAACTTCCCGACGACATGCCAACAGGGACACTAAATTACCTAGTGAAAGTCACCTACGGTGACGGCACCACGGATGACGTGAAGGGTGAAATCACAGTCACACAAAGCAACGCCAACAGCTTTGACGTGACATACCCAACAAACAACACCATCATTGCAGGGCAAACCGCCACCATTACTCCCGCCCACAAGCCGAAAGAAGTCACTGCCGTAGACGTGGAGTCCGCAACCGATGGGTGGCGCGCCACCACGAACCCCGCCACTGGTGCTGCCACGGTCACCACGCCCGCCGAGGCGACAGACGGCGACACCGGCACCGTCCACCTGAAAATCACCTACCAAGACGGATCCAGCGACCACCAAGACGTAGACATGTCAGTGGTGTCCAGCATGGCACAAGACAATACCCCCTCCTATCCGACAACCGTTATCAAACCAGGACGCACCGTGACAGTAAACCAGTCCGGGGACTCTGACCTGCCCGCTGGAACGAAAATCACGCTACACAACAGCACCATCCCATTCGCATGGTCAGCCCGCGTCACCGACCCCAACACAGGTGAACTCTCCGTCACCGCCCCGCCAAGTGTGAAAGTAGGGGAAACCCACACGCTGAAAATCACCTACACCTATCCCGACAAATCCAGCAAAACAGTTGAAGCTGTCATCAAACCAGTGAAATTCGATGCAGATGGATTTGACATCAACTACCCGCCAGCAAAAGACGTACTGCCAGGCGACACCGCCACCATTGCCCCCACAGTTGAAGGCAACACAGAACTACCAAAAGATGCCACATTCAGCATCAACGATAAGGACGTTCCAAAAGAATGGACAGCCCACATTGATTCCAAAGGCACCGTGACACTATCACGCACCCTTGACGCGAAAGACGTGTCCATTCCCGTGAGGATAGAGTTCCCCGACAAATCCACCAAGACAGTGACCGCGCACGCCACCGTCGGAACAGCACCCACACTAGGACTGTCCTACCGCGCGGTTGACGTGGAGGCAGGGAAACAAACCAAAACCACCATTGAGGGTGTCATCCCCGCAGGAACAACATTCAGCGTTGACTACAACTCCATCCCCAAAACATGGGCGGCCACGGTGGATCCAAAAGGAACAGTGACGCTTACCCCGCCGAAAGATGCCACTGGTGCACACAAAATCGGGATTGTCGCGGAGCACAAGGGAACAAAAACATTCCTTGAAATCCCCGTCACCGTCACACCGGCGGGGACCAGCGCACCACAGCGCGGAAGTGCCGCAGACAACGGCAAACCCGCCGGCGCCGACACGCAACGCGATCACGCCCGCACCCACGACAACATAAACGGTGCTGATAAGTCGAAAGATACCAACAGTAAACCCGCCGATAGGGCGAACACTGCGAGCGTCGATAAGAAAGATGACGCGAAAGCAACAACTGGGGACGCTGACAAAACAACCGATAAGCAGGCAGAACCGGAAAAAGCAACCATCAAGGAAACCTTGGCCAAGACTGGTGCTGCAGGTATCCAATGGTTGGGTGGACTCCTCATGGTGCTAATCGTTGCGCTAGGCGGGGTGTACGCCACACTTCGTCGCAACAAGACAGTTGCAGGCGCCGGCATCGCAGAAACCGGTACTGGTGGCGAGCAAACACCACCGATTGAGCGTGAAGACTTCACTAGCATGAAGTAACCACGCAACCACAGGTCCTCTCGTCAAAAAGGGGATCTGGCTTCATAGAAAAGAGCGGGTGCCAGCAAATTGCGCTGCGCACCCGCTTTCTCTTTTGTGTTACGTGGCGTATGTCGTCTTTTTTAGGTGGGTTGGAAGTGCCCGAAAAGACGCTGCACGGCATCAACTAGCCACTCGTTATGCAGTGCGTTACCTGATGGCTGCACTTGTTCCTTGATTGCATCGGCATCCGCACTGTCGAAACGCAAGGTCTCCACCGCGTTCAGGTCTTCACGCCCCTCCAGCTCATCCATGTTTTCGCATTCGTCAAGCACATGAACGTTAGTCTCGTTAACTACGTAGATCGCCACTGATACAGCGTCGTTTACCATCGTGGTTACTGGCACCACCAGTGAGTGCGGATTATTTGCTGCATCAAGGTACCGGCGCACGGCAGCTGCGATTGAGCTACACTTACTGCTGCCCAAAGCTGGGATAACGACTGGTGAAACCTTGTCATCCATATTCTTCTTGTATAGGTCTGGGCAGGATTTCACCCGCGCCAGCGCCACTTGCGCAGATGCCATAGTGGCGCGGTAGGTCTGCTTCTCTTCTTCTGTATACAAATTTTTCTTCCCTTCTTATCAGCATGAAAATGGGTGCGGCATTGTTGCTGTTTTGCCGTACCTATGTATGTTATCTGCTCACCACATCATGCCGCCACTTGCTACCCCCTATACGGTGGGGAAACGAAAAGGTTACCCCTAAAGTTGCTGGCTTTTATCCCTGCTCCATTCAGGCTCATAACCTCCAAGTAGTACATCTTCTACTTTAGTGAATTTTTCGAGCTGATTTTTGCTGATACGGTTTGGTCCGCACTCAGCTTCAATAGCTTTTTTCACTTTCCCCCAGGTTGACTCCGTTCGCGCTAGAGCGACGAGGGCGGGGGTTGCCGCCAGTGCCCCAACAATCCCCTGAATGATGGAATTGGTTGTGAAGAAAGTCATTGACACGAAAGTAGTGATGGAAATAACGCACACTATCGCGGCAACGATGACCGCTTTTGCGTGTTTTGATCGCTCAGCATTGATTCGGTTCATTGAGCTTTGAAGCATGCTGAAAAACATGACCTCGCCGCCCTCTTTTTCCATGAGGGTTTTCACCCATCCCTCTAAACCGTAGAAGGAACCTATGGACAGGTCATGGCATTCTTGGACTAGTGCGGCGCTGCATACCGCGCGGATGCCGTCGCTTTCCAGCTTGTCTTTATTGTTCAAAAGCCCACGCGCAAAACTTAAGCGTTGCCGGTAAAGCTCTTTTGCAGAGGATTCCATATTGCGGATCTCCCTACGGGAGTCGCTTTTGCCCTCCCGGATACGCGGCATGTACATACCCAGTTGCTGAATCAGAGGTGGGCCTTCCACTGCATCATCGTCTACTACGGTGCCATGTGTGTTTATTGGTGCCTTAGCCATCATTCCCTTTCAGTGAGTGAGGTGCGCAGGCTTTGATGTGAACGTCAAAGCCGTTTAGTTCATAAAAGTTCCTAGCCTCCACAGCTTCCGTCATGTACGGGACTTCCCGTGGATAAGCTTTCACCAAGATAATAACCTTTTTTGGGTCTTCTTCGGGGAAGCTAAAACGAATCCTCTCACCGTTTTGGTTTATTTTTCCCTCTTGAAATAAGATATTAGCCACTTCATAGCGGTTTGGGCCTGTCACAGTCGCTGACGTGCCGTCGTCGTAGATATTGCTATAGTCGAAACTATAACTAGCCCCATTTTGGGGTGGGGTGCTTCTCAGGTTAAGCATGAACAAAACAGTTGGGGGGCGACTTCCTGAGCTTTCACGGATACTCATAACTTCCGCTACTGTGTTGGGGTATTTCGCAAACGCTGCCGCAACAAGACTGGTTTTGTCGCTTTCCACGTACCCGATTTTCAAACCCTCAAACATAACTTTGATCGCATTGGGATCTTTTGAGTTATCCGGTTCTGGTACTAGTTGAACCTCACCGCCAACACCAACACGGCAGGCAGCGTCAATACCTTTGGAACTGCAGTACTGAGTGCCCATCACCGCGAACTGTTGGTTTGTCACCATGTTCTCAATGTCATTGAAACCATGCATATTACATATTTCCTTTCATAAAATTCATACTTCACGCGGGCGCGCGTGCTACCTGCGTTCTTCATGTTTAACAATGCTGTCTTGTCACGATTAACGCAAGCGCTACACCCGACCGTCGCCCCCATGTGTGGGGTGGTGTATTGGCGGGTAGCTGGTGATAAGATCAACGAGTCAACAAAACAACCATAAGAAGGGAAGATTATATGACCATCCCCACTCCTGAACCTACACTCCCGCCGCAAGGCTATACTTCCTCCATTCAGGAAACGCAGGAGATTCCCATTATCCCGCCATCGCAGCAACCGCAGGAAGTAAGGTACACGGTGCCGGAAGATCCACATGAGACCACTCGGCGCATGAAAATCATCACATTTGTTCTTGCCGTTTTACTTGTTGTAGCAGTGTTCGCTGCTGCCGGGGCGGCAACCGCAACATTCAAAGCCTATAACGAGTTAGGTGAGCAAAACCGCATCAACAGTGAATTGCGGGGTGAGCTAGGAAACAAGGATAAGGAGATTCAGCGTCTACGCAGGGAGCTGGAAAACGCACAGAAACCCCGCACGGTTGACGGTTTACGTAACGACGCTGAGCGTTTCGACGATGGAATACGGAACTTCCTCCCTGACCAGGAGCAGCGAGACCGTATAGCTGAACAAGGCGGCGATCTTCTCTCTGGTGTGCTTCATGGGCTTGCTGGCATTGTTGATGGTGCGCGTGGTCAATAAAAATTATCCCGCCAAACTTAAACGTCAATTAGAGCTGGGTTTATCTGCGAAACCAAACACGGTAAAGTAGTAATCATGAAGCAAAAGGGAGGTAGGTGCCTATGGTTGGAGCCAAACCAAAAACAATAGACAGGCTCATTCTTGACCTGCAGCAAGCCTACTTACTGTGCATCAAAGACAGGAAACGAAAAGGCGATTTACGAACCAGCTTCTCCTGGCGTGATTTCAACGAATACCGCACGCCAGAAATGGCGGAAAAATCCACCTACCGCCGCCGTATTGGATCCTGGCTTAGAGCACTAGACATGGCGGGCATTCGACTATCGCAAAAACAAAACACAATGAGAAAAATCAAAAAAACACCAGAGTTTCCACGTGAGGAAGGATTTTACAAATGAACACAATTGCGCTTCCAAATGGAATCACTATCGGAGGGCACCCAATGTGGACCTATGTGCTAGAAACAGACACCGCTAGCCTGTCGAAGGGCAAGGCCGGCGCCTACGATACGCTGCTTGGAACATGGCGCGGGATGGGCACCGTCATGGAAAACCGTGAGGGAGCAAACTACGACTATGTGAAACTGCTGGCATTCCCAGACAGCATTGACCGGATCATCTCAACAGCTGAGGAACTGTCAAAGCATACGAGCGTGGGAGTCAACGTGTCGGTATACAACCATGAAAATGAAATTGTGACTAGTGACACTTTCAAACCATGAGACCCGTAGTGGTATAAGAAAGCACCACAGTGTTCCTGTTTGTTGGATATTGTGGTGCTTTTGTTTTCACAGTGCGTGCACTCACCATGAAAACCAAAAGATGGGTTAATCCCATCAGGGCTGCAAGGCGGGACGCATACGCTTGATAGCTGTAGAGGCGGCTTTGCAGGGCTGTTAAGAAAAGACCATATCACGTGATGTCAAACACCTCAAAAACTTATGGCGGGCGTGTTGCTTTCTTTATAAATGTCGTGTTACCCTTTAAGAGATGGCTACCATCATCCAGTATTCATATCATCATAACTAACCCACCTGTGCTTGCTTTTGCATAATCAGGTGGGTTTTGCTTTGTGTGGACTGTGACTTTAGGATTCCTTGACACAGCTGCTATCATGCAACATGTCAACAATCAATACCTGTTTTTAAGGAGACACCATGAGCGCAACAAAGCGTTTCAATACTCGCGTGTCGCCAACGGGTCGAAAAGCTCGCGGCGACATGGTGGAAAATAATGCTGGCGGATACGTCTTTTCCGTATCCGACCAGGAAAGGCTTCTACGTATCCTCATTCTGGGGACAGACAACCCCACGATCTACCTCAATGCCGATGCAAAGGTGGAGGAAAACGCCACGTTCCTCATGGACATGGCGCAAAAAGACGGCACAACTTTCGTTGATACCATCGTGGAGGTCAGCACGTCGGGGCGCGCGCCTAAAAACGACACAGCGCTGTTCGCTTTGGCACTGGCATCCGCTTCCCCCAATGAGAAGACACGCGCCTATGCGTTAGCGAACCTGAATGCCGTGGCACGCACTTTCACCCACCTTGCGCTATTTGTAACTTATGTTACAAACCATCGCGGTTGGGGTCGGGGACTGCGCCGCGCCGTGGCGAACTGGTACACAATCCGCAAGCCTGACGGGCTGGCATATCAAATGACCAAGTACCGCAACCGCGAGGGATGGACTCACCGCGACATGCTGCGCGTCGCACACCCTAAAGCGGGCGATGAGGAAACGGCTGCTTTGTTCCGATGGGTGACGAAAGGCAAGGTTTCAGATGACCTGCCAGCAACACTGTTGGGATTCCTGGAAGTGCAACAGCACCCCGAAAAAGCAGTGGAACTCATTCATGCTGGGCGTGTCACATCATGGGAGCAACTGCCCACAGAATGCCACAATGACCCAACAGTATGGAAGACTCTACTTACCTACGGGAAACTCCCCCTGGGTGCTGCGATGCGCAATATGAGGCGTTTCAGCAAGCTTGGACTTGACGGGGACGCTGAGTTCGTTGAACTGATGGAAGCACGCTTCACCAGTGAGGAGGAAATCAAGCGGGCGCGCCTGCACCCCATGAACATCCTTGTTGCTCAAATGAACTTGGATCGGGATAGCCGTTGGGAAGATATGCTCACCAAAGCGTACCGTCTGGCATTCGGGAACATTGAGAAGATCAATGGACTGCGCGTCATGCATGGCATTGACGTGTCAGGATCAATGACTATGTACGTGGGTTCGTCAGGTTCAAATCTGACCGCGATGCTTGCTGCCGCCGCGATGGCACAAACGGTTGCCCAAATGGGTGATGTGAATCATCTGTACTCATTTTCCACGGAATTGAAAGACGTTTCACATGTGGACTTGGGGCTGCCTCCATCCAAGTATGCTCGTGATGTCCTTAACGCAAGCGGTTTCTTTGGTGGAACGAACGCGGGCTTGCTTATTGAGAAGGCAATCAAGGATAAGCTGGATGTTGATGTTTTCATCCTCTACACCGACAGTGAAAACTGGGGTGGAAGTCACGTGTGGCAGCTGCTTGAAAAGTACCGCCGCGAAACGGGTATTAATGCCAAAATGATTGGCATTCAGTTTGATGCAAACTGGTCTTCAATGATAGACCCCGACGATCCGTTGAGTATTAACGTGGTTGGTTTTGATACAGCACTGCCGAACATTGTGGAGCAGTTCATCAAACTGTAAGCCCTTAAAGCCTTCCCGCAAGTGGAGGATTGATGTCGCACTTAGTGCCAATCTCTCACTTTATTGAAATGCTTACGCCAGCGACAAAATGAGTAAAACGACTCGTTGCTGGCGTAGTGTTGTGCCCAAACATAATAAAATCCCCAATGGTCTCGCAACCCGGCATCAAAGGGGACTATAAAAACACACTAAATAAGGAACAAACCATGAGCAAAAACAAGACAGAAGAAACCCGACTTATCGACGCTAGGTTCAAGTCAGCAGACCTAAATGCAGAGACAATCACCTATGTGCCACTACTTAACGTCGGCAAGCCAGTTATTATGACACACCCCATGATTGCGGGGTTCAACAAGCAGGAGCTTGACGGGATCGCCCCTGATGCAAGAGTGAAGATTCGTCTCAATCCTGACCTGTTCATCACATCCATCTTCATTCCTGATAAGGTATCCCGCAGCAAGGTTTGCCGCCGATAACTGTCCACCAAACAGGGGAGTAGCCTCCTTTTGTTTCCCTGTTTGGTAACGTTTTGGTAAACTTGTCAGACGTAACCCAAAAGACCGACAAATCAAAAGGAAATGCTTATGAATTTGAGGAAAAAGCTACTTCTCACCATGCCCACAGCAATTGTGGGCATTGGTCTCATCCAAGCCCCCGCCGCCATCGCTCAAGACGCGCCCGCACCGCTTCCGCCAGAGCTGACACGCATTCAGAAGGATGTCGAGACCGCCGCCCAGAATGCGGCTATTGATTTCCTGAAAACAAACCCCAATATCAAAGTAGACAACACCGACATCAACATCAAAGATGTTAATAATGGTGTTGAGCACAACATCAGCGTTCCTCTTCCGCTTGATCAGAATGCGCGCAACCAGATTGATGCGACCAACGTCATTCCTGGTGTGACATTCCATTCTCAGCAACGAACAGAAGAGTTCACTGCCGAACATGAGGAAACCCAAAACGTTGTGGAACGCCTTGACCCCAACATGGAGCAAGGCGAGGTTCATGTTGAAAACGAGGGCGCACCACAGCAAGCCGCCGCCATCACCCGCACCACAACTGTTAACGGTGGCGAACCAGAGGAAAAGACCTACAGTCAACCAATCAAGCCCGGCGCGGATCGCGTTGTGGTTGCCGGTGCTAAGCCTAAGCGCATGACGATTACGGTTGCTCCGCAGCCTGCTCCTGCAGCTGCACCGGCGCAGGCCCCGCGTGCGGCTGCCGCCGCCCCTGCTGTTGCGAATGGTAGTGTGTGGGATCGTCTTGCTCAGTGTGAGTCTAGCGGTAACTGGGCGATCAACACTGGTAATGGTTATCATGGCGGTCTGCAGTTCTCCCCCACAACGTGGAACGCCTATAAACGCGGTACTTCCGCTGAGGGTGTAGCGTTTGCTTACCAGGCCAGCCGTGAGCAGCAAATTGAGGTTGCTCAGAAGGTGCAGGCAGGTCAGGGTTGGGGTGCTTGGCCAGCATGTACTGCAAAGTTGGGGATCCGCTAAAACATCCCTAGTTTGTGAAAAGAAAACCCCCGCAGTTTCGCGTTTCGGCGCGGTTGCGGGGGTTGTTTTGTGCCCTATTCCTGGTGGTTGTCGAAGCTACAGATCGTGGAGGATGACTTGTGGCTCGTTGTTTGTGTCGTCGTAGTGAGTGAATGCGATGAACGTGGGGATTCTTTCAGGGAGCATTGTGGTTTTGACTTCCTCGCAGGCTTTAATTGCGCGTTGTTCGATGACGTGAAAGTCAAGGTGTTGTGCTGGTACGTCGGTTTCTAGGGTGATGTTGGGGGCGGTGGTGTGGTTTCGTCGGTTGATGACGGTGGTGAAGCGGTTGCCGTCCATTGCGCCGTGCCCGCCGAACATGCGGTCCATGACTGGATCCAGTTTGTTGGCGATTCTCCGGGCTAGTTTTTGTGCCTTGCGTGTGGGTAGTTCTTCGGGGATTTCTACGACAAACTCGATTTGAGTTTTCATTGCTGTGGCTTTCTAGTTGGGTTGTTAGGGGTTTATGCGCCTGCGGTTCCGGTGGAGCCGTGTCCATTGGTTCCGCGCCCGTCGTGGCTTTCTGGCAGTTCGTCTACGCGGACTAGTTCAGGGGTGATACAGGGGACGATGACCAGTTGGGCGATCCGGTCGCCTTTTTTGATGTGGGCGGCTCCACGGAACCGGTTTGTGAGGTTGACTTTCAGCTCGCCCCTATATCCTGAGTCGATGATGCCGGGGGAGTTGACAACCACTAGCCCTTTTTTGTGGGCGTTTCCTGATCGCGTGCATAGCAACCCTACGTAGCCTTCGGGGATTGCGACACTGATCCCTGTTCCGATTAGTTTTTGCTGGTTATGTGCCAGAAATGCGTCTTCATTTGCGGCTAGGTCTATGCCAGCGTCGCCGGTATGTGCTGTGGTGAAAAGACTCGAATCAACGTCTTCTTGTGACGTGTACAACAGTTTCATGGTATTGATTTTAGCATCACCCGCACCGCATTGGTCCAACAGGCGGTGTGGACGTACCGTGGCTGTCGAGTCGCATGCCCGCGTTGGGGTTAGAATAGGCGGCATGCCAGGAGAACTTTCAGATAACACCTCAAACGACACCAGCGTAGATTCCAGTACGAGTCTTCTTGTCGGGGACTATGACACTGAGTGGATTCCTTGTATCCCTAGTAACTGGCATAATAGTTTCCCCGACATGGACAGCGCCCCTTATCCGTTTCCCAGAGGGCTGGATCTTCCCGCTGTCCGACTAGTGCTGGGCATGCCTGTTGATGTTGCTGCCCGGTTTTTGGGGTGTGGTTTTGAGGATATGTGCCGCGTTGAGAAAAGCAGCGCTCCCGCGCCACGGCATATGTCCAATGGTCTTTTCTTTCTGCTGGGGCACCCCATTTACCAGCAAGACGGTTATGCGGATCTTGTGCTGTCGTGTAACGACATGTACAAACATCAAGGTTTCTACAACATCAGTGCAGCACCCAACAAGCCCATCTATGTGGAAGCCTCATGGTTTGCCAGCCTGGTGCTGGAAAAAGCGATCAACGTTGCTGAGCTGGAAAAATTTTTAAGCCTTTAGTGCTTTTGTGCGGCACAGACAAGGGCTGCTAGTTTTATGCATATGGATAATAATTTAAAGCAACAATGGGAATTGACCACACTGTTCCTGCCGCCAGAAACGACGGATCTTCCACACATCATTGATGTGTTTTCAGGCTGCGGTGGACTGTCCCTCGGGTTCACTACAGCTGGATTTACCGTAAGGGACGCTTTCGACAATTGGGAACCAGCTGTAGAAAGCTACAGCGCCAACGCCAAACATACCGTACACTACGCCGACCTGACAGACCCCAGCGTAATCACCAGGGCTGATGTTTTAGCAGACCCCTCCACTGGTACTGTAGGGCTTATCGGGGGTCCACCATGCCAGGATTTCTCCTCATCAGGGAAACGCAAAGAAGGCGACCGCGCGGTACTCACCGATAGTTTCGCCCGCATGGTGGGGATTGTGCGACCAGAGTTCTTCCTTATGGAAAACGTGCCGTTGTCGCAAAAATCCCGCGCCTACACTCGCGCCACCACCTGCATCCGCGAACAAGGGTATGAAACACATGCGGTGGTTCTTGATGCGTCCCTGTATGGGGTGCCGCAGAAGCGGAAGCGCCTGTTCACGTTTGGGCACAGGGACAAGAATGTGGTGGACTTGTTCGCCGCGCACATTGAATCCTACGCCACGGCAACACCAACCACGGTTGCTGATTGGTTCGGCACAGAGCTTGACACTGAGCATTACTACCGTCACCCCCGCAGCTACGCCCGGCGCGCGGTGTTTAGTGTACGTGAGCCGTCGCCAACGATTAGGGGCGTGAACCGTCCTATCCCCGCCGGTTATGTGGGGCATCCTGGGGATAGTGCGAGTGTTGATAAGGCGCGCCCGTTGACTACTGTAGAGCGAGCTAGTATTCAAACGTTTCCTCATTGGTTTTCATTCTGTGCGTCTCGGACCAATGCTGAGCAGATGATTGGGAATGCTGTTCCGCCAAAACTTGCTTTTTGGGTTGCGCGTGCCGTTGCGAACGCGCTTTGTGGTGAATAAGAAATTGTGTGGCATTTTGTGGTTTATGGGAAGGCGGTCTGCACCGGCCGGTGTCCTTTGCATTGCGAGTTGGGGTGTGTCTACCCTTGTCGGTAAGCTGGAGAGTGTATAGCACAGGAAGGAAGCAGATGAAGGCAATTATCACCCGTGGGTTCCCTGCGTCGGGGAAGTCCACCTACGCACAGAAGCTTGTTAACGAAAACGGATTTCGTGAGGTCAACTCAGATGAGATCCGCATGCTTATGGGGTTCCCCGCTGTGGGAACAGAAGATCAAGAGATCACAGTTAACGACATTAAGGAAACCTTGATCGCCGCGCACGCCGCAGAAGGCAACAACATTGTGGTAAGTGACACAAATCTTGTGGCGCGCCACCTGAAAAAACTCATTGCTTTTTGCGAAAGTAAAGGCTACAAGGTTGAACTCGTAGACTTTCGACCAGAACTGCACACGCTCCTCAAACGGGACCGCCGCCGCGAGAAAAGTGTTGGCGAGGACGTTATTCGCACACTGTGGAAGAAATACCCCTACAAAGAATGGAAAACCCTGACTGAGCTGCAAGAAGAAAACAAACGCAGCGCGGATTCCGCTACATTCACCCCTGTCAAGCAGGATCCGTCGCTGCCGCCCGCCGTGGTGGTGGATGTTGATAGCACCCTTGCCCGCCCAGTACACCGCGATCCGCTTGATGACACGCGGCTTGAAACCGACGAGCCGAACCGCAACATCATTGAATTGGTGAAAGCCCTGTCTGCAGATCACACCATCATTGTGTTGACCGGTCGGCGTGAACGACACTATGACATCACCTCCTGGTGGCTTGATGCTCATAATGTTCCCTACACAGAATTGCGGATGCGTGGCGACTCCGACGACCGTAGGGACACGGTTTTCAAGCGGAAACACCTTGAAGAAATCACCGAAAGATACCACATCAGGTACTGGATTGAGGATCGTCGCCGCGTCGTTGATATGGTGCGCGCGTCACTACCTGACACGCCCACGGTGTGCCTGCAGGTGGTGGACGGCAACTACTAGCGACCGCTCGCATGCACCCCAGCGTGCCGCCGCCGCGCTTCTTGACTGCAGGGCGCGCCCTGTCTACGCTGCGTGTGGTACTCAATTGCAGCGAAAATGAGCGGCGTGAAACAGTTCCACCTATAAGAAAAACAAAAAGATAAACCATTTGACAAAAGGAAGAATGAATAAAATGGCAACGTCAGACCAAGTGAAAGCCCTCATTGTCAGTCATTTCAATGGGGACAATGAACATTTCGCAAGTGTCGTAAAACAAATCGCGGCGCATGCGGCGAAAAAGAACCAAAAACGACTATCAGAAGAGCTTCTTGATTTGCTGTCCGAATACCAGAACCGGAATAGCCACGGCACGTCCCGCAATTCGCAACCCGCACCGGCGCTGCTTTCCGACGCGGGGGAGCTTGTGATTCCCATGCAAAACCAGATTGACCTCTACGACGATCTAGTGCTATCTGATGAAGCTCTAAATGCCGTATTGTCTGTGCGTTCAGAGTATGAGTGCGTCGATAAGCTCACCCAATACGGGCTAGTCCCCACTCGTCGGATACTGCTCACAGGCCCTCCTGGTACGGGCAAGACCTCAACAGCTCAGGCTCTTGCCCGTGAACTAGACATGCCGTTCTACCTTGTTCGTTTCGACAAGCTGTTCACTAAGTACATGGGCGAAACGGCATCAAAACTACGCATCTTGTTTGATGGTATTCGTTCAACAAAAGGTGTGTTCCTTTTTGATGAGGTGGATGCCGTGGCCACGGAACGCGCCCACGGTGATGACGTTGGTGAGGCCCGCCGTGTCGTGAACTCCCTCCTGCAATTCCTGGAGGAAGACACAGGAGAAAGCATCATCATCGCCGCAACCAACCACCCAGACATGCTTGATTCAGCGTTCCCGCGTCGGTTTGAACTAACCATCACCTACGACAATCCGACAACGCAGCATCAACGTAAATGCCTTATCGCCCAGCAATTAAGGAAAATGGACCCCTGTTTCTTTGCGGGCTGCATCCCTGACGAGACTGCCATTTTAGCTGAATCAATGAGTCACGCAGAAATCAAGCAAAGCGTGACTGCAGCGATGAAAAAGGCTGTCTTCTGCAATGATGTAGAAAACGTCATCCGGCATGTCGGACCAGAGTTTAAACGCCGCAACCCCAACCAAAAAGACAAGCAGTGACCCCCGCGATCTGACTCCGCCCGGCGCGCCACAGTGCACATCAGATAAAGCAACAGCACCCCGGCGTAAAAACGGGGTGCTGTCCTATGTGCAGGCGCGCACTCTGTCAGTGCCTAGAAAAGCTGTTTGGACGGCTGCGCGGTCGCCGTGTCTACAGCTTCCTCCTCCGGTTCTTCCTCATCGTCTCCTTTACGGGCGGCACGCACAATAGCGCCAATGATGAGAAGCGCGAAGAAACCACCAACTGCCCACACCCACCAGGCAACACCGTGCTTTTCGACTGGCGTTGCGACTGGTTGCGCTGATGCAGCGGGGATGCGCACAGATGCCTGATCGCAACCGTCTTCCAGTTCAGGCACGGCCGCCAGCGCTAGCCCAGATTCGTAGACCGCAGCACCCCCAACAATGGTGCGGTTTTCAGGGGTGATGGTGTTTTTCTCCCCATTGGGGGACAAGGGAATATCCATGCCCGCGCCGGTGGGTGTTTTCCGGTGGGTGACAAAGCACTGCTGGTTGCCGAAAATATCGCCTGGGCGTTCTTGTTCGACCAGCGGGCCGCGTGTGGTGGTGCGCAGATCCTTGTAGCCGCGCCCAAACGGGTATGCGCCTGCGTCAACGATGCGAACAGGCTGCTCTGGGCGGCGTTCCACAAGGTGGCTGAGGAACGCCTGAACCGGCATGGTTTGTTCATGGTCTGTTTTTTCAACCTCGGCTGTGATGGTGAGATTGGTTTCACCCCGCGCAGTGTCAAAGAAAATACGAGTGTAGTCTTTGTCACTATTGTCTATCTGTGCCGACATTTCACCAGCGTTGGCAAGGATTTCATGAATGGGGTCGCCAAACTGTTTTTCTTCCCCAGAGTTCTTCTCAATGGTTTTCACCTTGCGGATTTTGTACGCCGGATCCGTAAACACTGTCATGCCGCGTGCATGACTATTGGCATAGTCTAGGTACTCAGCCAAGTCGGGGGCATCAATGCCCAGTTCGTCTGACACGGCTGAGGTGAACTCTTTGCTGATCTGATCGTAGGATTCCTCACCTAGTTTTTTCGACTGGTTGATGTCATGCTGAATCAAATCAGGGGCGGGCGCGGTGCCGCCGTAGGTTTCCTTTGATGCGTATTCCAGCAACGCTGGGTATGACAGCCGTCCCGCCGGGATGCTATCGGCAAGCGGGGCCTGTGCTGGTTTCTTCTCAAAGTCAGGGTTAATCAGCTGCTCTTGTGTTTTAGGAGACTCTACATCAATGGAGTTCACCACATTTTCGGGGATGGTTTTGTACAAAAAGAAATGCTTATCCCCGTTTTTCCAGGTGCTCACTACATACACATACCCCCCAAATGGGGATTTCATGGCTTTGCCGTCCTCGCCGCGTACTAAACCCTCCCGCAGGTCGGTTGCCTGGTCTGCCCAAAGCTCAGGGTGCCATCCTAGATGTTGCCAATACTCCCAGTTGGTGGCGTTGTTTATCATATACAGTGGGTTTTTGTTCACGACACGCCGCATTTTCTCAATATTGATGGGTTGCTTCTCCCCCTCAAACAGCGGCAGGGAAGCCTCCCTGTATTTCGTAAGCTGTTGTTTTACCGAATCGGGGGTTTGAGTCACTTCCTTATTCTGGATGGTGATTTTCTTCACATTGTTCTTTTTGGGGATGGCTACCGTCATGATGGATTGTTGCACACCATCATGATTGGGCTGCGGCATGGCAGAGACTTCCCATGTGAGTTTATGGGTTTTGCTCTCAGGGTCAATTTTCTGCTCTGGCGTATCAACATCCACCCAGCCTGTTATCTTCTGGTCAAAAAACCGTGGCGGCTCTGGTGCAGGTGGCGGGGGAGCGTCCTGTGCCGACGCGAACGGTGCGAGCGTCACACACAACACGGCAGCGGCCGCCACCGAAAAGGTTTTCCCTATATGTTTCCTCATTAAGTTAAGACTCCTGTTATTAATTGAATGTTTGAATGTTTTTCGTCGTTAATAAAACAGTTCAACACCGCAACTTCTATCGTCCTGAATTTCGATGTCGATTCTCTCCATGTCGAAAGCGCTTAGCACTTCGTCTTGGATTTTCCTCATGTTTTTCAACATATCATCAAAGGGTATATCGAACTCTGTGTCTTTCATGACGACTTGCGCACAGTGTCTGCAGTAGAACCCGCGTGTTATCGTGTGCTCGCCAATGGGGGCGTATAGTTCTTTAAGTTTTTCACATAGGGCAGCCATGTCGTATTCACTGCGCAACGTGAACTGTGAGTAGAGGGAAACAATCATAGTAAGGGTCACCTTTCCTTGTTGCGGGCGCATTGGATGTTTTGCTGTAGTAAGCACCCATCCTACCAGGCGTTTTACACTTCTGCACGTGCTTGTAGCTGTGATGCTTTCTTCCTGTGGTTTTGCTGTTTTGCCTTGCGGCGAGCGCGGTTTGCCACATGTTGCTTGAACAATGTTTCTGCCACGTTTGGGTGTGGCGTTGGTGCAGCGCACGTCGTGGTTGTGCTAAAAAAGCAAACAGGATAAACACCAACCCACACCATGTGGGAAAGCAAAAGGATAATCACAAATGACTTATTCAAGTAAAGATATTCAAATCAAAACGGACATTGAGCATGTCCGTTCACGCCCGAAACGCTATTTGGGTGACTATGCCCACACCACAGCGGCGCGTGAAATCATTGACAACGCCTGCGACGAGGTGACACGTGGGTACGGCACAACCGTACAGCTCACCTTCCACGATGATGGATCTATTGAGGTTCAAGACGACGGGCGCGGTATTCCCGTTGACTTTGACGCGGAAGCAGGCATGAATGGCATTGAGAAATGCCTTGCTAACCTGCGTTCAGGATCCAACTTTGGTTCCAGCGTGGCCACGGCAGGCACCAACGGCGAGGGTGCCACCATCACCAACGCCATTTCACGGCGTTTTGACGTGACCGTGTACCGCGACGGCAAGAAATACGTGCAACAATTCTGCTGCGGCATCGCCGGTGAATGGGAGGAAGGCCCCTTCAACCCAGAGGCAACCTTCACCCCGAAACCAGGAACCCCAATCACGCCAACACCAGCGGCAAAGACAGACCCAAAACGCGGAACCATCATCCGCTTCATCTTTGATGACACCCTCCCTATTGAGGATGAGCTAAACGTTGATGAAATCATTGACCGTCTAGGGTATACTGCGCGCCTGACAAAAGGAATGCGCACATCCATTACCCGCAATGGCGAAACAGAACGCTTTGAGGGTCCAGATTACGGTGCTGCGGCGGTGCTGGAAAAAGCCACTGGCACCACACCCATTATCCTCATGGAAGGTGACACGTCCTACATCATCACTGCAGGTAAAAACCGCATCAACAAAACCGCTGGTTTTGACCTGGCAGTTACCCCATCGCCAGAACCCACGGTACTGTCGTTCGTCAACACCGTCATGACTGCCGATGGTGGCAGCCATGTATCTGCCACGCTGGCGGCGCTAGGGCAGGTCGCCGCTGACAAAAAAGTACGCGGACTGAAACTAGAACGCGGCGAGGCGTACCCCACGGCGGAGGATTTCGCGCAAACCATCAGCGTTGCCATTAACGCCCGCGTCGCGGAAGCATCACTGTCTGGGCAGCACAAGTCAAAACTAGACTCCAGGGCGCTGCACAATGCGTTCAAGAAGGAAATAACGCGCTTGGCCACGGCGTGGGTTGTCACCCCAGCGAACGCGGACCAGTTGGCGGCGTGGGCGGAATTAGCACTAATCCATGCCCGCACCACCCGAAAAATCGAATCCGCCCGCGCGAGTGCCGCGAAACAGTCCAAGCGCCGCAACAACAACGGCACCCTGTCGTTACCAGATAAATATGTGCCGTGTCGTAACACTGGGCGCGGCTCGAATGCTGAGATCCACATCTGTGAGGGCGACTCTGCCGCTAACACGGTGCGTAACTCTAGGGACTCTGATTTTCAGGCGTGTTTCCCGCTGCGCGGTAAGCAGATGAACTCCTACCATGTTCCACTGGGCAAAGAAGTAGACGCGAACGCCACACACAATCCCCGGAAAAACAAGGAGACCATTACCATGAGGCACAATGAGTCTTTCGTTGCGCTGGAACGTATTCTGGGTGCTGGTGTTCGTGAACATTGCGACCCTGAGAAATGCCGGTTTGACCGCATTATTTTCTCCACAGACGCGGACGCTGACGGTGCGAACATCAGCGCACAATTAATGTGTATGTTCTATTTCAATTTCCGTCCACTGTTAGAAGCAGGAATGGTGTACGTGGCGGTGCCGCCCTTGTTTGTCATCACAAGCAGCAAGGAAGACGGGAAACGCCACTACGCCATGAACCGGCAGGAAATGCAGGACAAGGTAGCCGAGCTTAAGCGCGCTCACCGTAACGCCAGTATTGAGGTCAAACGCTGTAAAGGTCTAGGTGAGATGAATCCCGATGAGTTCTCGGAAACCGTCATGAACCCTGAAACCCGCACGCTGCGGCAAATCACTCTGGATGATATGACCGAACATGCGCTATACGTTGCTTTCGGGAGTGATGCTGAACTACGCCGCCAACTCATGAACACCCGCAGCCTATCCGCGATTTCCAGTACAAAGAAGTAACCCATAACGAAAAAACGAGGTGCATTACACAATGAGAAAAACCACACACAAAACAAAACAATCAGCAGCCCCTGCGACAATCGCCAACATCGTGGAAAACACTACAGTCGCCGACTTTATTGAAAATGACAACCTAGAGTACATGTTCTACACCATCACGGACCGCGCGGTGCCGTCTGTGATTGACGGGATGAAACCAGGTGCGCGCCGCATGCTGTACTCCATGTTGAAAGACGGCGTAACCCCTGACGCTAAGCCCAAAAAATCCGCACGCCTGGTGAACTCAGCGGTAGGGCAGTTCCACCCGCACGGCGGAGCCGCAATGTACGGCATGATGGCATCAACACTAGCGGCGAATTATAGTCGCGTGAAACTGGTTGACGGCATCGGTGATTTCGGCGGTGCCCCTGGCAACCCGCCTGCGCAAGACCGCTACACCGAGGCTCGACTAAGCAAACACGGCTTTGAACTGGTAAGGGAACTCGCAGACCGGGCTGTGCCCTTCCAGCCCACCTACGATGACGAGTCGGAAGAGCCTGTATTCCTATCGCCAACATTCCCCGTGTTGCTGATAAACGGGGTTGAGGGACTGTCGGAAGGATACCGCTCTGCGGTGCCAGAGCATAACCCACACAAGGTTATGGAGCTGTGTATCCGCATGATTGACGAACCAGACATCAGCGATGAGGATATTTTTGACATCTTGGAAGGCCCCGACTGGGGTACCGGCGGCGAGGTCATTGGTGGGCGTTCAGAAGTCCTTAAATATATATCCACTGGCAGGGCAAACCTCACAGTCCGGGGCAAGCTAGATGTAGACAATAAAGCAAAAACGGTCACCATCACAGAGGTGCCTCCAGGCGTTGCCGTGCCAAAAGTTTATGATGAACTGCGCGACGGTGCCCGCAACGGCACCATTGAGGGAGTCCGCGACGTGGAGCTTCTATCAGACATGAAGCACCCCATCCGCATCGTTGTCAGCGGCAAACGAGGAACCGACATGGAGAAGCTACGGCGCGATATTCTCCTGACAACCAAACTAGAAACCACCTACACTGTGCTCATGATCGCGCTTGACCGCAACCGCGCACCCCGGCTATGGACCATTCGGGAGCAAGTTGAGGAGTTCCTGAAACTACGTGAAGAAGTACTCATCAACAAAACTACCACCCAGGCTGCGAAACTAAACAAGGAACTACTCAAACAAACCGCCCTGGCGAAAGTCCTTCTCGACAAAGAAAAAGCCGTGAAAGTGGTTATGGCGGCGAAAGATGAAAAAACAGCGGCACACGACCTCGCCGCAGCATTCGACATCACCCCCGAACAAGGCGAAATCGTCGCCGCCCTCCCTCTACGCAGACTAAGCAAAGCTAGCGTCCTTGACGCAGAGAAAAAAGTCACCAAAACCACCAAGGAACTCGCCGCCAAGCAGAAGATCCTTGATTCCAAGGCGCGCCGACGTGCAGTACTACGGAAAGAACTAGAGGAAACCGCCAAACTTTTCGACGACCCGCACTACGACAGGAAAACCCGACTGCTCTACGACGAGAAACCCACAAAGAAAGACAAGAACTCAGCAGCTCGGCTGTCGCTCTGGAAGCTTGACCCCGACATGGGCATCTTGTCTGACGTGGGCAACCCCATCCCCGAGGGTGATGTTGTGTACACGGCGTTTACCGGCGGGAAAATCAAACTGTTTGCTGGCGGTGGTTTGCCGCAGCGCATTACACCCAAAACAGTTGCCCCTGACACGTCCACTATGATCGCCTGCGGCACTCTCACCCCCGGCGGACAAGACCTCCTTCTTGTGTCATCTGGCGGCAAGATACTCAAAACCACCACCGACCCCGACAAGTTCAAGCCGCAAGGTATCACAGGAACCGGTGTTGCAGGCATGAAACTCAACAACGGCGAAACCCTCGTGGCTTGCCTACCTGTCAACGGGGACGAGGAAATACTGACACTCAGCACAGACGGCTGGAAAGTCACGAAAGTCTCCGACATCCCTGCTAAAGGGCGCGGCGGCGGCGGCGTGATGGTACACAACCCTAAATCCGCCAGCGATGTTGTTGTGGAAGCGCACGTATCCCCCACAGGATTCCAAGTGGAAGGCAAAAAGGCAAACCCGTTCAAACGATCAGCCGCAACCAGAAAAGGGCACCCCACCCAGTGGGCTGCGGTGGAACCAGAAGAACCCACAGGCGAATAGTCCACTAAAGGGCGCGGCGGCAGGGGGGCTGCGCCCGCGCAGACGCCGGCCTTTTCGGCGCGGGGTGGAACACTATGTGTGTGCCTGTGGTAGGCGCTAGTTTTTGGTTGCGGCACCCCGTGCCCTGTAATTGGTTTATGCGCAATGCGTGACTCGTCGGTAAGCCGTTTCAACGAAACCCACTGTATATAAGCTTGTGGTGAAGTCGATTTGTGACACCATAGGTTTTGCCTGTAGTGTCAATAGGTGGGGAATGGTTTGAGTTGAAAATCGTTGTTCCTCCGTTCCTCGATTCTCGGTTACCGCCCCGTCAGGTGAAGATTGGATTTTTTCACCTGGCGGGGCTTTCTCTTTCTGCCAGCGCCATCCGCACCGCACTGGTTTTATGACTGTGCCCCATATTTAGTGCGGGCGCGCCTTATCGACGCTCCTTCTGCTCGGTGTCTCCATATCGACATCAGATATAAGTGACCGCTTCACCCACCCCCATATCGCTCGCGCAGATATACAAGCACCCCACCACAACAACGCTTATCGTCATGGTGGGGTGCCGAATAAGGAGGTGCCCCAACTACATGGGGCGCTTGCTTGCGTAAGCAAAGCTGCTTTTTGATTATAGCACAAGGAAAGATTAAACCCCCTAACCTTCAACAGATTAGGGGGACATGCGTTCTATTAATTGAGTAAAAGCTATCCTAGTAGCCTTTATTGAGGTTCGCAACTTTCTGCGCCTCAACCTCCTCCATTTGGGGGTAGTGGTAGTCTACTGACACATCATAGGTGCCAATGACCTCCTGCGGTGGGGTGTAAATCCTGCCCCACAGTGCAGAGAAGATACCGCCACTGCCGTTGTTAGTGCGCGGCAGGCTTTCGGGAAGATATTCCTCTTCCTTGATGCGGCGCGGCATACGGTAGTTCCCGCGCCCGCTTCCGTCTTTTGCGGTGCCGCGTGTCCACCATAGGGTGAACGCGATGGTGCACATGAGTGAAAACATGCCCATACCGACGGCACCGTTCACACCCGCATCAGCAAGGCTTCCCACGAACCAGCACAAAGTGAAAAACAGCATTGCCGAGATGAGCTGGCGGAATTTCCGTCTACGGACGAAAAACCGCACGATGAATATGATGGCAAAGGTAATGGCGGTTGCTTTGATGATGAACATTTTTCTTCCTTCCTGGTTCGGCGATCACACCTTACCCTGCGAACAGAGCGGAGTGCCGCGCCTTTAATCCTGCCTTTGACTCTATCAATTGGGGTAGACACCATCAATGGTGGGGTGCCCAAACAGGGGGCTTCTCCCCTGCTTCTTTGGGTGCAGGCGAGTTTGTTTGCCGTGTTCTTGATAGAATCAACCCATTAAGCAGCGCTAACAACAAAAACCACCCACCGTTTGCCACATGGTGGGTAGGAATGAAAAGTAAGCAGTCACAAAACGGCAAGGAGTCCTTTTTCATGGCGAGATACACGGCATCATCACTGTTTGATGACGACAACCTGGAGGGCGAGGGTGGTGGCACCCAAAAGTCTGGCGGTAGGCACCGTAGAAATGATGGGAAACGCCCCCCGCAGAGCAGCAACAGAGCAGGCAAGAGAAGCAGTGACAGCCCTACTAGTGGTGGGCCTGGGCGGTGCCGCGAGCAATCCTCCAACGCTACGGTGGACAACGCCGCCAACCTGGGGGAGACCATTGAGGCCGTGAAGCAGCGTTTCTCGGGTGTGAGTGATAAGCGTAAAAAGCGCCGCGAGCAAGAAAACGAACGCCGCAAGGCCCGCGACCAGTTGGAAATCCCAGAAGAAAACATCCTCCTGGACGAAAACGGTCAGCTCATCGGCATAACCCCCACCATGAAAGACGGCTGGGCGTGCGAGTACTATTACACGACCCGCCAAATCATGCTGCTACGCATCTTTGCTGGGTTGTCGTTGGTTGCTGGTTTCCTGCTGTTGGCGCAAACAATGGTGCAATTCAGCTCCATCTATTTCCTGGGGTTTTTCCTGTGTTTGTCAGCTACTGCGATGACATTGTTCAGGTCGGAAGGGTTGTCTATCGCGGGGCGCGCCCCCATGCCGGAGATCCCGTATCTGCTGGGTGTGATGGAAAGTTTCGCTGATTTCATTGAGGAACGCACCAAACGAGGGGTTGTCACCACAAGCCGCAAGGCCCGCGAGAAAATGGCGAAAGCCCGTGGCGTGGACATTAAACAGTTTGAGGGACAAGAACTACCCGCTGTTTTGGTTAAAGACCAGTTCAAATACGACGATGAAGGCAAGAAAATCCTTTCCCCCGGAACCCAGCTCAGGGACGCGATGAACAATCTCAACATGAGCGAAATGGAACTGAGCGAATCCAGCAACCTGGACATCGCCACCATTCAGGATCTGTTGTACAACAACAAGGCTGAATGGATGAACATGAACAACCTGAACGCCATCGCTAGGGTATTCAACGCCAACCAAGAGGGGCAAGTCTCAGCTGAGGCGCTACGTGACTACGCCGCACACTATGGCAGCATCGGCATGTAGCATGAGCACTATAGAATAGGCGCGGCGCGGGATTCCACATTTAACCCGCGCTCTCCTTTTAAACACCATTCAACAATAGTGACAAACAACACAATAAATCAGAAAGAAACGACACACCAATGAGCAAAAACAGCAGACGCGGCGGCATGAGCTTCCTCCAAAGAATCCTCGGACTAACGTTCGTCCTGGGTTTCGCCGCGCTGATCTACTTTAGAGGAACCGATGGCACCATCGTGCCCTTCATGAAATTCCTCACCAGCTGGGGAGAAAAAGGCGTGGAACAAATCGACCAAGCCCACGGGGATGACGTTCTCAACACCATCATCAACGGCAGCGGAGACCAAGTACCACAGCAAGTATCAGAAGCGCAGAAGAAACTAGCGGAACTCGCCGCAAACACATCCCTCCCAGACAGCATGCAGGGATACAACCGGAAATCCTTCCCCCACTGGGAAAACGCCCACAAAAACGGCTGGACAGAAGGCAACGACAAATGCTCCACCCGACAAGCAGCCCTCATCCGCGACGGTGAAGGTGTAGAGTTCGACGACAAATGCCGCATCACCAAAGGAAAATGGTACGACCCCTACGGCACCGGCGACCCCGCTAACCCAGAGTTCAAAGAAACCACCAACCCCAAAGACATGGACTCCGACCACATCGTAGCCCTGGGTGAAGCATGGCGCACTGGCGCGAAAACCTGGGATGCCGCCCAGCGCGAACAATTCGCCAACGACCCCGACAACATCATGGTTTCCGGTGCCGCCACCAACCGCAGCAAAGGAGACCAGTCAGCTGCTTCATGGCTACCCATGAAGTCCACCAACCCGCATAGTAAACGCTGCGAATACGTAGAGCGCTACATCACCGTTAAACACAAATACGGACTCAGCGTCACCAACGCGGAGGCAGACCAGCTCCGTATGGCACTAGATGAATGCGGCGGCGGGCAACCCGCGCCCAACCCTGCGCAGTAGCATCATGCGGCGTACACCATGAGCACCCTGAACCTACACACCGCCACCACACTCCTCGCCGCTGGTGGCGGTGTCACCAACCCCGCACCCGACATAACCACACTAGCTATACCCACCACAGCGCCTGTTCCCCTCATCTCCTCATCCCATAATGAATCACCTATTGCCATCCACATAGGGAGCATTTTCAGCGGAGCGTCGATAACCCACCCCGACTTACAAGGCATCAACCCCACCACCATCGCCCACGCGGTCGCCATAGGAGTGGCAATCGGCATTACCCTATGGGTGTTCCACATTGCGCGCAGGATCCGCTGGCGGAAACGCCCCCACCGTAAACGCGACCCCCGGCGGGTCTTTACCCAACAACACATCACCGTGGCGAAACAACTAGCAGGTAACCGGTGCGAGCAACCCCGATTCCTTTTCTTCCGGTGCCGCAATACCGGCACCCTTCACGCCGACCACCACTGGCCCCACAGCAGAGGCGGGCACACCACCTTCACCGCAGGCGAGAAGTACCCGCACCTGAACCCGAAAACAAATAACCTAGTGATCCTATGCAGCTCCTGCAACCTCGCCAAAACGAATCACCTGCCTCTGTTGCGGCACACCCTCATCATCAGGATACGCAGGGCAATCCAACAACGACGGGCACGCCGCCACGCCACCCGGCGCGGAAACACACAGAAAAGACAATAAGAGACACAAAAGGAGTCATCCTACAGTAGGGGGAGCATGGCGGATGGCAGTCGCTATTCACACACAACTCACCCACCCACCAATCGCCATAAGAGGGGCAAGAGGCAGGATGGTCCCCATGTGCGCGATAAAGACAAAAGGCGCATGCCACAAATTCCCGCCAGCCAATATCGATTGTCTTCCTATTCGTATCAGGGTATTCTTAACCTCAACACGACCGGTTCCGCTGCCCGCACCGACGGGAGTCCAGGGCCGGTCCCTCGCGCTTCACCACCACCCACACCCCAAAAAGGAAAACACAATGACAAACACCAGAAACACCACCCCAACAACCGCGCGCCTACACCGCATCAAACAGGGACAAGAAAAACTACTTACCATGCGACAGCAAAGACAAGAAACACTAGAGAGAATGAAAGACCCCACCCTCGGCGGCATCGTTGACCGCTCCGTCACCTTCTAACCCCAACACGGGTACACCCCACATAAACCACTCCCCATACCCCCTACACCCGTGATACAATCACCACCAACAGTCCTTGCAGTGCGCCTCTCAAAACCACCACTCAACCCACAAAGCACACCCCAAAAAACAGGGCATAGCGCGCCGGGTACAGGGTGTTTTGATGCGGAACTACCTGCAAGCCGAATAATGTTTCCCTGCGTGGGGTGCGATACCATAAAATAGCAGAAAGCACTGTGTAAAGAGACGAACACCACTCGTTGAAGCTTTAAACAGTAATTTTTACCTATTGGTTCGCGCCCCATGTGAGGAAAACATAATGAGAAAAGCATTTACCACAACCATCGCCCCGCTTACCTGCGCCGCACTCCTGTTGACTGCCTGCGGCAGCTCCAATGAGGAGAAACCAGCGGAAGACGTTAAACAAGTCAACGACGCGGGCGGCGTGTTGAAGAAGAAAGACCACCAGCCTACCCCCGATCGTGATGCTGATGGCAGCGTAACAGGCTGGGACGGTGACCATTTCCACGCCCCAACTCCTTACCAGCGTGACGGCTTGGGGGACAATGAAGCTATCGGCACGCCTATTTTGAAGCTTTTGGAGGGGGATAGGCAGGTGGCGGCGGTGAAGCCTGAGTTGTACCAGGGGTACGCCACTGGGCAAACCGATAACCCACGGTTCGGATGGACCCCTGAGCAATGGTCAAACATTGTGTTCGGCACTTATGAAAAACTTGACAAACGCATTCAGCAAAACACCAGGATTGAACCATTCCAGGCTTTTTGGGATGGGCAAATCACCTCCGGCGGCGGACTGGTTGACATGCAGTTCGTGGGTGACCCTGATGACGTGAAGCAGCTGCAGTTCATGCAGCGCGACGCTAAACCATTAAAGTGGGAGGATAAGGAATTTCAAGAAGCGTACACAATTTTCCAAGATTGGGGTAATATCCGCAATCCCGAATCCCTAGATGAGTTCAAAACCAAATACCGCCCCCGCATTGTCACCAACAACAGTTGGTACAGCATCCCTGGCGACTATGCGACCACCGTTGTGGACGACAGCTACCAGCCATTCAAGGAGTTCCAGTCCATTGAGAACGTCCGACTCAACCACAACTACATGACTGGCGAGATTCACCTAAAAACCGGTGCAACAATTCCGTTCCACCTCACCAAAGAGGACAATCGGTGGAAGGTCATTAACCTCAACTAAAACCACATAAACAAACACAAAACAACATAGAAAACCGCAAGAAACACCATGAGAGCAAACATAAAAACCACAAACACCCTCATGTCGGGGGAAGGGCGTGTGCAGCATCAACAGCGCCCTCAACAACGTCGCAGGCCGGCGCCGAAGAAACGCTCCGCGTCGCAGGTTGTGAGTATCGTCCTTTTTGAGATGCTGGCAACCATCGCCATCATTGTCGCCATGTTCATCACCTACTCCCTTATCGGCACAGGGTGGGAAACCGACAAGGCGCAGCAACAACTAAACCAGGAACTAGGTGAAGCATGGGGCAATGACGCAAACCCCAACCCTAGTGGCAATGGTGATGCCCAGTCGCCCACAATAGAAACAGCAAGCAGCAGCACCACCAACGGCGGCGACGGTGCCTACAATCCCAATCAGGTTGCCGACAAGGACAACCCCTATGCCAACACCCCAAAGGAAGACGCAAGTAACTGGAAGGGCGGACCATTGGGAATTATGACCGTGCCCGCGTGGGGTGAAGATTGGCGATGGGTTATCGTCCACGGCACCCGCCCACAAGACATCAGGAAAGGCCCTGGGTGGTATCCCTCAACTCAGGTGGCGGGCGAACGCGGAAACATGGCGGTTGCCGCCCATGAATCAGGCTTTAACGCCCCCTTCTCTCGCATTTGGGAAACCCTGCCAGTGTGTACGCAAGTGAAAATTGAAACCAAAACCATGCGGTACACGTACCGCGTCCTGCCGCACAAGGCTAGCGACGAGAAAGACTTTGAGGCATGCGCCCCCACCGCGTACCCCGCGTGGCGCGACCATTACCGCGCTTTGCCGCGCCCTGTGTACGCAACAGAAATCGTGGACACACACCAATCAGAGGTGCTTAACCCCATTCCGGGCACAGATAGCGCGGTCATTCCTGGCTGGTCTATCCCATTGCTAACTCTGCAGACTTGCTATCCTCACCTGCAGTCAACCCAGCGTGTTGTTGTGCGCGCGGCACTCACTCAAGCGGAGGCGAAATGATTTACCCGTGGATTTTCCGACACGTCGGGTGGAACACCCCCACCCGAATCATCAACAGTGTCCTTATCGTCGCTGTGATTTCCTATGTGCTTTTCACGCGGGTTTTCCCTGTTGTCCATGCTGTCATGCTGGACGGTCCTGGATCTGCTACGTTAGGATAGGCGTGTGAAAAAAATAAGAAAACTATGGGCTGTTCCGCAGGGGAAAGCCATTATCGCCATTATCACACTTTGTGTCCTCATTGTTGTGGGGACTGTAGCGTACACCCTCACCAACGTCTACCAGGCCCGCCATAACGGGCAAGTAAAACAGATGACGGCTGAGCAACTGAACCAGATCCCAGCGCCACGGAAGCATCCTGAAACAGGACAGCCCCTACTTCCGGTAGCGCCAAAAGCGGAACGCCCCAGCGGGGAAGATCCCGTAAGCATCACCATCAACACCGCAGATGGAAAGGAATATACCGCCCCTATTGACTCCATGTGTCTTACCGACGGTAAAGGCAACTGCGACGAAAACTCAGGCACGTTCCACCCACCCACGGACGTTGCCCGCATTGGGTGGTGGAACAAGTCAGCGCACCCAGGGGACAAGGATAACGGCTCTATTGTTCTGGCAGGTCACGTTGACTATGGCGGGCAGACCGGTTTCGCGGCCATTGTGCAAACCATCAAGGAAGGCGACATGATTACCCTTACCACCAGTGAGGGGCACCGTCACCGCTACCGTGCCAGCGGAGCATCGCAGCTGGTCACTAAAAACACCCCAGAAGCAGAGTATGTGGCGGCAACCGCCCAGACTATCAATAAGAAAGACGGTCAGGATTTCGTCACTCTCGTATCCTGTGGCGGCGATTTCGTTGGCGGTACACTAGGCTACGCCTCCAATGAAATCATCACCGCGTACCCTATGGAGTAAAAAACCCACTACAATTACTATTTTCACCCTCATCCATGTTGGCTTTCACGGCTTAAGGATGAGGGATTTTTATTGACATGATTTGCCAAAAACTATGTTTCCGTAAGGTTTTGTTAAGATTTTCTGGTAGCGTATCCATAGAACAAAACCACACAAGGAACGTAAATGACGATTAAAACCCGAACCCGCGCCGCCGCGCTCTCCGTGGCGCTGACACTCGCGCCCACGGTAGGCATGTTCGCAGCCCCCGCCGCCGGTGCCGCCCCAACGGAGACAACTCAGACCACAACCACTACGGCGCCTTCCACGCCGCGCACCATCATGTGGGTACACGATGACTTTTTCACCAACCTGAAAAACGCCACCAACGGGCACCCCGAACTGCAAAAACTAGTAGACAACCTACAAAACGATGTCAAAAAACTCCGCACAGCGGTAGATACCAACAACACCGCAGACATCAACACCGCCATGAAAGACGTACAGTCATCACTTGATGCGCTGGAACGAGGGGAGTTCATTAAACAAGCGCCAACAGTCACCATTAGCGAGCACGACGCGACAAGCCTTTTCCGTTCGGCACTAGACCCCAAAAACACAGTGTCAGAGCAAGGAAAAATCGATGCCATGAGCACAGTTGACGGCATTGACGCAAAAGACAAAGGCAGGCTAAAAAACCAGGTAGGGGAAATCCTCAACGCCGCGCACCCATCACAACGCGACATTGCCTTATCGCTGGGCGTTCTGGCGCAAGGCCCGCTTAACACAGATGTCAATGAGCGTGGATCCGTCATGTCTCGTGTCAATAGTGTACTTGACCGTATTAAGACCAACCGCAACACCACAGATGCAGTTCGATCCGCACTGCAGGACGGCGACGTGTCACAATCCGACATCGGAACACTCTATGATGCCCTCACTGCACCGCAGAAAGACTACACCGCCACAACCACAGCGCTGACACCACTAGTTCAAACAGTCACCCCCACAGCGGCCGACGAGTCCACCGTCTTCACCGCCCTAGATGAACGCGGCGCATCACAAGAGCAAATCAACACTGTCATCAAATCTTTACGTGGCGGCAAACTCACCGCAGAGAAACTAGATGCCATTGCGAAAGCAGTGGAATACGACTATCGCACCATCGCAAGGATCTACGCCGCGCTGCTTGTCGGCAAACCCCTCCCCGCCGCTAATGTTCGAGATGCTATCGGAAAGACCACCAGTGGGGACAATGAACAGCGACACATCTTATCGACGCTCACCACAAGCGGCGACACAGTTTCCTTCGCCCCTGATACCGCCAACATGATCGCGGGCGCAGGCGAGACAGACGACATCTCCGCGTTCGCAGACATCATGGGCGCGCTGTCCGCCGGTGAGGTGACACTGCCAGAGGCCCGCACAGTGGAGAAAACCCTCAAAACAGTGGCGGTTTCCGGTGCAGACCGCACGAAAATACGCGCCGCACTATCCGACAACAGCGTGACCGGCGATAAACTCAACACCGCCAATGACCTTTTCAGCAAGATCCAACTCATTGGGCTAGATGAGGAAGTAGCAAAAGGCATTGTTGATAAACTCATCGGTGGACGCAGCGACAGCGACGCAGAAGGATTTGACGCAAACAAGCAGAAATCAGACCTAGTTGAATCAGTCAAAAAAATGCTGGAAAGCCTCAAACAATCTGGTGTCGCAACCGGAAATGCGAAAGTAGGAAATAGCAACACTACTGAAAAAGGGGGTAAAAACACAGACCCCAGCACAAATGATAAGGAAACCGAAAAAGCCACTCTAGCTAACACAGGTGCGCTAGATAAAGGTGCCATGCCGCTTCTTGCGGGGGTAGTTGCCGCAGCAGCTGCAGTCGCGCTATTGGGTTTCAAACGAAACAGTAAGATACAATAAAACAACGTACTGGAAAAGCTCAGGTTTTTCTCACCTGAGCACAAATAAGGGAAGAAAAATGAAAAAGCAATACCTATTGAACATCGTCTTTGCGGCCTCCACCGTAGGCGCTCTCGCCACAGGAACGGCTGTGGCTCAAACCTCCACAACAACAGTATCGCCAACGACATCAACCACGGCGACAACCGCTGCCACCAAGGAGGCGAAACCCAAAGAGACAGACACGAACTACTGCCTCGACAATGATTTTGCCAATAATACATTTTCAATTGGAAACTTCAAATTGAACCCAGACCAAGTGTCCACACGTATCGTCTTGGATGCAACAGGGTTGAAAGATATTGACCTGAAATTGCCAGGTTTCACGTTTAAGCGCTCGAACTCCCCACAGGAGTTTACAAAAGCCGTCATTGACGGCAGGGGTAAAGACAACAAGGAACTTTCCTTCATCGTCACCGAGCAAGGTGGCAAAACTACGATTGACGTTCAAACCCCGACCACTGCGACAGCTGCGCCCACCACAGCGCCCGCAGAGCCTGGCAAACCGGCAGATCCAGTAGACCAGGCAGCAAAGGGCTTGAAGGATACCGCAAAAGCTATTAAGGCTTTTGAAGATATTCTAGGTATCTTCAACGGAGGATCGTCAGCAAATGATGATACTGCCACCACAACGGAAAAGCCCGCTGAGCCTGCATCTACGCCAAGCTCCGCCCCATCAACCAGTGCAGCCCCACGTAAGGCAGCACAAGAGAAAATCGAGCGGGTCATTGAACTTCCCGCTGGAACCTACAACGTGGAGAACAAATCAGGCGGCATTCAGCCCGGCAAGTACAGCTTGCGTAATAAGGGTGAAGGCGTGGCGAAAGCAATCACACAGGATAATCGTGGTGTTACTCTCGCCACCCATGAGCTAGAAGCGGGAAAGAGCCTCAACACTGAGCTGACAGAAGGGGAAAAGCTAGTGGTTGAATCTGGTGTATTCCAGCTGCAGCGCACTGGTGATGCTGGAAACACCACCAAGAAGGTTGTCGTTAGTGACAAAGAACCCTCAACTTCAACAACCACTGAGCGCCCCGCAGAGCAAAATACCAATACCCTCAAAGTTGACTTGAAAATCCCGCAGGGTAACACTGCTCGCAAAGTGAAAATGGAGGCAAATACCGTTTCCATCACTTCTGACGGGAAAGCCTCTGTAAACAAGCAAGCTGAGGCTGAACTTAACGTTGGCGGTGAATCACACTGCCCAAAGGGTGAGGAAAAGGTCACCGACAAACAAACAGATAAGCAGACTAATCCGCCAGCAAAGGAGACTTCACGTCCAGACGTTAAGTCGATTCCAGCTGGAACGACATACAAAAACTAGTCCGCACAGGTCTTGCCTAGTTCAGGGTAAGCTCATAGCAGCACAACCCTGAATGAAAAGCACCAAAAAGCGCCCCACAAAACTACCAGCAAGTAGCGTGTGGGGCGCTTTTGTGTATCTTGTGTTCACAGCTCTGCCTGACTTGCTGACACGCCACAGGCGGAAGGGCGAATAGGGAACAAAAAAGGGCACCAACAGTGAAAACACTATTGGTGCCAGGGCCACTACAGCGGGGCGCATCACCTATTTGTTCGGTGAGAGGCGGCTGCGGGAACTAATGCTTCAAATTATAGCAGAAACAACAAGAAATGCAAGTTGCGCATACACTGCTATATCTTGCCGCAGTATAGAGGATACTATTGGATTGTTTCAGCAACCTTCCATGATTTACCGGAATAGGTCTGTGAGGTTATCGACGCGGTTCGCGTTGTTACCGCCGCCACCAGAAGGCTGAGGATTGCTCTGCGTCCTTTGCTGTGGTGCAGGCTCAGCGGTTTGAGTGACCGTTACCGTCGTGGGTGCAGCTTCCTGAATCACTGTGGTAGTTGCGGCAGTGTTGCTGTTGTCCCGCCCTTCTGCCTCACGCTCTGCTTTGTATTCATCCGCCATTTTCTTGTTAGCCTCTTTGAGCTTGTTTACATCCTCAATGGCTTTATCTCGGTCTTCCCGAGCAATCTTTAGTTGCTCTTCCACGGTTTGTAGGCGCTGCTGCATTAACGCACTCTGCACATCAGCGCTAGGTGGAGCCGTCGTCACCGTCGTGGTGGAAACACTTGAAGAAGTTCCATCAGCATGATCTAGTTGGTCATTTCGATGGTCAACGTAACGGTAAGCAAGAACACTACCCGCTGAGACAATGAACATGCTCAATACTGCGATAGCAACATAGGCGGCTTTACGTTTGCCGTCCGTATTAGGTTGGGGGGCTGGTTCATCCTCAATCACGTCCTGCGTGGACACCCGAACTGTTCTACGCGGCTGTGGGGGGCGTTCGGGAGGGGTGGGGGATGAGAAGTTCACTGTTTCCGCATCTGACGATTCGATGGAGAAACCATCGTATTCGTCATCAATATGGTCACTGTAACGAGACAATTAATACCACCTTTTTAGCTTTTCTTGTTGATGTTTGAACACCTATCACGATAGCATTTTCAGCATACGCTTAAAAGTATCCTTTCATGCGCAATAGGAAGATTGCTAGCGTTCGTGAACTCCGAATCACTCCAACTCATGCAGGCCGTTATCTCTAAGGCAGACCTGGAAGCGGAGCTGCACTCACATCTGTAGGGTGCTTGATTTTTCGCTGATACTCCATATAGGCTCATGCACATGAGTATCAAAAAGTTCATTGCAGCCGCAGCACTGGTTTTCGCGGCAGCATCCCTTGTCTCCTGTTCTAACGATGCTGATGTGGTGTCGCACAACATCAGTCAAGACAGCGATAACTTTAAGATTGTGAGGCGAATTGTCTTCTTTAATGGGATCACTGACAACTACCTGTTGACGATTGAGGGCAAGTGCTCAATTGTCAAAGACAATGACGACAAACAGCTGGAAGTAACCTGCAAGGTTGGGGAAGACCAGTACAAGAAGCACTATCTCGGTGTTTCAGACAATGTAACATACATTGTTGAACAGTTGGAGAACGCTGATGTCGGCAAGGATAATTACAAGGTTGTCTACAAGCCTTCTGAAATCCTCAAGGATGTTGAGATTCGATGAATTTTGCTAAAGACAATATCTTTGTTTTGTCCTCTATTCCACTTATCATATTTTTTCTTTTGTCAATTCCTGGGGTAGATTACTCGTTTACTACAGAACGAAATGTAACGGTCTACGATAACGGGAAACCGGTATCTATAAAAGGCAGATGCGACATAGAAAAAGAAGTACCAAATGGCAACAATGTGTATCACCTTCTCGTGAAGTGTAAAAAAGAAAATGGCGATATAGATGTCAAAAAATTTACAAAAGAAGGCAGTTTTCCAAGCTATGAAGATGAAGTGGTTAAACAGTATAAGGGCGAGCCGAAACCTTCAATAGCTAAACAGATTTTTGGGGTAGATATTAATGAATTAATTATTTTGTTTTTATCTTGGGCAAGTAAGTGATGAAACATGAATAGTTTGGTGAAAAATATCATTTTATATTTCACGTTATTTGTTTTTGCTTCATATTTAATAACCATGTATATCGTTTTTCCGCTGGTGTCCGCTCATCCTTTGGATTACTCATATACCACGGAGCGCAAGTTCATTGTTTATGACAACGACAAGCCTGTAGAGATTACGGGGCGCTGCGAATCGAACTCCGAGCAGGCTCCTGGTAGGGGTGTTTACAAGCTTGTGGTGACATGCAAGAAAGAAAACGGCGAACTGGAAACACATGAGTTCACTCGCCAAGACAAGGAGCCTAACTACGAGGAAGTGAAAATCAAAGACAACCCAGGCGTTGAACAGCCGTCATGGATTGAACAAAAGTACGGTCATGACGGTGCCGAGAAGATAAAGCGGATACACCACCGATTCGACATGTTTCAGATTACGCAGGACTGTCTTGAGAGCTTAGCGACTAAGACACGCGAAAATGCAGAAAAAGAAAAAAGGAAGTAAACCTATTGGTTTTCATGTGGTAAATTAGGGTTTAATCATTCAGCCTGCCCTGACACTTAGTTGTTGGGAGTGGGCTGGATCTCTTTTGGTTCTCTCCAATTTCCGATACCGCACAGAGGTCGGACGCTAACCACTATATGTAGTGCTTAGGATTTGATACATCCTCAATATTGTGTGTTTGTGATTTTGGGCACGTAAAGATAATTCATTGAGTATTGATGGGCACATACTCACAGCTCAAACGGTCTTTTTGCAGTATCGTATGAATTTCGTCCGACTTTCTTTTGGTAGCTTTCTTGGTTGACAGTCTGTTATTGTGGGCACTGCCCTTCTTCAAGACCGCCACAAGATATGGGGTTGATGTTCTGCAGTTCAGGGTAGCGCGAGTGCCATGCGCCCGTACAGTAATGGGGCAAACCGCATGGTTTCTAGGGAGCGTGGGGGCTTACACCCACGCAAGCCACAAGTGTGGCTCCTGGGGTCTATTCAAAATGCGCCCCTAGCTCATAGCAGCGGCAGGTTGTGAGTGAATAAAGGTGGCGTGTCGCCTCCGGTGAGAGAAACGGGGCTTTCCGCGTTAGAGGCGGCACGTAAGTCTGTTCTGGCACACAACGTTGCGGGCGGGTTCCCGGCAACCCTAGAGAAAACTAGTGGGCGGTATTCAATCCGTTGAGAGGTGTCAGATGACCCGCTATCAACCTATAGCCTTAACGCTTAGACTTAGCGGGCCTCCCGGAACTGGAAGACCGCCGATTACCCAGCCTCTAAGAGGGCTGGAAGAATACACCGCAATGAGTGATACGTTGTTGCGGCATGGCGGCAAGTAACCCACTTAACAGGTGGGTGAAACCGAGGGGCAGTGTTTGGTTCTTGACTTCTATTTTTACTGTTTCCCTCCTTTTTGTGATGTGCCTATTTTTTACACAAAGCTCACCACAGGGGGGATTATGAACCTCCGTCAGCCAGGCGCTGAGTAAAGGACATGGGTTTAGGTTCATAGACCTGTATCGCTTGTCAAAACCACCTTGAGTTACACACCATCTGTTAGTTTTTCATTATGGATATCCATTTAGAAAATCATGGAAAAAGTTGCGGTAGTCAACTGCCTTAAACTTTTCGTAAAATAGTAACTGTGTTTCGGTTACCAGCCAGATGAAGAGCTAACGCACAAGGGTTCACTTTTCCACTGTCCACCCTTTCCGTAACCATGTGCGGTACCTTAAGCTTTATGACGGTTATCTGAAATGTTCAGGACATCATTGTTTGGCACCTGTAAAAGACCTTTGGGAAAATAATTAAAAAATAAAATATTGTCTGGAGCAAAAGTCAGAAACGCGAAGCACGTAGTGCGAAGCGGAGATGCGTTGCGACGGGCGGGCGTGCGCCGTAGGCGTGTGCCCGGCCTAGAAAAATTCGGTGACGTACATGTCTTCATTGTCTTGTGAACATCCTTTACATACCTTAAAGTCAATCCACATACGCTGGATTAACTCAATGTCTCTTAAACCGTCACTGTTGACTTGTGGTGGGGTTTAAGGATAAGTACACCCAATTTACCCATTGGGTACATATCAACATGTAGTAGTATATGTCCTACTACACTTTCTTTGTGTTTTGGGCGAAACAATGACCTCAACCTTTGGTTGAGGTCATAAACCCCCACCCCCTATAGTCCCCCGCCCCCAGACGCACAAGACTTAAGCAAAGGTGACATGAGAGTGAGGGCAAGCAGAAACGGCGCATGTTATGTGGATAAATTGGATTGAGTTTGTTCGTCACTCATCTTGTGCATGCGCCGCGTATCTTTATGCTAAACCATAGGCAAAACATGCACAATTCACAAAAAGTGACAATAATCACATTGAAAAATGTTTATGCAGCTTAAGGGATATTTCCCTCATCTAGAATCCTGGAAATCTTTGCAGTGTTTGAGTTTTTCACAGTTGATTTCATAACTGTATGTTATAGTTTATCCCATGCGGTTGTTCCCTCAAAGAGCACGTTGTTTGCTTGGCGACAGTTCTACCGGCCCCTAGTGTAGCTGCGGCAGCTAGGGGTGTTCAGCTTTCTAGGGGGTATTGACATTACCCCCATTTGGGAGGGGTTGTTGTTGGTTGCGTCTACCCCATTGGCTAATGTTGGTGACATGGAAAAATTCAACCCAGCAAAAATGCTATCTTTCGATTTGGAGACAACGGGCGTAGACCCAGCTGTAGCCCGTATCGTCACATCATCTCTCATTAAGATTGAGGGAAGCAACAAGGAAACAACAGATCTTCTTGCCGATCCAGGGATGGAGATCCCCAAGTCTGCCAGTGATATACATGGGATCACCACAGAGTATGCTCGTGAACACGGCGCGCCACATGATGCCGTGGTGGCGGAAACGGTGGAGCGGATTTATGAGGGATGGGAGCGTGGCTTTACGCTCATCGTGTACAACGCACCCTATGATTTGTCTGTACTCAACGCCCTTACGGGCGGAGACTTTCTCGTCAAAGGTGGTGTAGTTGATCCCTTTGTCATTGACCGCGCGAAAGACCCCTATCGTAAGGGCGCGCGCAAACTAGAGTCTGTGAGCGCCCACTATGGTGTGTCACTGGAAAATGCACACGAGTCACAGTCCGATGCTCTGGCGGCAGCCCGTATCGCATGGAAGCTGTCTCGGATATACCCCGAGCTGACGGAAATGCCGATGGAAGAGCTTATGGAAGCGCAGGCTTCCTGGCATTACAACAAGCAGATCAGCTTTAAGAAATACCTAGAGGGCAAGGGTGAGGATACCTCAAATATCAGCACGGCATGGCCCATGAGGGGTATCAAATAGTGAATCGTAGACCAATCAACGCGACGATTGCCGCGTTTGTAATGCTAGTGATTACTAGTGTGGTGATTTTCGGTGTTGCGTCAACAGCATCATTGCTGGGCGCAGAGGGCGACATCATTAAATCAATGTGCGTTGCCGTTGCACTGTTTGGGTTTCTCATTGCCGTATATGTGGTAAAAGACATGCCAGCGACTGCTGACCCTGATACAACAGGAATTGCGCGGTTTCCTGCCCTCCAGGGAAGTATTGCTGGCATCAACACTCTCGCAGCGTCAACAGTTATTGTTGTGGGGCTGTACACTTTCCGGGCGTTGGCGCGGCAGTATTTCGTTGCTTTGGGTGTTCCGCAGGGATACACGTCTATCGCCGCTAATCTTGCCGTAGCGGCGGCGTTCATTGTCTTGGTGGGCATGGTCCGCAAAATCATCAACGCGGGCGCAGAAGGCTCTACAGACGAGGAAAGCGGTGACAATGAAGACGACGATGCCGTGGCGGAAGAAGTGTCATTGAGAAGTGACACGCAAGGCGATGTTGAGGGTATAGCAGATTCCGAAACTAGCGCAGATGAAAACATTCACCAATAGGCAAAAACAGGAAGGGAACACATCAGGTGATAAAGGACTCGATTTACGGGAACGCCTTGTTTCACACAAAAATGGAAGATGGCGTGTGGAGGGCACAGACTATCAAACCGTTTGTCCTGTGGAACAAGAGGGAGGCAGAGATTAATCTATGTGTAGAGGACGCTGACATTTTTAAAGACCAGCCCAACGCAGTTATGATTGTTCATCTCACGCATGACAAGGGTGGTTTGGTCAGCACATGGGATAGCAGCAATGACAAGCATTGCGAAACCCTAGATTCGCTGTTTTGTGATTGGCGCGAGTTCCTGGATATGTGGTGTGCAGCCATTGCGTTCCGCAAAAAGCCACGTTCCAAAGGCATGACACATGATGCTATTAGTGATGATAATTGGCTTGGGCTTAAGCGGCTTGTCGCTGTAGCTGATGTGCCAGAGGTTGGGGTGAAGAAAGGCGATAAAGGCGGACTGATTGGGCATCGTTCGCTAATTGAGATTGATTCGTGGGTGTTCCCAGGCTCTTATGCCAGAGACTGCACCCTTCCTAGAAGGGCTACATTGCTGTCCAATTCAATCATATTGAACGAATCATCCGTGGCATCATGCCATGTGAGCGATTCTGTTATCAGTGATTCCTTATTATCAGTGTGTCCAATCGTCCACGATTCAAAAGTGGAGAAATCAAATGTGTTTGGCTCTTCTATTGAACAATCTACTGTTAGGGACTGCTGCATCAGTGAAAGCTCATATATCACTAGTTCTTTACTGGAATCCATACACGCTGTGGGTGATTCACGATTTCGAGCATCGACAGTTGGCAACGTCATTTGCGTGAAGACCGATTTCGTCAATAGTGAAATTGTTGGTGGATTTTTTAATGAATGCTCTGTCAAGCACAACAATTACGCGGCGATCCCTAATATTGGTGATGTACATGTTGATGCGATGATCGCGCTTGATAAAGATGGGTATTTCGTTTACCACGTCGGCGGGGAAGAAAGCTGGGTCTGGAACTGGAGCTACCACACTGGGGGAATTTACGAGCAGGATAAGCAACTGTTTCTGGAGAAGTGCTATGAAAAGGCGCAATTGATGGGCACGAAAATGGATAGGGAAGAGTTCTGGGAGATCGCGGAAATGCTAACCGACACCGCGAAAAAGCAGATTGCCTGCGCAAGTAAAACGGATCAGGAATGGTGATCCTGGTTTAAATCCTTTAGCCTTGTATTCGCGCGGCGGCGCTGCCCTATAGCACCCCAATATCCGCAATCCTCGTCGCACACATCAGCGTTATGCAGAGGTTGCGGGTGTTTCCTTGTGGTACGCTTTTTCTGCACTTCATGTGCATTTTCCCGCAAGGCTAAACACTTTAAAGGAGTACTTAGAATGAAGATGTCAAACCCTGTTTTTTCATCAATAGACAATATCGACTGGCACCGATCACTAAGACAAAGCAACACCGGCACCGTCACAATGGATGATGTGATTCAGAAGACCAGCATCACGCTAGGAGTCATCGTCACCTCCGCTGCCGCTAACTTTGCCTTGGCATGGGTGGTTCCGCCTTTGGCGAGTCTTCTGTCTCTGATTGGCGCTATTGGGGCGCTGGTCATGGTTCTAGTGTCAACATTTGGCAACAAGTTTGAATCCGCTGGTGTCACCATTGCTTACGCTGTTTTTGAGGGCCTGTTGCTCGGCGGCATGTCCACTGTCATTGCGAGTACCTACACCGCCAAATGGGGCATGGTGGTAGGGCAAGCCTTGCTGGGCACCATCGCAGTTTTCATTGTGATGCTGATTGTGTACCGAATGAAACTCATTGAGGTGACACAAAAGTTCAAAAGCTTCATCATCGTCATGCTCTTAGGCGTTCTAGCTGTGGCTCTGGTAAACGCCATTTACAGTGTTTTCACTGGATATAACCCACTATCTGGCGGGGCTTTGGGAATTGGATTTTCGCTGGTGTGTATTGTGCTGGCGGCACTGTGCCTCATCCTGGATTTCGATTCAGCCGAACAGGCAGTAGCAGAGGGCATGCCGCGTGGCGCTGCCTGGGGCATTGCACTAGGGTTCGCTGTGACACTGGTGTGGCTATATGTCAACATCATGAACGTTCTCAGGGGCGGCGGAGACTAAAACGGAACCTCAATATTAGGTTCCTAGTCTAAAAGTGCCCTGTACGGACGGGACACAAAGCACGCATCCCCCTTCCCCTTTCTTATAGGGGTGGTGGGGGTGTTTTATTTTGCACTTAATTCACGAAGAAGACTATGATGTGAAGCTGTTGCGCTTTATCGATTTACGGTAAATGGCGTAAACTTTGGTGGAGTGCCCGAATGGTTAAGGGGCTGGTCTGCAAAACCAGTTTGTTGCGGGTTCAAATCCCGTCTCCGCCTCCAACGCAAAACACCCACACCTTCCCTTTTCTGCTGGGAGTGTGGGTGTTTTTCGTAAACAGGGTGGTTCTCTAGGTTGCTGGTTCTGCTTCCTTGCGGGCTGGTGGCTCCACGGCGGCGCATGTGTCGCATACATAGAGGGTGATGGTGAGCGTCGGCAAATCTGTTTCATCATCAACGCCATGCGCGATGTGGGTGTTGGGAACATCCGCCTGTGAGGCGAGGATAACATCATCAGCCGCGACTGTTCCTGTGGCAAGCGGCGCATCGTCTTCAAAGAAGGAAATGATGATGCGCCTTACGAAATCACCCTCATCTACCTCTATGGGGCGGGATGCCCTGCCGTACACAATGGTGGTGCTGCTGCGGGGCTTCCTGCCGGTTGCCAGGATAAACCTGCCTTCATGATGGGAAAGCATATGGGTTTGCTGTCCGATTTTCGAGAAGACCAAACCGTGAGGCAAAACAGGGAAAGCCGTAAGATCAGGTTCGGGTGATGCGGGGGTGTTTCCTGTGGTGACGTGAGCCATATTTTATGGGTTCCTTGCTGTTGATACCAATAATGCTTTTATTTTATTCCACCACTACCCCCGTTTGCTTTGCTCTAGTACAGACACTATTATTCCTGGTGAGAGACGCCAGCGATACGCAGGCGCCTGTCACAGAAGAAAGGAAGGACATGAATGGATGTTTTAACAACCGCTGCTGCCGAAAAGCAGTGTCTGGACGCAACCTGTGGTAGCCGCATGATGTGGTTCGACAAGCAGGACACCCGTGCCTTGTTTATCGACAACCGACAGCTCAAAACACAGCTGTGCGACGGCAGGAAACTCAGCATTGACCCCGACATGATGGCGGATTTCCGTAGCCTGCCGTTTGATGACGGAACATTTGATCATGTGGTTTTCGACCCGCCACATTTGGTCAAAGCTGGCGAGAAATCATGGCTTGCCCAAAAATACGGGAAGCTGGGCGAAAACTGGCGAGAAGACCTGCGGTCAGGCTTCACTGAATGTTTCCGCGTGCTCCGCGAGGGCGGAACACTGGTATTCAAGTGGAATGAGACCCAAATAACAGTCTCGCAGATCATGAAACTGTCACCCGTCCCCGCCCTCTACGGTCATCGCTCAGGTAAACAAGCGAAAACGCACTGGATTGTTTTCGTCAAACCACGAACAACAGTACAAAAAGAAAACAAAGGAGAATAATAATGATTTTCAAAAAGACAGAAAGCAAAAAAGAAGAAACAATCAACATTAATTCTCTTCCATTCAGGACAATCCTGGATGAGAAACAGAAGAAGCTCAGCAAAACTGCTTATATCGTAAAGGAAACAATTCCTGTTGTTGAACTGAAATTTGTTTTCCACATGGACGACCCTGGACACCCCAGTTTCTATGTCACCAAATTGCACGGCGAACAAGGCAAGGAACTCTTGGCGCAATCCATTCATAACATCAGCACATGGAAGGACGCGTTCGGCGTGCCTGTTGAACAGGTAAAAGAGTTCGCCGCCAGGGAAGAACTGAAAGCAGTGACAAGCAACATCATCAACAATGGGCATGGCGATGTGGGGCGCAGTATGCGTTTCCTTATGAACTCAGCTGGGATCTGCCGCTTCCTCGGCGTTGAGAAGCTGCGGGAAGTGTCGAATTTCCTCATTTTCACGCAAGAATCAAGCGGGAAATACATCATGGTTCGCCCTGGTGGAAACCCCAAAGACAAGTATGAGTGGGAGGCTGTGCGCTACAGCATCGAAGACAACGATGAGGTAGGCACGCCTGAAAAGCTATGTGCGGGCAGCGATGAGAGTTTCATCAAGACCCTTGTTCAGAAGCTCTATGACGAGAAAACCGCACACGATGAAGCCCAGTGAACCACCACGCCCTAGTAGCGGCACCACTCCCGCGCCCGTCACTCCTTCAACTGCTGGTGGTGTGGGCGAGGAATGCGTGACCATTGGCAGCATGTTCACCGGCTACGGCGGGCTGGACATGGCGGTACAAGCCGTGTTCCCCAACGCGCACCCCGCATGGTTCGTTGAATCCGACCAAGCCCCCGCATCAATCCTCAAACACCACTGGCCGGAAGTCCCCAACTATGGGGATGTGACGGAGATCGACTGGAAAGAAATGGGAAGAATGCTGGATGAAACAAAGGATGGAGGTTCAGGTAGCCCGCAAATTGACATTTTGACTGCGGGCTACCCATGAGCCTTGCCAGCCATTCTCGCAGGCAGGAAAACGAAAAGGATTACAAGATGAACGATACCTCTGGCCCGAGGTTAGGAGAGCCATTCGCTATCTACGACCACGATACGTGTTCCTGGAGAACGTGCAGCGACATCTCGTTATGGGGTTCGATACCGTTCTTGGGGAAATTTCCCAGGAGGGGTATCATGCTTGCTGGACACTCCTACGAGCTTCCGACATCGGAGCGCCTCACCGTCGTGAACGTCTCTTCATCCTGGCGTGGACTCCCAACACCCCGAGCCTCGGACCACAACGCCACCATGAACGCCCCTGGGGCGATTCGGCATGTGGAAAAGAACAACGGCAACCTAGTGGAAGTGGTGGGGGTGAAGCTTCTTCCAACCCCAACAGCATCGGATTGGCGCCGCACCGACAACAAGGGCGATGCGAACCGCAAGTCACCAGCAATAACAACGATCTCAACGTATTTTCCCCACATTATTGGGGAGAATACGAAACCGCCATCAGACAATGGGAACAAATAACAGGACACCCAGCACCATGCCCTGTTGAACCGAACCGTAATGGAAGACCACGGCTGAATGCGCAATTCAGTGAATGGATGATGGGGCTACCGTTAGGGCATGTGACAGGTGTAGACATATCAAGGAAGAGTCAACTACAGGCAATAGGCAACGGTGTTATACCCTTGCAAGCAGCGCACGCGCTTAAACAACTACTTGACATGAAACAACAAGCAGAAAAGGACAACCCATGAAAACAACACGCAACCATAACCGCGAACAGTCAACGGGCGTATTCCGTGGCTGTGCGACAGAAAAGCACGTAGCGTCGCACGGCGAGTGGGATCGCCCCGCGCAGCTTCATCTTGCGGAGACCATCATCAAAGCACTGCCCCTGGATAACTGGAACGGTAGGCGAAATCACCTGGTGTTTGGCGACACCGTGGGTGTGTCGTTTTTCTGCCCTGTAACTGGTGCGGAGACAACGTTTGGCTGTGAGGTGACACGGGGTGTGTTTAACGGCACTGTCCTCCCGGTTTTCATGCAGGAAACACCAGATGAAATCATCTACCATGCGCCACATGAGCTGCTTATTAACGGGGCGAGCCTATACCTGGTGGAGGAGGCGAATTTAGAAGATCAAGAGGATGTTCGCGCTGCAGAAGCCGCGCGGGAGGAAGTAGAGGAAATCTCGCACGATGACCTCAAAAAAGAACTAGGGTTAGACTAAGCGCGCGCATGACCAATCCCCCGCGTTGGGTGGGCGTTGTTGTACCTGCTCACTCACGCGGGGTTAAAACCCAGTGATATAGCGGATTGCGGGCTGGCCTTGGATTATTTACCATGAGTATGGTACTCTTGGTTTTTGAAAGCCCCAGAACGATCCCTGCACTGCGAAAGTGGGAGTAAATCGCTGGGGTTATTGACTTTACTGGGGGATTAATTGGCATCCCCAGAAATGAAAATAGTGACTGCTCTGTGGTTGCCGTGGCGGCACAGGAAGGAGGAAACAGAAGGATGTACCAGGTGAAGGTATTGCACTTTGTGTCGGTGGTGTGCTATCATTTTCTTCACGCTGCTACGGCAGCCGTGGTGACCTTAGCTTAATGGCAGAGCACCAGGTTGTGATCCTGGGTGGTGTGGGTTCAAATCCCACCGGTCACACGACACATGCAAACACACCATAAAGGCTGCTTGTAGTGTTATAAATGGGTGTAGCTCAACTGGAAGAGCAGTGGTCTCCAAAACCGCAGGTTGCGGGTTCAAGCCCCGCCACCCGTGCCAAACCAAACAGGCAGATACCCCACATAAGGGGCCTGCCTGTTTTTCATGAAGAAAACAAACAGGCAGAAAACCCAGAAGTGTCGTGACAACGCAGACAAAAAAAGGGGGGGCGGGAGCATGGCAGGGCTGGGCAAACCTAATGCAGGCATTCCGCATTCTTAGTGCGCGGCTGTTCCCGTGAATCATATCCGCCCATGAATCAAATCATCATCACGCCATTGCCTAAAAACCACCGCGCAGATGGGGGGTGAATTATACCCCCAATACCGATCACGTAGCAAAACTGATGTAGTATTGGTTTGGTAATAAAACACCCAAACAACAATACGCATGAAGAAGGGAAGAAAAATGCATGTAGTAGACGGCGAGATGCGCTACCAAGGACTAGATGACCTTTTTGAACGTATCGCAAAGTACGACCATATATACAATGCGAAACGCGCTCTGGTTGAAGTTACGGGAGAAGAATGTGTTCGTGTGAAATGTTTGTCACAAATGAACAGCGACGGTGAGCCACTATCGGTTGCTGAGTTCACCACTGGTGACAATGATGATAGTTTTGCCGTGATGCACCACAACAACTACACAGACACAACCGCCATGTACACCATCACTACAGGTGTCTACGAGGTGGATTGCTTCTTGCAGTTCTGCGCCACCGGTAACGACTACTACCGTGATTTGAGCTGCGCCGCCCGCAGTGACAAACAGCCACCTCCAATGCCCCTCCCAGAAATACACAACCCCGCACTGGCGTGGTATAATTGACACCATAGCTGACCCGCCCTCCACTGGAGAGCGGGGTTTTCCTTATGTGAACACCATCAGTGCTGCTGTAGGCAGGATTTCTCCCATGTCGTTTCTCACGGCTGTGTATCTATTCCACATAGGTAGATGTTTCATCGCCCCACCCTTTTGGGGTGTCGGGTTGTCAGCTTTGGTGCCGCTTTGGCGGGGTTGCTAGTACGATGAAAAACAGAACGTATTTTCGTAAATTGTCACCCATCAGGAGAGTGATTTTTATTATGGCAACGACTGCTCAGGGCGGGCCGAAATCCACTGGCGTAAGGATGATTTTCGGCATGGAAAACGCCAACTACAAAGGAAGGGAAACAGCATCTGCGGGGGCTATCGGCAACGCAGCAAGCGCAGGCAGTATCTATAGCAGCCTCACAGCTACAACTCCGCCACAGTCCACAGGCAATGAACCGTTATTCGTGCTGGAAGACCTTGACTGGGAGGACGTGCCGAAAAGCTGGCCCCGAAGCGAACTAGGTGGAACGAAAATCGCTGTCCTACAAACAGAGGAAGACACCCCAGAGGAAGAAAACACCATCATCATGGGATACGACCCAGACGGTGATGGCGGGGCCTCACCATCACTTGCAATACGGGCAAGCGCGGTCGGAATGAAAACCAGTGGCGGAGAATGGGCAGACACCAACAACACCAAGGACTGGACCGTCTTTGACAAAGCCTTTGGTGGGCGCGACAAATGGCAGGACTTCCTGAAAGCAGAGGAAAAGAACTGGTACACCGAGCACGGCGATTACGGCGACCACACCCACGCAGTGGACTCCATCAATGAGGAATACGACAATCTCCGCGCACGAATCAAAAATAAGGGAGTTATTGACTACGAATACGTGAGTGTGTCCCGCGATGATGACGATAGTGTTTTTGCCTTTGGAATTGATGAAGATGGTGGTTGGACAGCGACCATATACCCTAACGGTGACATGGATCCCGAAAACGCTATAGAAGGCTACGGATCCGACGATCGGAAAGACATCAAGTTATGGCTAGATGATTTCGCAGATAATAAGCTATAGCTTCATCGTCAGCCCTCCATCACTTAATCAGAACAAGAGCCACCAAGGGTAGTGCCTTTGGTGGTTTGACTGGTCGGTAGGCTGAAACCAAACAAATGGATGACTTACCTCAACAATAAGGAGATGTGATAATGAACACACTATCATTAACCCCCTGTACAACAGCTGAACTCCGTGACGAACGTAACACAGTAGAACAAGAAATGCGCCCCCATACCATAGACGTATTAAGGCGACTTAAGTGAAGCAGGTGCCACCAATTTCAAGGAAGAAGAATTGCTTGACCGCTACGAAACACTGACATGGCTTATCGACGAGTAGAAGCCAAACCCTAGAAGACGGCAAGAAGAAGACAGGAGCACCACAACGCCTACCCACCCATAGCGCTACTCGCCGCGACAATGAACCGATAAACTAGGGAAGCAACGATAAAACGCGCCGGGCCTTACCACACAATGATAAATGCCCGGCGCGCCGCTGCGACAGAAGAGACAGAATGTGACGGGTTAGAGGAACCTGCCGATGCTGTCAACGGGCATCATGTCGATAGGGGAGATTTTCACCTGTTCACCAGTTTGTGGGGCGTGGATGACTTGTGTTGGGGAGATGGCAAGGGCCACGTGTTCCGGCCCGTTTTCTGATCGGTTGTAGAACACTAGGTCACCAGCTTTCACGTCGGAACGTGCCACAGGTTTAGCTGCAGCGTTTTGTGGGTATGTGACGCGGGGGATGCTGATGCCGTGCTGCGCGTAGGCCCACTGGATAAGCCCTGAACAGTCAAACCCAGTGCTAGGGCTGGAACCGCCCCACACGTAGTCAGTCCCCAGATACTTCATTGCCTCTTTGACAATTTTTGTTGCTAGCTCATTTTCACTCTCAATAAGACTAGCGGCATCAGATGAACCGGCGGCAGGGGTGACTTGTGACGACAGAGCAACATTGTGTACTGTGTCGCCCTGGTTGCTGACAACGTTGTTGACTGCTACCTGAACGTCATTAAGGCTTTTCATGAAGTCATCACCAATAGGCTGGTAGCGCTTTTGCTCTTCAATGGCGTTGTTGACGGCGGCTTGCACTTGTGGGATAGCCTGAACAAGCTCCGGTGGGGCGGGAATCGTTACGTCACCGTTTTGGGTGGGGACCGTGATTGTTGGTGCCGTGGGTGCCGGTGCGGGGGCGGGCTGAGCGGAAGCCACAGCCGGGATGGAAATAAGGGAAGCCCCCAAAAGGATAGATGCTGTTGCTTTTTGTTTCAGTGTGTGCAAACTTACTTTTCCTTGCTTTGATGATTGATTAAGTATCACGTTCACTGATGAACGTATCACACACACCGTATCAGTTGTTACGAAATTGTTACCAAGAGATGTGTAAAGGCTCCACCAGCATTCCGTAAGTCACCGCAAAAAACACAAAACGCGCATGCCGAATAATCTGCCCATGATCCGGCGCATCACGATTCAATGACAATTGAACATATGCATCATCACGCCACTTATCAAAAACAATAGGCGACTTCTCGGACGGTGCCCACACCTCAATCGTGGGCGACACGGCATTGTCAACCTTCACCCAATCACGCTCCAACAGCTGGTTACGTAACCAATCAACATCCAAAGTCACTTCATCCATGTAATCCATACACCCCACAATAACCACCCCGCCCCCATGCAACAACCATCAACACAAACACCACCCATCATGCTAGACACGCCATCACAGACAACCAATAAAGCAGAAAAGACATACCCGCGCCGGGCATGTTTCGGGACACCTTTCATTCATCATTGTTATTTTCATCACTTTTTATGCTGGGTTTAAGGAATCAGTTGGAAAAGCGTGTAAAATCAAAATTGCTGAAAACATGAGTTGGTCAACAGCCTCTTGCTCCTTATCACTGCTACTTATAAGGAACAGGGGGCTGTTTTTATTTTGTTCAATGTTGCGTGTTATCTCGAAAACCGGTGCGGATGTCCCTGTGTGCTGGTTGGTTAGTGTCTGCTCGGCACAGTATGATGCTCATTGTGGAATCACCAACAACCCCCACTCTGCACAGCGACAGCACCACGGCGTCCGAGGCCCCGACAGTGCCGATATGTCGTCACGCAACTAGTGCCGCCATTCGCACTACAGCAGCCTACAAGAACCTCATGGCGCTGTTGCGCCGCGCTGGCATCAACGACCGCGATACGCGCCTAGAATGGGCTTCACGCACCCTGAGGATGGACGTGCCGTCGTTTACCGTGCTTGACGATGACTGTATACGTATCCTTGCTGACGCGGCACATGACTGGCTTATCATGCAGGAATGCCGAAACGCTACTGGGGCGCTGGTTGAGGAAAGCCTGTATATCACTAGATTCCTCGCTGGTGAATGTAGGGAACTGGGGGACCAGTACTACACCACAACAACCCAACAACAACGCCAAAAAATAAGGAGAACATACGACATGGCGGCAAAAAAGAACGACATCCAAGACATGACAGCCGAGCGTGATAAAGCACTGGAAGGTGCCCTCGCCCACATTGAGAAGAATTTCGGCAAAGGCGCAATCATGAGACTGGGCGAAGAGACACGGCAGCCGATTCAAACCATCTCCTCAGGCAACACCGCCATTGATATTGCATTGGGCGTTGGCGGATTCCCCCGAGGGCGCATCATTGAGGTGTATGGGCCTGAATCCTCTGGTAAAACCACCGTGGCACTTCACGCCATCGCGCAAGCCCAGAAAAACGGCGGCATCGCCGCGTTCATTGATGCTGAGCATGCGTTAGACCCTGACTATACCCACAAACTCGGGGTGGACACTGACGCGCTGTTGGTGTCGCAGCCAGACACCGGCGAACAAGCACTAGAAATCGCAGATATGCTGATCCGTTCAGGGGCGATTTCCCTTATCGTGGTGGATTCTGTCGCGGCACTCACCCCGCAGGCAGAAATCGAGGGCGACATGGGTGATAGTCACGTTGGTTTGCAGGCGCGCCTCATGAGTCAGGCGCTACGCAAAATGACCGGTGCGCTCTACAACTCGGGAACGACTGCCATTTTCATTAACCAGCTGCGCGAAAAAATCGGCGTGATGTTCGGGTCACCAGAAACCACCACCGGTGGCAAGGCGCTCAAATTCTACGCCTCAGTGCGCTGTGATGTTCGACGCATCCAAACCCTCAAAGATGGGCAAGACTCTATCGGAAACCGCACAAAGCTGAAAGTGGTCAAAAACAAGGTTGCCCCACCGTTTAAAACCGCAGAGTTCGACATCATCTACGGCGAAGGTATTTCCCGCGAATCATCCATCATTGACCTCGGCGTGGAACACGGCATCGTGAAACAATCCGGATCCTGGTTCACCTACAACGGTGACCAGCTGGGGCAGGGGAAAGAAAAATCAAGGAACTTCCTCAAAGAAAACCCCGACCTTGCAGACGAGATTGAACAGCTCATCTTCCAAAAAGTAGCAGAACGATCACATTAAACCGTACCCAAACTCGCTGTGGTGCCCGTCAAGGGTTGTGTCTGACGTTGGGCATACAAGTCACACCCATCCTCTGCCGCAAGTAGGGGATGGGTGTGTTTTTGATTGGTGGGTGACGTGGCACCGTTTGACGATCTTTCCGGTAGCATTGCCCTAGACGAAACAAGTAAAGCCCCATCTCTTTTGCGCACAGTTTATACCTGTGGAGGCTTTATGGGGATTGGAAAACTAATCAAGGAGGCAGAGGTACATGGCGGCAAGTAAAGGTATGGCTGTTGGCGGGAAAAAGGCGCTGCACAAACCAAAAATCTTTGGATACGAGAACGTCAACTACCAGGGGCGAAAATCCGCAATAGAGAACCGTAAACTCATCGCAGATGCCTCCACAGCACAGAACATATACAAAGAATTATCACCCCCAGCACAGGGACTCATGTCATGGGTAGGAGACAAAGACTTACTACATGACGTGGATCACAACCTGGATGATGATTTCGACGGCATTAGCCTAGACGAGCTGGACGACGCGACAGAAGAACAACTCCGTGAATACGTTGAACACCTAGACCATGTTCTTGACGACTATGCCCCTGTGGATGAATCCGAAGCAACAGATGACGAACCAGCGGAGCAAGACGAGGAAGATCAACCCAAAAATAAGTACTTCCCACAGTTCAACAACACTATTGAGAACAGTAAACGGGATGAATACGACAAGGTGAAAAACCCCGACGGGGACGAGGAAGAAACTGATGATCCTGATGAGCTTCAAGCTGTGGAAGAACACATACAGATGGGGTCTGACTTCCGAAAAATCGCCAGCATGTACACCACCTACCGAATGATAGCCCGCATGAACGGTGCCCGCACCACCGCAGAAGAGCGCAAAGACTTCTTTGAGGAACTATCCAAGAGCATCATCGGCAAGATGGGCCTGAAATTCAGCCCCAATGACGGTGGCACTGACATATCAACCCGCAGAAGAGAACAAGACCACAAGAGCCGCCACCGCAGGTTCAAGAAACGCGATTTCGTCATGATGGCACTTACCAAACGCGCCGCAGACATGGACCGCGCCGACGCAGAGGAGCGGCAACGCCGAGAAGAATTGCGTGAACAAAACGCCGAAACCTACAACCCCGAATCCTACAAAGCGGCGGTCCAAGCGTTCGACGACATGAAGGGGCATATGCGACGTGGACTCATCAACCTGCACTCACGAAAACACAAAGCCCGCACCCGAGACATCATCGAAGCATACAAGGATGCCCAATACTGGTACGACACCAAAGGGAAGTACATTGATAAAACAAGACAATGGTAAAGAGGGTAACCAATAAGAAAAACCCTTTGGTTCATTACTGACAGTTGAAACCAAAGGGTCTAAAGAAGAGGCAAGAAGTGCCACGTTTCTGGGCTAAAAGTTAGCGATCACACGGTGTCCAGCCTCCCCAATCGTTGAATGGATGGTTTGCTGGACGGGGTTGTACGGTTCCATCCCATCTTTCAAGAAGCGCAGGGCCTGCTCAGGCGTTTCCGCTTCCACCTCGTAAACGTTACGCAACGTAACGTTCTCAAACGCCTCGATCTGAAAAGTCTGTGTCTTCATGGGTGTATCTTCCTTCCTGTCTGGGGTTGCACGAGTATTGTCCCACGCAAGTTGACATAAATCATATCTCCATGATTGCTTTCTGCGCTAATTGAGGAACCTAAAACGGGGGTAGACACAGGGGAAGATGGGAGTAAAGACCCTCAAAATCAAGGTGGGGTAGACACCAGCAAGTGCTAGCTCAAACTAGGAGAGAACGGATCAAAATCAGCGTCCAAAGGTTCCGAGGATTCAGGGGATGGTTTCTCTTTATCCTCAACTGTCCCTTCAACTTCAAAGTAATCTTCCACGGCATCCCAGCTCAAATCCTCTGTTTCCACTGGGTCAAATTCTCCTGAGCTAGCCTTTTCGATAGCCTGTTCCTCTGACTCTGCCTTGATGTGATAAGTCAAGGATTGGGTGGTTTTCCGCTCTGATGTGACAATATAGGTCTTCATAAGAGGTTTCCCCTTTCTGTGATTTTTAATGAAAGTGTTTTTCATGCAACTGAAATGCCCACATCAGAAGGGCATGTTGCGATGGATTGGCATCTACCATTCTAACTTTTGTGCCTCCATCGGCGCAAAAGGATGCTTACTCTATGCACTAATGGTGTTTCTCACTTTGTCTAACATTGTTTAGGAGCGTTCTGCTCACTGGAGATTTCCTCTGTTTAGGTGTGTTTGGTTTTCGCTGCGCGTCGTATGTGACGTGCTTTTACGTGAAGTGCTAGGCTGTTTGAGACAAAAGAAACATTAGAAAACAAAGCCTCACGCCACCGAGAGCACAGGAAAGGAAGCAGGTACAACAACATGGCAGCCCACAGGGCTAGACGAAATACAGTCACAAACACTGACCTGGAAACAACCTCAGGGGTCCGCAGGAACCGCGTGTATCGCCGCGTATCCAAGCAACAGGCCCCCACCGGCGGCGGATCACCCTACATGGTTGCAATGACAGCATGGGCGGGCATTATCGGGGTGTCGCTCAGCCTTATCGGCGCGGCCTACATTTACTACGGTGCTGATGGTCGGGAAAAACGCGGCAGGGACGAGGGTTACCGGGCGGCAACACTGGTGGAAAACGCCACCCAGCCCACGGTGAGCGAAACCCTGCGACTGGGGGAGGAACAGGTGCGGGGCATGCTTGCCGCCGCGCCCGCCAATAAGCTTAATCCTGATGAGATAACCAAAATGGAAATAAAAGGGTGGCAAACCTCCCACGGCGCTGTCACCGCAGCGGACGCGATCATGTCGTTTTGCTACCAGCCATCGGTTGACGGTGGGCAGGTCTACAATTCGTTTCTTTCCACCGCGAACAACACCGTCGCTGAACCCGCGTGGACAGTCAACGCGGTAACCCCAATGGGGGTGCCGTGCAATGAGTGATCAGTTGGCAAACCCTTTCGGCATTCCGGGCAGAAGTAACAACAGTGGCATTCTTGATGATGGGCGTGATGTCACAGAAATCAAGGAAATGTCGGGCGCGTCGTCAGTGAAGTCAGCGTTCATGCGGGTGGGTGTAGCAATGCTCATTGTCACTCTTGTGGGGGTTGCGTGCTACATGGTGATAGGTGATACGTCGTCAAAAGCCAATCGCACGCAGGCGATGCAGAAAATGGAATCAATCAACAACGACCTGCAGAGCATCTACCTCCTGTATGACGATACTCGCATTGAGGAATACGATGCTTGGACTAATGGTACCGGTGTTCCACAAGACGTTGATCGGAACTTCCGTGCCGCATACCCAGCGATGAAGGAGAACAGGGACACCTACGGCACATCCATTAGTACCGCCATGCCAGAAAAAGAAATGGCGACACGAGTATTCGTGCCTGTTGCCATGTGTGAGGCCCTAGTCACCGCGAAAACAGTAAAACAGTGGACTGACACACCTACACCAGCATGGACGAAACTTGATTCATCATGCCGCAAACTCGTGGAAGACATGGCAGCTTACAACGCCAACGCCACCGCATGGAACAGTAGTCTGAACACCATCATCCCCACCAGAGGCAATAAGCAGGCCCTGCCGGTGTTTACACATGGAAACACCCAATAGGAGACCATGCGCCTATGAAACAGCACTCCAACCAACCCCAACACCGGCAACGCGCCATCGCAAGTATCACAACCATGCTGCTTGCCAGCACAGTGTTTATCACCATGATTTTCATGGGCCTGGCGCTGATTTTTGAGCACAGCAGCATCGCACAAAACCCACCTACCCGAACCCCCACAGCGGACAACAACACGGCAGGCCCCGCACCCGCCCACCGCATCAACAGTGAGGGAATCCCAGCGGGAACGCCCATCGCCATAGTCAGCAGCACCAACCCAACAGGGCAATACTCACTGTGCACAACAGGATTCACCATCACTGACAAGAAAGGCGGCAAGTGGGCGATCACCGCTGGGCACTGCGGGAAACTCGGTGACCACGTGTACATCTTCAACGGTGCCGACAACCCCCTACCCCCAACACCTATTGGGCAGATCACCGTCACCGGCGTAGGAGACACATCCACCGAACACAACCCAAGCTCCGACTGGTCCGCCATAAAACTCAACGACATCACCCAACCAGAAGGCATCATGGGCCTGTCAAGCGACATCCCCACCATGATTAGCTACACCTCCCACAGTCAACCAGGCACACAGGTATGCAAATGGGGGATCACCACCGGAAAAACCTGCGGAAACATTGAACAAAACAATGTCCTGGTGCGCGCAGAAGGCGACAACGGCATGGCCTTCTACACCAGAACAACAGAAGCCGCCATGTGCTCAGAAAAAGGAGACAGCGGCGCGCCCGTCTACACCAGCAGCCTCATCATCGGCATCCTATCCTCAACCACCACGCCACAAGGGCAGCGATGCGGACCAAACAGCAAAACCGAATACACACCCACCAGCACCATCATCCGCAGCCTCAACAACGCCACAGGGCTTTTCACAACAGAACAGACACAAACCAGCTAGACAAACAAACCACCAAGAAAATACAATCGCAACAAGTAATCAAACCAACAAGGAGGAAACCATGAACACAGTAAACATCGGCGGACCAGGAATGTTTCACTGCGCACGCTTCAGCAGCAGCTCATCCGAAGGCATCGCCACAGTGGAAGTAAAAACAGAAAAGGAAGAAGAAGCCGTCCAACTCATCGAGAAATACCCCAACTTCATCAGACTGGCATTCGCCAGTCTTAGAAAAATGACAATCACACCCCAGGATCTGGAAAACGTATACAACCAAAACAGCGACAAACTGCAAGATGAACTCCTAGCGCTCATCAAACAATGCCAATAAACCCCTTCCCGCAACAAGCGCGCCTGGCGAAAAGATCCCGCCCGGCGCGCCTTTCTCTTCCCTGCGCCACCCTCGCCAGCAAAAAGCATCTGGGTCAAGGTGTATGGTAAGGGTGCATATAGCCATATGCCCTTAACACGAACAACAAAAAATTTAAGGAGAACGTGAACACATCATGGGAGGAAAACACCATAAGAAAAACCACCCCAACAAACGCACTGAAACATGGAAGAAAGCCTCCTATGTGGCGCTAACCGCAACACTCGCCACCACCCTTGGCACCCTCATCGTCAAGGACCGCGCAAACCATGAAAACAGTGCTGAGGTCAGTGCGATAGCGCCACGCAACACCAACAACCTGTTTGCCGCCAGCACACCCGAACAAGCAGAGTTCATGGTGCTCACTGGTGTAGATGACCGCAGAAACATGGGCGGAAAATACGGAGACCCCAAAGAAATAGCAGGGACAAGAACCGACGCGATCATGCTAGTAGCAATCCCGAAAGATAACCGGCATGTCATCGCCATGTCGATCCCCCGAGACACAGTAGTAGACCGACCAGCCTGCAACGAATACGACCCTGGCACAGAAAAATACAACACCACCACAGTTCCCGCTGAAAAAGGAGTGAAGATCAACTCCGTCATCGGCGTTGGCGGACCGGCATGCCTGACAAAAACCATCAAGGAATACACCGGCGTAGAAGCCACCCGCTACGCGCAAGTCAACTTCCAAGCATTCAAAGACACCGTAGACGCACTCAAAGGCATCAACATGTGCTTTAACGAACCAGTAGTTGATGAAGTACTAGGCACCATCATCCCGAAAACAGGATGCCACACCATCGACGGGGAAACCGCATTGTCCTTAGCACGCGCCCGGAGCGTGGAGGGCACGCCGAAAAGTGATTTTCAACGTAACCACCAACAACAACAAGTCGCAGCCGCCATCTACAGCAAAATCCGCGAAAACCACAACCTCGCCGCCACACTATCCTCCCTCAACAGCATCCGCAAAAACGTCACTGGTGAAGGTGTTGGACCTACCGACATTCTCCAACTCGCAGGGAAAGCCACATCAATAGATCCCAAAAACATTCGACTCATCACCGCCCCCATTGACAATGAACCAAACCCACAAAACCCTGACGTAACACTCAAATGGGACACCATCAAAAAAACAATCAATGACGCACTATCACCCACCGCCAACACCCACCAAATCACCAATACCCAAAACACCACACAACCCATCCCCCCACGCAACACAACAAGAATCCTCATCAAAACCCAACCAGGAAACCCCCAAGCAGAAACCCTCAAAAACGACCTCCAACAACTAGGCTGGAACGTAGAACGCACAGACGACTACACCGGACAAGAAACCACCATCAACTTTGGGCCACGCAGCGCAGCAGCAGCCATCCAAACATCCAGCGACATGAACAACACCCCACTACAATCAGGAGACACCAACCCCAAACTCCACGACCTCACCGACGCAGGCCCCGTCATACTCATAGGAACCACCTACCAACACAAACCACTCAACCCCCGCACACTCGAAGGCATACAAGTCCCCACACCCAACAGCGGCACCACAGCACACGACTACATCCCCACCGACCTAACAGACACCCCCACAGGAGAAGTCAACCCCACATAACCAACAAACCCAGCAAAACCCAGCGCGCCGGGCGGTATATAAAGAATCCGCTTGCTTCTGTATCCCTGAAAACAGGGGTGCGGGGTAGGTGGATTTTTGTTTTCACACCCCATTGTTTTTCTTTACTGTTTGCGCAGGTTAAGCATAGTTTCGATTAACTGATAAGTGTGTTGTGTTAGCATTTTCCGCAGTTAGAAAAGTGTTCATCAAAAGGTTTGGTAAAGAGGGTTTTATATGAGAAAAGCGGGGACTGATCCATATGGGGAAATCGACCCACCAGAGGGCAGTGATTTTGACATTTTAGAAAATCGCGGAATATACACCGTTAGGGGGTATGGCGGCGCGGCCGCTAAAGCCCGTAAGGCTGCCGGGTGGGTGGTTATCGGGTCTTTCTTCTGCGCTGTTGCTTTTGTGGGGTGGGGCGCATGGGTTGTGAGCAGTAAAAACCAGGAAATGGCTACATACGCCCAGAAATCCTACAATCCTTCATTTAAAACACGATACGAGGATTTAGGCAAAGACGTTATTCATTCTTATTTCGCCCATAAGTCACCACCTATTAACCTTATGGGAAATGTGAAGTGGTCTGACACCCGTGATGTGTCCACCGTGGAGGAAAACGACTCGGCAGTTCTTAGTGGTGAGCCAGTAAGTGTCACCGACTTAACCTTCATCGGTGGAGAGCAGTACGACTTCACACCAAAAGCTGATTTGAAAGACAAGAACACTTTCAGGAATCCCACCACAGAAGTTCTCCGCTACCAAGGGCGCATTGGGCGCAACCTTTATAGTTTCACGGTAAATATCATCATTCCCGATAAGGACAGCTTCATCTCACGTCCTTTCCTTATCGACGTGCCGACGGTTGCCCCGCAGAACACTCTTGTTGCGTCTTCCGAGAACGACACCATAGCATCCCCAGCAACACTGCCTAACTCAAAACAGGTCAAACTCAGCCCAGAGGCTGTGCAACTCATCTCCCGGTGGGCCAGTGCTTACGCCCAAAACGACGCTGAATCCCTGAAACAAGTCACCGGCGACCAAGACCAAGCGTGGACATACAAGGGTCTTGGAGGTTTCCGATCCACCGGATCCCCGACAGTCGAGTGGGCCTACGAAATCAACGGAACAGACGACGGCGGCGGCATCAAGAAAGACGAGGAAGTCTACACATTCGTCAAGATCCAGGCGAAATTCGTCCCTGGGCTGTCCCGAAAAGGCGCAAACGGCACCGTCAACGACGCAATAGAGCAAACCTACTACCTGATGATGTTAAACCCCACCAAAGCCAACCCCATGATTGTGGACTGGGGCGGGAGCTGGCAAACCCTCGACAAGTACAAGTCATCCATCCAAGTTGGTGAAGGCAAGAAGGAAATCGGCACGAACAGCACACCTGAATCCACAACACCATCAACCGCGCCGAACACCCGCAGCAACGGCAGCAAGATTGACGACCTCCCAGAAAACACGCCAGATCCCAACAAGGAACAAGGCGTGCAAGAAGGAAAAATCAGCACCGCACCACAACCCGTAGACCAACAAAAAGGAGCACACTAGCCTATGTCAAGTTCATTGCCACTGATCGGATCGATCATCGACATGGGCAAAGCGAAACTGCGCGACACCCTCGGCGCGTCCGCAGGAGTAGCAGGCCCCGACTTTACAGCGAACGGCGGTTTCCGCGACCCTAAGCCCTACGATTTCTACAGCACAAACGGTATTTTCGAGGGCTACAACGGCAGCGTGTGGCTGTACTTCAAACTGCCTGAAAACGTGCAAACCGAATGGACCCGCACGCAAAGCGAGGCGCTGCAGTCGCAAGAGTTCATGCTGAATCTCATTGATGCCATTGGGCGCACTCTAGATGAGAGGGAATCCGTTAGGCGCGACCAACGGCGCCGCTTCCACATCTCCCTATCAATGGAAGCCACCAACAAAATCCAAGGTTTTGACGGGATGACACCCGCGCAAAGCGACTATTTCAAACGCATGCCAGGACTGTGGCGCCCACGCTGGTTCGGATACATTGGTTTTGAGCTGAAAACCGGTTCCATTTTCCACGAGGTGTACGGTGCCGCCAATAAAGTCAGCAAATACATTGAATACATGAAATCCGGCATCGAGGTACGCTCGGAAATCTTCAGTGCTGACCACGATACCGTCACAAACATCGCCAAAGAGCATGGTCTGCAGCCCCTGAACTTCATTGCCAATCCCCTGGATTTTGAGCTACTGACAGCCTGGTTTGGTGACGGCGACGACAAATACGGGTTGCCGCGAGAAGTGCAATCCTCACTCATGCGCACCCCCGAACACGGTTTGAGCATCTTCACTCCGAAACACGGCGAAATCATGTTCCACGCCATCAAGCCCGTGGACATTGGATCAATGTTCATGAAAAACCCGCTTAATGACGCGGAAACACGGTTCGGCAACGCCATTCTCGCCCCATCAGCTAACACTGTGCATGTGAACATTCGTGGCGAAATCCGCTCCTCAAAAGCAGCGAAAAACCTCCTGGAAAACAAACGCGACAACGCCGCGCAACGCTACCGCTCACTAGAGGAAAACCGCCAGAAAGGCAACGGCACCGACACCCGAGCAGTCAACGACACCGAGGCGCGCCTGTCCGACGCGGAATACGCCCTCCTCATGGCACTCAGCGGGCACGCCATGCTGGACAACGTTGAAATCATCGTGGCCAACCGTGTGACCGGCAAGCCGCAAAAACTCAAAGAATACCTCGCTCCATACGGTTTGACGGCGGCACCGCTGCTTGCCCGTCAACACCCAGCATTGTGCTCAACGGTGCCGTGCTACCCAGATACTGTTTTCCGCGTCCCCAGCAACAACATCAAACGCAACCCCAACACCCTCAACATGTTTGGTGGCGTGTTGGCACTTAGTGGGCTTTTCCGCTCATCCAAACCATGCGGACCAGGTGGATGGTTGATTGGGCTGTCCGATAGTGGGTACGAGTTCAAAGAAATATACACAGAACTGGACGGACCCTACAAGTACAACGGTGGACCTGTGGTCATGGTCACAGGAACAACTGGTTCGGGTAAAGCCATGCCACTCGACCAGGAGATCAGACTCTACGGCGGCGGCGTAACCACATTCGGAAACGTGCAGGTAGGCGACAAACTTGTAGGTATGGATGGCAAACCCACTGAGGTAACAAGCCTGTCCCCCATCAAGTACCACCAAAATGTCTACGACATGAAACTGTCTGACGGCAGGAGAAACCGCTCTGACGGACAACACCAATGGCTGGTCATTGACGAAAAAGCACATCAAGACTGGCTGAACAGCAACACCACCCCAACTGTTAGGGGCGTGGTGAAAATGGTGCGCACTGAACGCAAGAAACTCATGGAAGAAGCCTCCCGTGAAGACATGCTAACCCCGCGTCAAATGCGCGCGTGGCTGCGCTCAACCGTTCCAGACCTCTACCGTTTCGCTGTCACGTCCCCCTATTTTTGGGAGATGGTGGAGTTTTCCACCAACATGACCGAATATCAGGGCGCAAAAATGTTCATGAAACGGGTTGATGAGATCCTGCACTACGTCACAGAAGTTATTGCTGACGGCGGCTATGACACCCCACTCATGCTGCGCCGCACCACTAATGAGCTGCGCTACATGATGGACAAGGGCGGCATCTTCTACCTTCCGAACGCCTCCGCCACGCAGTGCCGCAAACGCACCAAACCCAATACCTCTGACACCACATGGGAAGAGTACGACGAGCACGGTGGCATGCCAGAGAGGCTGCTGTCTGTTCATGAGAACATCCGGGTCCGCACACTGCGAGCCATGATGGATTTCCCTTGTGTCAGCGTCGTGGGGAAAACGAGCAAAACCTACACCCTGAGTATCAAAGATCGCCGCGTTACTAGAGACATGGAGCTTCTAGCCCGCTCATGCGGCGTTCGTGTTGTCACTGAACCACAAGGCGGCGGGCATGCCCGCGTCACGATGTTCCCTCATAGGTGCGCCTTGACGGCTGGTGAAAAGTTCAAAGGTGTGCAGCACATGCCTAACCGTCGGATGAGCTGCACAAGAATTAGCAGTATTTCCCTAAACAGGAAAAAAGAACACGTCCGCTGCATTAGTGTTGACAATCCAAGCAAAACCTTCCTGCTTGGTGACTACACTGTGACCTCAAACACTCAGCAGATGCTGCAGCTCGCCGCGCAAACCCGCTACGGTGGTACGCCTGTGTTTTTCCTTAACCCTAAGCCTAATTCGAGTCTAAAGAAATTCTTTGACCAGCTAGGCGGGGTCACCATCAACATGTCGCGTGAGTACCTGGAGAAATACCCAGGACTCATGGATCCGATGTTTTTCATTCGTGACCGTGAAGTGGTGGCCAAGGTGCTTGCGGAAATGATCATTAACGCTATGCAACTCACACAAGGTGCTGATGCCACAGAGAGCGCTCTGCGTCGAAGCAGCCTGGAAGCTGAACTGATTGCCCGTGCGAAAATGCCGCACAACAAATGTTCTTGGGACTTGATTATGGGCAACCGTAGCAAAGGGACACCTCAGCTAAGTGACGATAAAATCCTGGACTTTGTGCACTCAAAGATGAAAAGGTCTGTTTTCTGGCGAGCCTCAATCTCACAGAGCGACAGGGCAAACGAACAAATGAGATCACTCATCAACAGCGGTGCCCCCGTTCTTATCGAATGGGAAAGCGACCTGGAGATGCCTACAACCAGCAACTCTGATGAGTGGTCAGACGACAACCGCGATGCCATCCAATCTGTCACCAACATGTTCCGATTTACCTCTTCAACAATCACCGAAAACAACAAGAATCTAGGCGGCGTTGTTTTTGTTGATGAGGCACACGTTCTGAAAAATTCAGAAATGGCTATGAGCATCGTTCGCTCCAAGGCTAAAACCTGGAGGCAAGCAAACATCAGGCTTGTGCTTGCCACACAGGAGCTTAAAGAATTTATTGGCACTGAGGAAAACCTCATCAGTTACGCAAGTGAATATATCATCATGCAAACAAACATGGAAGATGAGGTAGAAAAGGAACTTTTCTACAAAGTTACTGGTCTTCCAAGGAACAAAAAGTACGAGGAATATATTGCTAACGCTGGTGTGATAAAAACACCAGGTAGGAATAAACCAATTCCCAACGGAATTTACGTCAACCACATCTACAAATACATTTCAGGATTCATTGCGGGACCGTGGCCACTGAAAGAACTGTCGCTTGGCGCAACAGACAAAGAGGGAGAGGAAGCAATCAAACGCACAATCACCCAGGCCGCAGACAACGGAACACTGGTGGGTGTGGCGCACACCGCACTTGACATTGAAAGCGAAATGAGAGCAAGACAACAAGTCCAAGAAGACAAAGAACGAGAAGAGGGCATCTTCTAATGAGTGGAATCCAAGATCGCTACATCAAATACCACAGGGTAGTTATTGTCGGCGCAAATGCACCCGAATCAGAAAAGAAACGACGCGAACTCGCCAACGCACTCAGTGTGCACGTGGCCAACATTAGGTTTTTCGGCGGCGGAGAAGACGAAGAGCACATCAAAACTGAGTCTTTCGAGCAAAACAAACACAACAAAAACGGCTGGGATACCAGAAAATCGCTGCTCATAACAGTGCGCGGCGAACACGGGCAAACCTACTTGCGGCAAATCGCTGATGCCCTCACAAGTATTGGTGTGGAATACGAACAAACCGACAGGGAGCACGTGGATTTTGATGCGCTGAGCGGCGAGGAAATCAAGAAATGGGTGCAGCTCGGCATAGCCCCCAGGAAAAACGAAACTAATCCGACATCAGGGGAAGCAGGGATGGATCCCGAAAAACGCCGGCGCCTCATTGCAGGACTCGGCGGCGACCAGCCTGCACCTGAAATTGAGCTACAAACACGCTGGTCAGATGAAGAAATCGACAACATGTTTAGCATGATGAACTCCGACGAGGGTCCAAAAGTCAACCTCCCAAACATGGATTTCTCCACCCAGCAACAGCCCCCAGGGCAGTCACGCCCACGCCATGCCCAACCTGAAACCCCAGTCATGCCGCAGCGCACCCCCCCGGTGAGCGACTACCCACGGGAGGAACAGGCAACGGGGAACAACATGAATGAACTCAACAAGAAAATCATGGAAGGCAACCTCACCAAAGAAGAGGAAAAAGAGCTGGAACACACCCTCGCAGTTGACGCGGAACAGCGCGTACCCACGCCTTCCTACATGGAGCAACCGCAAGAAAAACCCCAAAGGCTTGATCGCTTTGGCGATGAGCTACCAGAAGAGTTCAATCCCGACAATCAACGTGACGAACCAATGCAGGGTGCTGTGTACGACGAGGAAATGACCCGTCAGCGCCAAGACCAAATCCAAGAGGCTAAATACGAGCGCAGCATTGCGCAAGCCCAGGAAGACAATTGGCGTGAGCAATCAGAGGATAACCGCCAGCGTTTCGCCCACCGCAGGGCAGATGTACATGAAGAAATCCCGCAGCTTTTCAACGACAGCGACAATGACCTGCCACCATTCATGCGCAACCTCACACGCAATGAACAGATCATCCAGCTTCAACGCGAGCAAGAGAAAAAGACATTCGGTGTCGTCAACCGTGGCTACCTCAATAGCGAGGAAGGGCGCATCATTATGGTCACCAGCCCTAAAGGCGGCACCGGCAAATCCACCATTGCCTACGGGCTTGCCATCACCCTATCTTCCGTTCGCAATAAAGCGGCAAAAGAAAACGGTGGAAGAAAACCACACGTGTGGCTTATTGAGGGAGACTACAGGTCACCAAAAAACAGCATCCTATTCAAAACCGGCGATAAACACATTGGGAAAATCGCAGAAATAGGCGCCACTGCCGCACGCGAGGGCAGGTCATTTACCTCACAAATGATCAAAGAAGCAATCGAGGACAACTATGTTCTCGACAAAGAGACCGGCATTCGCGTGCTGGCATGCCCATCTGCATATGGCTCTGAGGTTGGGGATCCAGCGCACATCGCTCAGGCTATCGTCACATCCGCGCAGTATGCGTCATCACTAGGTGATACCGTAATCATTGATTATGGTTCACTTACCAGCGGCGAATACTCATCACTTGACACCATCCTCACCTACAATGTGGCACACCATATTGTAGTGGTTAGCGAACCAGATGGGACAAGCATCAGGACTCTGCAAGGGCTTTTGTCCAGCATCAAAAATGGCGCACAAGGACGTGGCTCTTTCGACAGTGGGCAAATCCACGTTGTTTTCAATAAGCTACCCACTGATGAATATGTTAACGCGCTAAGAAAAATGATGCGACCATATCCCGTGACGTTCTTCTCCAGTTTCCCAAGCCTAGTACCGGGGAAAATGTCGCCAGAAGAAACCATCAGGACAATGACCGCAGAGGGGCACCCTAATATTCGTGGACTAGCGCAACGCTGCGGGATACTGCTCAAACAGTGTGGTTTCACTGAATACGAGAAGTATTTCTTAAGGAAAACGAATATCTCAACTAACCCCCCATCACAGCCTGCGCTTACGCGATTCTTCACAAGAAGATTCGCAAAAGACAACAAAAAGTGATGAAAATTTTTCACGGTGTTTCGCCGTGAAAAAAATACAATAAAACAGGACAAAATCAACACACGTAGGGTTAACGCGCCCTGGAGGTAAAAACACAATGCAAGATCTGATGATTTCAGCCCAACAACGCGGCGGCATCGTTCTGGATGCCACAAAATCACAATGGACACCGATCACCATCATCCTCGACGACGAAACCAAGAAAAACCTTAAAATTCTTGGTTGCTTCTTCCTGGTTGGTTGGGTTGTTTTCGGCGTGACGCAATTCGTTAAACCAGGCGACAAAGGTGGCGCCGGTGCTGGCGGGAACGGTACCTTCCTGCAAAAACTCGGTGGTGGCTGGGTTGTGCTTATCTCCGCCATCGCAATCGGCCTGATGTTTTATCCGGAAGGTGCTAACTGGATGCTCAACACCCTTGGGCGTTTCGGCTTCACTGCTCTGCAAATGTTCACCAACTCAACAGGTGTTTCAGGGGTCTAAGATGCCCCGCTGACGCAAATAAGGGCGCGAGTAACAAAACCCCTAATGCTGCTACAATTCCCGGTAGAAAACATCAGCAGCGTTAGGGGTTTCCACATATATGACAAAACTCGCAGAAAACACCACGTCACAACAGGGGTTTTAAATGGCGGAAGAGAATAAAAAACACACCGTAGAAGAAGCGAAAAACGCCGCCATCCGTTACGGATGGGCAATAAACAACAACTTTTTCGACATGGGCGACGGCACCATGAAGTTTTCCAGGTCTATGGTCCACCTACGCATATCATGGGTGGGGCTAATCTGGGGCGCAGGCATCGGACTCACCAATGCTCTTATCATGCTGTCATTCCGCGCCGCCATTGGGCTAAACCCAGACTCAATGATCTACTCGCTGTTTTTCGGCGCATTCCCCATCATTCTCTACTCCTCTGCTATCGGTTTTCTGGGGTATCAGCTGTCACGATGGTCACCAATGCGCAAAACCACGGGTGAATCACTTTTCACCTACGTTGGTATCCTATTTAGACAATACGTTTCCCGTGGCGGTTTCAGCAGAGGACGCGCCGCAAAAACCTTTGTCTACTCCCGCGCAAAAACCCTTGATGGTGACGGCATTAAACTACGCGCATCAAACTTCATTGGAACACAACCATTGTCCTACATCCCCCCATATGACCCTGACTGGGATGAAGAGGAACACGGTGAAGTATTCACAACACCATACGAACTTTACCCCCGTGGCGAGTTCTCAACAATCAACATTCCTTACGACGATGGGCTAAGAAAAGACTAACTATGAATTTCACACCGCCACAACCCTGGAAAAAACAGAACCGGCTCAAAAAAGCACTACCAGCAGTCATGCTGGGCGCAGCATCCACAGTGGCCTTCTCGCTGTTAAGCGTCATTTCCCCCACTGGGCAGGCTGTAGCACAGCAGGAAAACCCACAGTGCTACTCGGCAACCCTGTATGGTGACGCTGATGTTAATAATTTCCACATCAATAGTGACGGCACGCCCCTGGTGAAGGATTTCGGATCTAGGCTTAACACCGACTACGGGAATAGCGATGCCTATGGTGTGTTCAATCAGGATGGGCGCGCGGGCCTTGACAGTATTATTCGTGGCGGCGGGAAAAACAACCTGAAACCCGATCAAAAACGCACCGTCATTATTTCCGTGTCCAAAGAAATGATGAAGAAACCCGACGGGAAAATGGCTACAAACCCGTCGGAAATCGCCGCGAAAATCGAAGCGCTTTACAAAGCAGCTGCAGAAAACCCAGAAACAAAACGGGTTGTCATCGTTCCGCCATTCCCAACAGCAAACTTTCAACAACGCATTTGGCGACCAGTCATCACACCACAAGGCCCCAACTATGAGCTAGGCGACCGTGAGTCATGGGAAGAGTTTCTGCAACGCGACGAAACGCAAGCTGTGGTGCACGCTTTCGCACTCATGGCGGGTGTGGCACCTGAACCGGATCCGCCAGGGTCCAACGCCCCAGACGGCACACCAAAAGAGCGCGTACGTGGTGCCGTCGCGCCACAAGAGTTCTCCCAACACCCGTGGATCCGCAGCGGCGCAAACCCCCAGGGTCCGAAACTAGAGTTCTCCTACCCAGCCTCCGACACTCCGCAGGCACGCCGCGACGCGGTTCTAAACCCGTGGCGTGAAGCATGTGGGGACACGAAATTCGAGGACGCTCCGCAAGCACAAAAACCAGAAAATAAGGCAAGCTCACAAGCAGAACAGCTCGCCCGCGACACCGGCAACGCCGCTACAGCAGTTGGTAGCAACCGTCGTTCTGGTGGCGGTGGAAATGGCGGGGGAAGCGGATCCGAGGGGGATGGTGGGATTGGTGACACTAACATCAACTCCAACGCCGGTAAAGCCTTTAATCAGGACGCATCCAAAAACGCCGCCCAGGGCACATCGCCGCGTGCCTACGCGCTTAAGGCAAAGACCACATCCTCATCAATTCAGGCTGTGTCTCAATACACGCAAGCTGGTCGGTGGGCTTCTAGTGTGAAAATCCCCGTTGCTCCCACAAACTGGGCCAGCCCAAACCTCACTGCCACCATCGTTGGTGGTACCGCATCGCTAATGTTCCAGATCAGCGGAATGATCCTGTCGCTACTGATGTTCATTGTGGCTTTCGCCACTGGTGGCGACATGATTACATCGGTTGCGCAGCTAGTAGACGCAATGGTATCCATGTTGTCTTTCGCTGGTGGCGATAAGGAAATCTCTAGGGCATTCAATACCTTTGTGTCCGCAATTTTCATCATCACACTGGTTCTAGGCATCGTGAGGATCCTCAACCCATCCGCAGAAGGCACATTAGGCTCTAAGGTTCGTGGGCTTGCAACACAGTTTGCGAAAATCACGCTAACCATTGCCTTCTTCTCATTCATGGCAATCCAATCACGGAAGAACGCCATTTCATCCGACAATGCCGTGATGGTCATGACGCAGCAAATCAAGGGCGAAGAAGTTCAAGTAAAACAAGATGTGGACAACCCGTCATCGTGGAACATGTTCTCTGCGGGCTGGTTCGTGTCGATTATCTACTACTACTTGGACATGTTGGTGGATTCTGGCATGAACCTTGGAACAGCGATTGCTTTCTCCGTTCCGCGTAAAATCATGGAGAAAGAAGGCACGTCCGCCATCCCAACATCGTGCGATAGGTTCGTTGATGGCATGCACTATGTTCTGGTCAACACTGATGCTTTCTCAGGAAAAATTGAGGGAACCAACGTCGCCGGGCAGCTCATGATGCAGCTTGATCAACTTATCGGCACCGTGCATTTCAAGCCATTCCGCTATGCTGTTGGTGGATCCACCCGCTCAGGAGGAAACACCTGGTGCCTGGAAATGGAACGTCGCAGCGGCACCGCACCTGGCGACTGGACCATGATCGCCCGCGCCGCTGGACTCTACGCCCCACTTATCGGTGCCGGTAACCTAGTTGGCGACGACCCCAACAAGATCGCCACAGGTAAAGGCTCACCCATCGCCAATAACCTCGCTACAGACACCGCACGGTCAACAGGCCGAGGCATCCACGTCAACGGCGACGGCACATGGATTAAACCAGAAGATAAAGGCTTCCCGATCTCCAGGTTTATTGGTGAAACAGACTCGGATTCCGAAATCGAATCACGTTTCTACAACGCCGCTTGCGAATGGGGTCCAGCCTCCTACCGCCCAGTCATCAACCCTGAATGGGTTGGCGTGGACTCTATGGGCACAGCAGAGCACGACTCCAGCAATAAGAAATCATACGAATACTGGATTGACAAGGGTGTCATTGAGGGTGAAAGCAAAGGCGCTTTTGACTTCTTTAACCAGCTTGGATCACGCCTTAACGCCGCAGTTGAACGCTATGGCAACGGCAACAGTGGATTGCTGAACTTCCTCAAAGATGGCGTTGAAAGCCTCGTCGGAAACAAGAATAAATTCCTAGAGCAAAACAATAACGACATCAACGTGGCACGCCGGTCAACACCAAAGATCAATGCCTCGCACTGCATTGGTATCCCAGCGCAAAGTGACGGATGGTCCGAGGCAATGGCGGACAAAGAACTCAACCCAGTCATGCCTAACTACGAGGTGAATGAAGAAGGAAACGTTGACCACGGGTTCGGCGCTGACATCTACCCCGCCCTGGCGTGGCGTTACTCGGTCACAACGGAATCCTTCACTGAGATCCTGAAAGATACCGTCATCGACGCTTTCAGCAAAACCCCAGCTGGTGGCATCGCAGTTGCTATGGGCAAAACAGCTGGTCAAGGTGAAAACGACTCCCCAGATGAGAAGCGTAAAGAAGAAACCAACCCTGACATTAAGTTCTTCTTCTCCGAAAACAACGGCTACAACCCGGCCCGCATCTACTACCGGACGATCCAAGGTCAAGACCCGCAAACAGCGCTTCTGATCGCTATTCTGGTGCTGTTCGGCGCGATCCTGTTGTTCGTCATTGTGGGGGTGTTGGGTATCATCGCCGCCCTGGTGAAGTTCATCATTTCGATTCTTCTAGCTGTTATCATTCCAATCATGATGCTGCTTATCATGGCAAGGCTCGCAATCAAGGGGGTCTCGTGATGAGCGGCGGCAGGAATCGGATAGTTAAGGTAAACGATAAAAAATTGGCAGGTAGTGGACAGTGAATATTAGACAGTTAGTTAGAGTGCTGGCGGGATATATCATCACTATGTCCATTGCCACCACAATTATCTACGCGCTTGTGGTGACGGTTTATACGCTTCTCAGCGTGTTTGGTTGGGTAGTGCCCGCAGATGCCATTTATACATGGGGTAGCAGCTTTGGGCTTGCCTACATTGCTGTTCGCTTGCTGGCGTTGATGCTTATCCTGGCGGGGCTGGTGTTGGTGGCCAAGGCGGTTCCCGCTCTAGTGTCTAAGATGTTCGCCACATTGGTTGGTTCCCCACTGAAAAGCACCGGTCTTCAAAGTCTCGCTGGGCACCCATTGTCGGATCCTTTGTCACCGAAATTCTGGGGGCTTAAGGGAAAGAAGTTCGGATCTAAAGCTTTGGAGGCTGCCAGCCGTATTGGTCGCAAAAAGTCTGATGTTGATGAAGTCAGTGAAATGCTCAAAAAACGCGACGAAAAGAACACTGGTAAAAAGTCCACTGCTCAAAAAGAGAAGAAAAAACCAGTTGATCCTCGTGTTTTGGATAAACGCCGCAAAGAGGCAGCGAAGAAACGTAAGGGAACCTCAGTTTTCGACAAGGATCGCTACCAGTCCAAGGAAACAAGCACCCTGAAAGAAAAAGTCGCCTCAATGGCAGCGATGGCTGCTTTCTCTAAAGCATTCCCTAACGCTTCTAAGGCTCTGGCATCATCTATGGCGATGGCGGCGTTTTTGAACCGTCAAAAAGAAATCGGCAATATGGATGAAGAGCAGCTGGAAAACGAGATGCGCGCCTCCGACGACATGCGGCACCGCATGTTCAAGGGGAATGAGGCTGTCTACGATTCGCTGAAAAAACGCACCGACCAGGAAATGCGGGAAGAATGGGCGGCATCGCAAAACCAAGACAACCGTGACTACATTGGTGATATTGACGATGCTCAGCTTGCTGACAGTGCAGAGAAAATGGCGGAGCGTGACCGCAGGTTCGTTGAAACCTACCCTGGCATGCGTTCTGACGGCAAGACAGAGGCTACTGGTTCCGCCAGCATGTCCTACAATATGTCGGCAATCCCCACAGAGGACGGCAGTTTCTCCTCATCGTTTGAGCAGACAGATCAAAACATTGTCGCTGATGCCGTGGCACGTGGCGCTACGGGCGCGTTCCTTCCTGATGATCTTTTGGACGCGATGGAGGAAGCAGGCGGTGAGGTTGATGCCGCTAGTTTCGACAAAATGCTGGGTGAGCAGGTAGTTACCCTTGGTGATAAGAAAATCCGACTTGACGGGCGCAACGTCCTAGATGATGCCCGCGAGGGAATGCTCATGGCTTCCGCTATGGATCCTGGGTTGGGTGTGACCACACCAGAAGATGAAACCCTGCCTACTACCTCATGGACGGAATACGACAATAACGCCCAAAAGATGATGAACAGTGACGCTAGGGACTCCAACGCGGTCAACGACATCATGGAGCGTTTCGGCGGGCAAGACAATGTGTCCACAACCCTCAAAGCCCTGCAGGTGGAGGCAGACGACGGCAACGCTGCTGCACAGATCGCCCTAGACACCATTCTGGATGGTCAAAGTTTTGGTTCACTAAGGCTCACGCCAGGTGAAATCAGAGACGACATGATTCAGCATGGCGTTGTCGTTGATGACCAAAAAGCCGTGGCATCCGCACTGCACAACTCTATGGGCAACGACGAACGCATCTCCTATGACGCTTTGTCCATGTCATTGGCGAACGTGTCACCGTCAGACCGTGAAGCCGTCCTGGGTAGGGTCGGATACAACGATGCGGACAGCATCGTGGGTAAAACCACAATGCTGATGAATGAGATGGATGTGAGCGAGGATATTCGCCGCAACATTAACTCCGCTTTCCAAGGTGTCGTGTCGCAAGGCGTGGTGGACACGCCGCTGGTTGCGCAACGCTTCTACGACATGCAGCAAGAGGCGCAACAAAACGGGGATCACGCCACCGCAGAAATCGCGGGGCGCGCTCTAGATGCCACCACGCAACAGCGTGTCGAAAGCTTCATCCCACAACAGGCAACCCAAAACCTGGTTGACAATAACGACCTTGCCAGCGCTGTTCGTGAAGCCGTGTTGGCAAGCACCCCTGGTAGCCCCACCAACACCGGCGGGGAACTTGATGTGCAGAACCTGCGTGGTGCGATGGAGCACTACCACATCCACGGTTTCGACGATTCAGAGATCCGCGATGCCATCTCAACTGGGCAGGGGCAACTAGCGGACACCATTCGGCAAACCCTATCGGCGGCAACCCTGTCTGAGTCCATGATGATGGTTCAGCAAAACCCCGATACTGGATTCATTCACGCAATGAACCAGGGTGGAACGGTTGTCAACAACTACGACAACAGCACCACCAACTACTACAACGACTACGCCGCTGACGATACTTTCAATGCTGGGCAGTTCGTCACATCGTTTGGCAATTTCCTTGCCTCACAGTCACTGGCGAACATGAACGCAGAGTCACAGGCCAATGTGGTTGATTTGTCACAGCAGTCCATCAACAACATGGCTGACCTACAGTCAAGGATCGCGGCGCAGGCTGTGCAATCAACGGCGGAGCTTTTTGATGCCTCCCGACCAGAAACCTGGTCACCAGACATGCAGGAAGCGTTCAACCAAACAATGCAGGGAATTTCAAGTGACATGCGCATCACTGGCGACGACCTTCTCCGTGGTGGGCGCTCACCATCTGGTGGCGCGGACCTGAAAACAGAGCGCATTGAAAAGGCCATTGTGTACGCTGCTCAAAGAGTCAGTGACCGTGCCCGCAAGAACGGCGGCAAGTTCTAGCCTCCACTTCCCCACGCTCTCAACACCCCGTCGATTTCAAGCAAAAAGTGCTTAAACGGATGGGGTGTTTCTCATGGGTACACCTTGTGCGGAAAGTAAACTCGTGGCTTCATAACATGTCAACGTGTTACAGTAGTTTCTCAATGGGTAAAACAGCGCACATAAGCACGTGTACCTTACCCACTGTGCGGGACTGTTCTGCACGGCAAAAACTCATATACCCCACTATTCCCAAAGGGAGAACATTGTGAAAATCCACATTGACGCACGTCTAGTGTCAAAAACACTGCAGGTCATGCTTGCCGTCATGGATAAAGAAACAAAGCTACTACTTATCCCCAGCGTGGGCGAATGGGGAGGTGAACCAGGGCAGCGTGAACTCATCACCATTGTGGGGAAAAACGACACCGTGGGCGCGGCGGTCTCCGTGCCAGTCAACGGCGGCAACATCACAGACCCCGTGCAGGTACCACAATCCGCAGTGAAACTACTGGGCAGCATCGCAACACAAACCGTAAAACGACTGGACAAATTCTACAAAGAAACCGGCACCGACATGGACCAGAGGGAATACAACATGATCCTCACACTGGACATTGATGGGGACAAAGGTGTGTTGTCCATCATGCCTGACGGGCTAGACGGCGCCGGTGTGACCGTTCATGTTGATGTTGACTTATCTGACGCTATCCCTGCAGAAGGCATGGCACGCTTGTTCACCAAAGGTGGCGGCACACCAAAAGGAGACGACGGCAACGCACTCCCCACTGGTGGGCTGTCCGTATGGTCTTCCGAAACGCTGGGAATCTTGTCGAGGGTTGCGAAAATCTGCAAGATGGACATCAAGCTCTATGATCGCGGGCACAAAGGCACCACCTTCCAGGCATCCTGCGGGATGAACAGTGAGGAATCTGGTGATGTTCTGGTGTCGCTGTACGCCACCCCCAGCCCGTGGGGTGAAGGCGCAAACCTTGACAGCGCCGATGATGTTGTGGAAATCCCGAAGTTCTGATGAGCACTACAGTACAGAAATTCTCCCTCCCGAACAAGTACCGCCCGCGCCGGTTTCAGGACATGAAGCATCAAGCTTTCGCCGCTGGTGTTGGTAAGGCATTGGGGGAGGGGCGGCGTATGCAGGGCTACATTATCGAAGGCCCTATGGGGTGCGGCAAAACCACCCTGGCGCGCATTATTGCCGCGTCCCTTAATGCTGCAAGCGAACTTGACGACAACGGCGACCCCCGCGACCCACACGATCCGCAAGCCCTAGCTGTTCACATGGGCAACCACCCCGAGGTGAAGGAAATCAATGCCGCTGACAAACGCGGCATTGACCAGATCCGCGACATCATCACAGACGCACACACCGGCGTGCCACGCGGCGTTCGGGTATACATCATTGACGAAGCGCACCGGCTCACCCCAGATGCATTCATCGCCCTGCTGAAACCCATTGAGGAACCACCAGAGGACGTAGTATTCATTCTGTGCACCACCGATGTGCAGCACATCCCAGAAACCATTATCTCCCGACTACCACGCATCCCGATTAAACCATTCAGCGCCCCCCAACTGGCGGAATGCGTGACAGAAGTACTGGAACGCTGGAACGCCGACGATGACAGCATCACCATCACCAATCCCCGCGAGGTAGCAGAGTCAGTGGCGCGCTACGCGATGGGATCCTTGCGCACAGCGATGACTATGGCGGAAAACATCATTCTACACGGGGTGAACGAGTACCCCAGCAACAGTGACATTGACGCAATCGTGAGCAGTTCGGTACATGGGGACACGAAAACAGCTGTCGCTGCGCTTAGAAGTCTATGCGAGCAGGGTTTCGACGAGCGGACCATTGTGCATGGAGTGCAGTACTCGCTGACCGAAGCAGTTCTGGGTAACACCACAAGAATCACCGTCAGCGAAACCGACTGGGAACGTGTCACACTACTGCTGAAAATCCTTGACGAATCAGAAAAAGCCTCAAATCCGTTGGCGCATTTCGTCTCCGGGCTGGGATCGCTGAGCATTATGGTTGGGCTGAGCGGGGAAAGACAGCGCCGAATAGAAGCTATGCTGCATCAAATCATCGCTCAAAAAGGCTAGCTATGGTATTGTTGACGGCTCACACTTACATCGGATTGAAAGGAAAAGCTCATGAAGAGGAAGTTAGCCGCCACAATAGGGCTTGCCGTCATCTCGACCGCCCATGCGGTCTTCAAGCCGCTAGACAATTTTTCCAATCGCAGGAAGGTCTACAACCTAGACGGGTAAGCCTCCCCTGCATGTCTAGCGCCGCGACCCCAGCGCGTTTTTCGCCTTGTATTTACGGGATAGTGACCGCTGGAGCGCACTGGCAAATCGTTTAGCTGATATACTAGGCAGCTAGTAGACACCACCCTCCTCTAGCCTTCATGGTAACGGGGGTGGTTTTCTTATGCTCGAAAAAGAACTAAGGCTTGTTGTGTAGCCTGCGTTGATGTGAAAAACTCTGGATTGTTTCACTCAATCTACTTACGTGGCTTTGCGTTTATTGACGTGCGGTTTCTCTGCAAGAGTAAATGAATGGGGGTGGTTGATAGAATACACAAGGCATAAAACTATCAAGTAGTCAAGGGGATTATCAGTGAACGAAACTCCAGGTGTACCAACACCAACTAAACCACTCCCACCAGCAGGCGAAATTAAACTGAACTCATCAGCGGAAATTGATGCTTTCAGGAGAAACTTCCATACTGTCACAAATCTTGAACGAAGCCAGTACGCAATCAATAGTTTTAATTTCCCATTCATCCCCATCCCTTACCCCCGGACTGTTCGTGACATAACGCGCCTGGCGCCTGAAAACGTTAGTAAGGGTGCATTATCGCACCCGATTTACTGGATTGACCCGGAACTAACTGCGCGCCGTCCCGACGAATCGGAAGACGTGTGGTGTATCAGAATGTTTTACCTCATTGATGCTTTTGAGCTGTGGGATGATAAGGCCAGGTACCTTGAATATTTGCAGATCAAAAGGTTCAACTATGATGAGGCCGATATTAAGGCATACCATAACAAACATGGGCAACCGTCAGCGTTGGACAATTATCCGCTTCTTACTGAAATGGATTTCCGCAATGGGATGACACTAGACCAGGTTGAACTTAATTTCTCCAACGCTGTGTATAAATGCCTAGAGTTGACGGGCAAGGAAGTTAAACAGTCTCTCATGGCGCAAGCGGGAGCTGTGTCATCAGCGATAAAAGCATTAGGCGGGCTAGACAAAATCTACAACTATGGTTCCTCATTCTCTGATAGTGATGGTGTGTGGGCAAGGAACTACCGCGCCAAAATGAATGACATCAGTGTGTTCTACCAGTACAACGTTATAAAATATGAGGAAGACCGCAATCATTATGTTCCACTTGATCGTGTTTTTGATGAAACACGTAAGGTCGCTGAACACCTTATTGAATACATCACAGAAATGAACCGTGCCGCATCAATCCTTAACGTTGTGGTATCAGCAACCCTGCCTGATGATGTTGACGCAGCCCACAGGCTCTCAATTGAGGCCCGCATCATGTCGGAATACGCTCGGGCAGACAATGTACGCAGAGTAGAGCAAGAAAAAATGCTTGACATTGTTGAGGAACAAATTGTTTCTGGCGAATACAACAAAGAAGCTGTGAATAACGCTATTGACATTATGGCGGATCGCTATAGGGAAGCCTGGAATCGCCTGCGACTGGCCTACATTAACTACCGTGCCGTCAAAACTGGTAACCCCAGGTTTAACAACTACATTTCCATGATGGAGGGGCTAACCAAGCTGGAAGCGTCAAGAATGCAAGACCAGAAAAACAGCATCCAAAACATTTTTGATGTACCCGCATAATCCCCTTTCAAATCCGCCCATGCGGCGCGCTCGCAACAAGGGAAAGGGAAACCCATGAGTAACCACAGAAAGAACACGGCATGGAGACACTAACCACCATACTCACCACCAGCGCCACCATAACCGCTGTTGGGATTAACCTACTGCTGCTAATGATGTCGCTGCGCTACGCCCTGCGCTACGGATGGGGGTGGGTGCGCCGCAGCTTCACCGGCGAAATGGAATGGCATGAGATCGTCTATGAACGCCGCATCTCACGAGGCGAATCCAGCAACGCGAAACGACAAGTCGCCGCGATCACTACACTCATCAACGGACTGGGGGACAAGAAATGGGTGCGGCGCGGCACCGTGAGTTTCGTCATTAAAAAAGACTACGACGATCCGCAAGTGAGGGTGTTCTTAGGCATTGACCAGCGCCACAACATCAGCGGCGTAGTCTCCACCTGGGCGCGCAGCATGGACTGCTCCGCAGTCCCAGTTGACCCCATCGAAATCCATCCAGGGGCTTTGACACTGGCATTCAGGGAACGCAACAACGTTGGCACCATCACCAGCGAGGTTGACCGTAGCCACATCGGTAACGTCATGGATAACCTGCAGAACCTGATGTCAGAGAAAGAGGAAAGCGGAGAATCGTTTTCCGGTTCCGTCATCCTTACCGTGGAATACATGCGCGGCTCTGAACGCACCCTGACTGTCGCCAACCTCGGCGAGGAAGTCATCATGGGGCAGGGCGAATCAGCACTGTTCTCCAAATCAGGGGCAAAAGGACAAGAGCTTAGCTCAACAGTGGTTCGTGCAACCATCGGTGTGGTCAATGACTCAAATGACCGCAGCCTGTCAATGAGTGTGCTGAACACGGCGACCAGCCAGATGTCAGAAAGCGGAATGATTTTCAAAAGTGAACCACCAGAGGTTTACCACAGGAAATTCATTGCCTGGTGGGCGTGGCTCATGGCATTCCCCATCTTATTTGCTTCCCAACAGTGGGTGGGTATGGGTGTTACAGTGCTCACAGTCATAACCCTTGCTGCGGTGCTGGCATCTATTTTAGGCATGTCGATGATGTCCAGTGCGTGGCTTGCCGAGGACGTGCGACGCGGTGTCATCCTGGTGCCAGCGTTTTGGCGTGCGTCACCGCGTAGGATTCTGCATGGTGTGTGTCGCAAGCACTTCCGTAGTGACGCAGGAGGCGAGAAAATGGGCAACCGCGTGGCACCACCGTCCTGCCGCCAGGTGCTGCCGCTGTACCAGACTCCGCTGCTGCAGTTTATGAGCATGCCGGTATCATCGGCACGGTCCACGAACATTGCGGTATCTCGCATCCCCACCAACGGCATTCCCCGCGCCCTGGAGAAGAAACTGCTGGGATACGGCAACGACAAGATTTTCATTGGCATCACCCCTAAAAATCAGCCGCTTTTCGCCACGGTTGATGATCTTGAGTTCGGTACCGCTGTCGGCGGCGACGCTGGTAGCGGTAAGTCCAACGCGCTCTTGGTGCACTTTTTCGGAATGAGTATGCTCTCAGAAGCCGAGGATGGTAGGGCTAAGGATTTGTTCATCAACCCGATTTGGTTGGAAACCAAAGGCGAGGGCGCATACAGCGCTTTTGAAATGGTGGAGGAAATGAATCCGAAATTCATTAGCGTACATGACCCTAACCATGACGTGCGTTTGGCAATTGAGGGTCCACGCTACCCAGAAGCCTCACCTGATGAGATTTCCCGGAACGTCGGCAACCTGGTTGATGGTCTTATTTCGTCCTATGGCGATGCTATTGGTGCCCAGTCCCGTGACGTTGCGATCAGTGCCTTAAGTATCGCCATGCTGCTATCCAAGGAGGAAATTGAGGCTATCCCCGAGCTGGCGGCACTAGTGTGGTCAGAAAAACCCAACATCGCCATGCTGGTGTACCTGCTTGTTGGTGCTGATAGCAGCATCAACATTAACGCCAAGCTGGAGAGACTGTCGAACGAAATCATGACAGAGGCAAAAAATCCCGCGATCACACAACAAATGTCCGCGATGGAACAGGAGCGCAAAGCCCTACTGTCATTCAGCATTAACCGTCTGCTGTCCCTGGCAAAAGTCAGGGATGCCTTGGCGCCCATCCAGAACAAACTATCGGCGCTGAAAAACTCACGCGGAATGTTTGAAACCTCCCCTAATCGTCGTGACATCGGGTTTGATGAAATCATCAAGGGACGCGACAATGGGCGCGGCTGCCCCGTCATCATCAATGTAGGACCAGTGAGAAGAGATGATGGTGTTTTCGTTCGGTTCGTGGAACAAGACATGTGCCGCAGGTACACCACCATCATTCACCACATGCTGTGGCAACACATTAAGGCAAACTGCGCGGGCTGGCGGGCACGCGGCCGCTACGTGCCCTTGTACGCTGATGAGGTGAAGGATATTTGCGGCGAGTCTAAGACCTCCGATGGTGAAGGCATGAACATTCTGCAGGACGTTCGTGACCAAGGGCGCGGCGCGGGCTGTTCCCACAACGTTGGTTATCAAAACTTCCAGCAGATGAACGAGGATGCGGCGGAGAGTGTGAAGTCATTCGTGTCATCTATTCTCCTGAAGTTCACCAACCCGAACGATATTGGAACCGCCCTGGAGCAATTAGGCGGCGCGGATAAGACCATCTACGATGCTGAGGTGTTCAGGAGGTTTCCGCAGGGTGTTGGTGCGGCGGTGCTGCTCAGCGCCAAGGAAACAACAGACCCGTGTACCATCCAAATCCCCTATGCTTTGGACTGGAAGAAAATCGTCATGTCCTCACAGGATCTGGATGAAGCCGCAGAACGCATGATCAAAATCATGCACCCCAACAAACGCAAACAACCAGCAAAAACACACAACCGTCACCTAACAAGGCGGCGATAACCCACACTAACCAAACCCTACCCCTTGCTACAATCAACAATCGTGTTCACGATCAGACAACAAGGGGCAATACCAGGGGCAAGGAACCGATTCGAGTTCCTATCCCCCCTGGACAAGGAAACCTACACCACAGCGGGAGGGCTGGATGTCATCAACGCCTCCCGCTGTGGTGATCTCCCATACTGGAAGCGCCCAGACTTCATTCGTGACATCAGGTTCGGGGACATCAACACCATGCCGTGGGAAACCATCAGCCTCAACCACAGGCACATGACGATCACCCCCAACAACAAACTACGCATGGTCACAAAACCCATCAAATCCACCCTCACCCCAGAAGACGGCGATATTTACACCCAAAAAGCAATCCGAATCACAGCAGCACTTACCCAACTAGCAACCGTCACCACCCACCAAATCGCCGCCATCACCTACCCCAACGAACTGCAGGAAGTCCACACCCTCCTGAAAAAACTCTACATCGCCGGTGTCGTACAAAAATCCCCCAACACATGGGCACACCACCACACCATAGGAGACCTATGGCACATCAACACCAAAACCCTCGAATACAACCACTGGCTGGAAACCATCGGATCCTGGGAGGCAGGAATGATCAAAGGATCCACCACATTCGACGACGCACCCGGCGCGAACGCATCGTCTGCAACCAGACACACTCTCCTGATGTCTGAGATTATGATCCGGGCTATGGAATACACTGATAATATCGCTGGCTTTTGGGGGGAACAGGTGCTGCCCGCATCAGTGTTCTACGATGCCCCTGTTGGTGATGAGTCTCGTCAGTCTCATGGTGATGGTGCTTTGGTGACCCGAGATGGGAAAATCATTGTGTTTGAGCTTGTGGGTGGTAGTACGGTGACCCATAAGAGTATTGCAGAGAAAGCCGCATCATGGACTGCGGTGTGTGGATTATCCATGATGGACATGTGCGTGGTGTTCGTATCCGCGTCGTTTTCCGTGACGTGGCGGGATTTGTTCAGGGCTGTGGATATTGGTATTAAGCAGGAGTCGAAGCGTTATGTTTCTAGTGAGGCGGCGCGTGCCCGTGGGGCTGCGAAAATATATGTGGCCAACGCGGCAGCATGGTTCCCTGACGTCGGTGCCAACAGCATAGGGTTCACCCGTTTACTCTCCCGTTCCACCGTGTACAACTGTGCGATTGACCCACTAATACCAGACCCTAAAGCATCAAACCCCACACAGCGTTGGGATCTGGTGCATAACACTATGCTTGCCATGCAGCAACCCAGTTGGGTGGCGGCGCGCCGGTGGTGGGGTGATGTGGGTTCGTCACGTAGGTTGTCTACACGGGAGGATGAACTATCAGGCGCTGCTGCGGGGGTGGCGCGGGGCGTGTTCCCTAGTAGTGAGAAAAGGTATCATCCTCAGCGTGCGTGGTTGGGTGATGACGGGTTGCCGCGTTCTTTGGTGGGTGGTGGGCTTGGAGCCGTTTAACCAGATTATCGACGAGGCGGAAGCCTACGGTTTTCTGGTGGGGGAGGACCGCCAGAAATACCGTGGGGAATACCGAAAGTATATTGCTTTGCCGCATGGCGGCGGCGCTTTCGTGGCACCGTGGCAGCACGACAAAATGGGTGTGGGCATTCCGGTTAGCGTGCCGTCACTAGGGTCAGAGAAGAAAGCCTGGGCGGGAATACTGGATGATTTATGTGCCGCATCGCCGCTTGCGGAACGATATAACACCTACACTGCGGTGTGCCCGGTGTCGCTGGAGTTGCTGAAACACTTGTGGGATATAGCACCTTTGTATGCTGCGGATCCGTTGTATGTGACGGTGGAAAGCCTGCTGTATGACATGGGGTGGCGCCGGGTGTTGACAACCCCGTGGGAGTCCACGGTGGTGGATCTGTCTGATTCGCCTTTGGGTGGGAATATTGACACCGGCAGGTGGGTGATACGCCAGGTGGAGACCGATGGTGGCACACTGGGGTATTGCTATCGTATTAAAAAATGGGTTGCCACCCCGCATGATGAAGCCCAACTGGCGGGGGTGAATAGGGCTGATTTGTTCAACGCCGACGGGTGGATAGAAAACGGGAAAGCGTATTTTATACACACTATTAATGCGGCTAAACTCATGGAACAACTCAGAGTCATTGACCCCCGCTACACGAAACTAGGCTCAAACCGTTTCTCCCGTGGCAGGCGCGGTGTCATTCATCCGCGACTGGGGGAACGCATGGTGACCCGCTCACTGAAACTCAGCACACCCCGCGCCCGCAACTTGTACCCACCTATTAGGACAATCCACCAGGAGCCACCATTATGACCCGATACACACCTGTTGATGATGCGGTGTTCCCCACCGCGAAATGGCACCAAGCTATCAACTACATGTCAGCACTTACCCCCTGGTGGGCCTCATTCATCAGCAAATTCCACATCAAACCCACCAGCAACATCGGCGGCATCGTCCTCAACAAAGACCTTGATGCTTTCGTAGATCCCATCTACATCCACAAAACACCTCTCCCTGTCATTGCTAGCCGCATGGAATACGCCTGCGAGCACGCCTCACGCCGCATGGATCTCAGGCTCACCATAGACAAAAACCACCACGAAATGAGCAGGCTCGCCCAAATGGCGAAAAGCATGGAAATCTACGACTCCATGCAAGAAGTCCGGGCACAAACCAACTACCCAGACTTTAGGCGCGAAATCCTCCATGCTTTCGGACCAGACGCGGAAAACCACCTGGGGAAAATCACCATACCCCCCATCCCAGACGGCGCGGTCACCCCACAGAACTGGGGCCTGCCGCCCCTGCAGGCGGCGGAAACCTACTACCAGCTCCTCAAAGACATAGACAAAGCCCTCAAACAAGCCCCACCCCCTGCGGAAAACCCAGAAGACACACAAGAAGACAAACCCCGCACCACCAACCCCAGAGGCACTGGCGACGAGGGCGACAACACAGAAGAAACCCCTGCCGACAACCCCGATAATGCCAGGGGTAGTGACAACGAACAGTCACAGTCGCAAGAACCACATAAAGAGGGACAAGAAGAAAACCACGCTGGCGACAACACCCCACCCAGCGAACAGCAACCTGTACCGGATCCAGGTGTACAGGAAGACGGGGCGGAAACCAAAGCAGGTACCGGTAACAACGAGGGGAACGGTGAAGGAACCAGTAACACAGACAGCACCAACGGTGGCGACGATGAGGCTTCTGGTAATGATTCCCCATCCGATACTGGCGGCACCGGCGAACCAAACGACACCACCCAGCAGGAAGACGTAGACGGCAACAGCCCCACTAGCCCCGGCATGCCCGGCGCGGCGGACCCCAACAAGGATGGTGGCGAGAGCGGGGTTGCTGATTCGGAAACCCCACAGGCAGAAAACAACAACGGGGGTACCAGCGGGCAGTCCAACAGTGAGGGCGCGCAAGGACAAGACGGCGAACCTAGCGGGGAATCCCTAGAAGAAGGACAGTCTGAAATACCTGATGGGCAGGCCGGTGCCAGCGGTGACGTCGGCGGTTCTGACAGTGCCCCTGGTGGTGCGGATACACAACCAGGCACTGACAGCCCCAACAGCGGGGGAACTTCCAACAGTGTTGGGGGCGGCGCGGACACCAACGCAGGCAACAATACAGGGGCGAGTGAACCGCAAACAGGGCAAGGGCAACCCACCCCACCGGGAAGTGATGCCACGTCCGCGCCGGGCGTTGACGGTGTTCCCGACATGCTGCAGGGCAGTAGTTCAATCATGGAGCGCCTGGCGGAAACCGCAACCAACGAAACCTGGTTTGATGCCACAAACCACGACGACTTGAAACACGACTACGCCCACCCTGGCGCGGAACGGCAACCGTCAGAAATGGAGTTCAATGAAGTCATCAAGGAACTCACCGAGGACATCAAAAAGGCTGCAACCTCCATCAGTGGTGGCGGTGCCGGGCGACCATCAGAAACAGTCACTCAGTGGGCCATTAAGGAACTCAAAAAGTCCAAAACCCACTGGACAAGGCAGCTGAACAGAATCATCTCCCGAGCAGCATCAGGGGCGATCATGAATGGGCAAACCGACATGACCTACGCCAAACGCAACCTTAACCAGCAGGAGGGCATGCCGCTGATGATGGGTATGGTTACCTACGCCCCTGAGTACACTGTCCTTATTGATGCCAGCCCGTCGATGATCCCGCACATGGAAACCACCATCGCGGAATGCGTTAACATCGTCCAGTCGGTGATGAGGATCCATGCCACACCCATCACTTTCGCTGTTGCGGACACAGAGGTGCGCTACGTTGAACAGTCCATCAACCCCTTCAAAAAAGGCATGGATCAAAACAGGTGGGCAACCACCTACTTTTGTGGCACTGACCTGGGGCACATTATCACCGAGACACTAACCAAGGGTATCAAATACAAGCGCCGCAGGTACCCAAAGCCGCAACTCGCAATCATCGTCACCGACTGCCTTTTTGAATGGCCTGAACCAGAGAAAACGAAACTCCCCAACAAATACGCCAACGTCATCGTGGCCAGCACCCTACCAATGGAAAAACTCACCAAAGGAAGAGCAACTGGCTTCGCTTTCCCCAAATGGCTCCAAGAAGGCAAAAACTTCATCGAAATTGGAGACGGAATTTAACCCACGGGCGCAACGCCACTCACACGGCACCCGCATCCAGTGCCCTTGCCTTTTCTTTATCTACCCGCGCGCCGGGTGGGCCTCTGTCAAAGGGAGTGTAGGGGCGCGGCGGCGCGTGTGGGCCTGCCTGACTCCTACTGGTGGCGGTCTGCTCAGGTAACCCCGCGCTGGGGCATGACTCACTCAGCAGCAAAGGAAACTTCTCTGGCACGCCTTATTTGTGTGGCTTGTGGCGCACAGTGTGAGGAAGTAAGATGGAGGGGCAAAAATGGGTGCCCGCCAGCACAAAACCAGACAACACACACATAACGGAGGAGAAAAACAAGGTGACAGGTGACACGAAACAACAAGAGATTGAACAATTCAACACCTTCTTAAGTGACTTGAATCACTATCGTGAACTCCTGGACACTCACCGACGCTGGGTAGACGCGGACGACGCATGGAAAAAAGCCCGCAAAGACCACAACCCAGCAGCAGCGGAACTCTATGCCGTGCGCACCCAACTAGGCAAAGAAAAAGACAAAGTACATGACCACATAGCCAAAACAGCACACGACCTCGCCTGGGAAACCGGAATCATCAAAGAACTTGACCTAGACACGCTCGGTTCCGCGACACTAGAGCACAACTACCCAGAACTCTCCGTGGAATGGCTCAAAGGCAAACGAAAAGGCATCGGCGGATCCGACATCTCAAAAGTCATAGGCATGCACTGGACCTCAAAACCCGGCGCGCCCGTGTTCCTCACAGGACCAGACCTGTATGAAGTCCAAAAAGGAATCATCCTCAACAAAGCAACCCCAGAAGACCCCAAATCACAAGAAGGAGTCACCAGCGGCGTGACCTACCGTGGGCACATGTGGGAACCAGCCCTCATCGCCCGCTACGCCCTCATGACAGGGGAGAAAGTAGCAGTCGCCAAAGGCACCTTCAAAGGAGACGAGCCTTTTCTCCTCATCAACACCGACGGCATCCTGCTTGACAATAAGGGAAAACCAAAAGGAATCATTGAGTGTAAAACCTCACTGCGCTCATGGACATGGCAAAACGGCGTGCCGCTGAACTACCGGGCGCAAGTGCTGTACTACCTGCACACCACAGGACTTGACTATGCGGTGGTGCTGGCGCATTTTGATGACGGCAGGTTTGGGCACTGGGTCATCAACCGTGGCGAAACCATCGACGGCACCACAAAAACCGCCACCATCCCGCAACTACTACCAACACTCAGGGAGTTCTGGGCACGAGTAGAAGCATGCAAAACCAACTTTGACCCGCTCATCATTGACCCCACACTACGTGGCGACATCATCAAAAGCACAGCAGCCCTCACAGGTGAAACATGGAATGACGCAAACAACCGCATCGCAGCAGCAGACGGAGAAAAAGTGGCAGACAAAATCCACAACCACACCACCACCCACATCAACCCCGCAGACCTCGCCACCAGCCGAAATATCCTGTCCCTCAACATCCGATACGAAGGCGACATTGAACAAGAATCAAGCATCATGTTCACAAGCTTTGAAACCAGCCTTAACGAACAAGAACCACAAGTACTCGACGTTTTCGACGTGCACGCAGTCAACGAACAAGCAGAAAAAGCAGACACCATCATTATCAAAGACGCACGCATCATCAACGCTCTAATGTGGTACCAATTCCCACTAGCACTCGTACTCCGCAACAAACCAATCATTGACCTACAATCAGTGAAAAAACTCACACACACACCAGTACCAACAACCACAAACAATTACCTCAAATACACACTAGAAACACTCACAGGCGACAACCTCACCATGCCTGAACAAACACAACTCCCCTCCACCCCCACACCCATCATTTCCACTGTCACACCACAAAACCCCGACCCAGACAGTGCCCTCGACATCACAGGCGACATCTGGTGAACAAAGCACAACGCCGCACAACGCGCAATGCCGCGCCGGGTGTGCGGTAAGCCCGCTGGCGCACACCCCCAGCCCTGGCGGCGCATCCATGCCCGAGACTGCTCATGATTAGATAGAAACCACCAAAAGGAATTACCTGCATGAAACCCCAATTTGTTCACCACCATGTACACGGCATGCACTCACTGCTTGACGGACTGTCTTCACCAATGGACATTGCCCAAAGGATCCACGAACTCGGCATGCCAGGCTGGTCGCACACTGACCACGGCACCCTCGCAGGTGCCTATGATGTGACGAAAGCCGCAAAGAAGTACGGGTTGAAAGCAAACATTGGGTGTGAGTTGTATTTCGCTGAGAACAGGCACCAAAAATTCAAGGACCGTCACGGGCAGTTCTACTATCACCTCATTGCCATAGCCACCAATATGGTGGGGTATAAGAACCTCCTGAAAATGCAGACAGCGGGGCATTACGAGGGGTTCTACCGTAAGCCACGTGTTGATTTTGAAATCCTGGAGAAACACCATAAGGGCATCATTTTCACCACGGCCTGTCTGGGTTCGCACGTCAACCAGGCCCTCCTGGAAGATGACTACCCATTGGCGCTGCAGAGGCTAGGGATGCTCACTGATGCTGTGGGGCGGGACAATGTTTATGTTGAAATCCAAAACCAGGGACTAGAGGAAGAAGCCCGCATCCTGCCGCTGCAGGTACAACTCGCAAAAGACACGGGACTGCCGCTACTACCAACCGGCGACTGCCATTACACACACCCCCACCAGGCGGGCATACATGACTCCCTGTTGTGTGTGTCCACCGGTAGGAGGAAGGCTGAGCAAAACAGGTTCAAGTTTGAAAGCGACCAGTTCTACATCATGTCGGCGGAGGAAATGCACCAAAAATTCGGTGACAATGATCTCTACCCCAACGCCATGAAAAACACCCTGGAACTCATGGACCGCTGTGACTTCACCCTGCCCACAGGGAAAGAAGCAGGGCATATTATGCCTCACATTAATGTTGCCCCTGGAGAGACGGAAGACAGTGCTCTGCGTAAAAGAGTGTTCGCCGGCGCCGCCACCATTGAGCGCTACGGGGACGCTGACGGCAACATACCCCCAGAGGTTGCCGAGCGCCTAGATTACGAACTCGGTATTGTCGAGAAAATGGGGTTCGCTGGGTATTTCCACACCGTCGCTGATATTTGCGAACTCATGAAGCAGAACGACATTACCGTGGGTGCTGGGCGTGGATCCGCGCCCGGTAGTGTCGCGGTGTACTCGCTGGGTATCACGAATGTGGACCCCATGAAGCTGGGCCTGTATTTTGAGCGTTTCCTTAACCCCGACCGTATTTCCTTCCCTGATATTGATATTGACATCCCCAAAGCGAAACGCGGGAAGGCCCTGCGCCTGCTGCAGGAAAAATACGGCGAGGACCGTGTTGCCCAAATCTCAAACTTCACATTCATGCAGGTTAAAAGCGCCATACAGCAAGCCTGTAAAGTGTTCGGGCTGTCCTACAGTGATGAAACGGAACTAAAGGAACTTGTTGCGGGCAACGAAAAACCAGGGGAAAAAGGCGGCAACCCTGGAATCATGGGCAAGCACGACTGGACACTGCAGGAAGTATCCGAAAAATACTCATCAGGGAAACTCCCACAGAAATACCGCGACCAAATCAGACGATACCCCCATGCCCAGGAAATCCTGGAAGCGGCAAGCTCCTTTGTGGGGGTTATCAGTGCGGAAAGCATTCACGCCTGCGGTTTGGTTATCATGCCGGAGCCGGTTGATAATTTCTTCCCCATTCGTAAACCACGCCGCAAAGACGTGAAGGAAGACAACCCCGAGGCAAGCATGCTGGCGGTAACCCAATTCGACAAAGACGGGGTTGAAGACACCGGCGGCGTGAAAATGGACCTGTTGGGCCTGGAAAACCTAGACGAATGCGAAGCAGCAGAAAAAGGCATCCTCCTTGACCTCGGCAAACATGTAGACACCTCAAACCTAATTCCCGACGACCCAGAAGTGTACAAAATGCTGGCGGCAGGGGAATGCTCGGGCGTGTTCCAGTTATCGTCAGACGGCATGTGCGCACTCATGCGGAAAATGTGCCCAACCTCATTCGCTGACCTCACAGCCGCGCTGGCACTGTACCGACCAGGCCCGCTCGGCATGGGCACCCACCTGGAATACTGCATGCGCAAAAACGGTGAGAAACCCGTCAACGAGGGCCTGCCGCACCCCGACATGGCGGTGCTGCTTAAGGAAACGTTCGGACTGGTGTGCTTCCAGGAAGACCTTATGGCGGTTGCCCAGAAGTTCGCTGGATACACCGGCGCGGAAGCCGACCACCTGCGGAAAGCCACGGCAAAGAAAATCCCCGAAATGATGGCGGAGGAGAAGGAAAAATTCGTGCCCGCTGTCAATCAGCGCTACGGCAACAATCTTGGTGAAAAGCTGTGGGAAATCCTGGAACCGTTCGCCGCATATGCGTTCAACAAATCACACGCCGCTGCCTATGCAGTGTTGTCATACAGGACCGCGTATCTTAAACACTACTACCCGGCGCAGTTCGGCGCCGGCATCCTCGACAATGTGGGGCGGTCAAAAAAGAACAACAGGAAAGCCTGCATATCGTGGATGAAAAGACGCGGCATCACCATCAACCCACCCAACATCAACGCCACCACTGACCGCACCACCACAAGCCCAGACAGCATCGTCTTGTCCATGCACCTTATCGACGGCATCGGTGCTGAACTAGTCGGAAAGATACTCAAAGAGCGACAAGACAGCGAGTTCACCAGCATTGTTGACTTCCATGCCCGCATCAAGCCTAGTGACAAAGACCTGTGCAACATGATCCTTGCGGGGTGTTTCGACGGGCTACACAAGTCACGCCGCGCCATGCTGGGTGGACTGCAGAACATTAAAGCTCGCGCGGAACGCTACGGATCCGAATCCACTATCAGGGACGGGCTATTCGGGGACATCCTTACCAGCAGCAGTAGCGATCTTATGGCGGGCCTAGATTTCGACACTGAACCACAGGGCGTGGTCATGGTTGCCGACCAGTCTTTTGATGAGGATTTAACTAGTGCTGACATGGAGGATATGGTTATGTCTGTGTCCTGCGGCAAGCATCCCTATGTGGTGGCGCACCCCATGTTTGCTGGTGTTGTTCGCAGCAACCCCTACTTCCGGGCGACGAAACCCGCGCGGTACGCGGAAAACATGGTGGGGGACAAGGCAATGCTGTGCGGCATCATCACCCAGGCGGAAATCAAAACCACCAAACGCGGCAACCGCTACCTGAAATTCGAGCTGTCCGACGACCAGTCATCCGTACTGTGCCTGTACTTCCAGGACGTTACCACCGACGTGAAAAACATCATGCGCAGCGCAGTCATCGTGGAAGGACGCATCGACGAAGACCAAAGAGGTGGCGGTCAAACCATGAAAGCAGATAAGATTCATGTGATTGGTAAAAAGCGGAAGAAAGGAAAATAGTGGCAACGCAAACAACAGCACCCCAGGAAGGGGTGTCAGCAACCCAATACCAGGCGTGGGCCTGGGAACTGTGGAATCTTTACGTCGCCACCACCATGCGTGGCGACACCCAACCCCCCGAAGGGGTCATCCAGAAACTGACAAAAGGGCTGACGAAACACCAGCGGCTTAGTCGCACACGCCTGCGGGTTTTCGCTGATTACGCAAGCCTGCTGCACCCCGTAGAAGGCGACACAGGGGACACTAAACGCCTTATCGACGTGGTGCAGTACAAAACCACCTTCACCAAAGCAAAGAAACTGTCACAAGCAGGAGCAGTCCCCGTGATGTGGATGAAGCTCGGGTCTGAAAACGCCCGCGAGCGTCTTCTAGGCGAACTAGGTGTGCCTAACAGCGTAGAGCTGGAAGATGGTGACCTGCGCGCCCTGTATACGCTTGAAACACTCAGCGATGAAAGACTGCGTGAGGTAGTAGACAAGGCGAAAAACCACCTGGGGCATTCCTGGTTGATGCCGCAAGACGCTATTGACTATGGGCTGAAAACCCCACGTGAAAAGCGCCACAAGAAAGCCGCCACGGCGGAAGATAAAGCCTACACATCAGGTGAACACGAGTCTATCTCCTATGCCTCTACAGAATCACTTCCGCTTGATATTGCGGCGAAACGGCTTGTTGCGAACGGCGCGGACACGAACACTGTCCTATCGTTCCACCTCAACGTGCCAGAAGGCTACTGGGATGCCGTGGGCGAGAAGATTCTGAACGGGCGGAGACTTAATGCGGAAAGCCTCAAAGAGATCTACGACGAACTGGAATCCACATGGGGTTTCCACCCGAACAACAGGATGAATCCACATGCCTGACGTTTTGAAAACCGTGCTCATTAATGAAGTGAAGCAGCGCGCCCAACGAGTGGAAAAATGGGATAGGGAAACTCCCGAAAACCTCAAAGGATACCCACTGTCGAAACACATCCCCACCAACTGGGATGGGCGCATCGGCAAGTTTGGGTGTATCGAACTGAAAAGCTACATCAAAAATCCCACTAATAACCTTATCCTTTTGGGTAGCGCGGGTTTAGGGAAAACCGCGCTGGCGGTGTCCCTGGTGCGTTTCTTTCTGCAACGCGGGGTAGTGAACTCAGGGATGCTGTACAGCTACCCTGAGTTTTTAAGCCATCTGTCGTTCAGAGAGGAAGACACCCAGGGCAAGAAGCAGCGGGCGTACCGTACTGGCGCGTTGATTCTTGATGACGTGGGCGCTAACATTCGTAGTGGCGAACTAACCGACAACCGCGCAGGTGGCATTTTCAGCCTCATTGATCAACGGTGGGCGCAGAAAAAACTCACCATCATCACGTCAAACCTTCCCATTTCTGATGGCGGAGGCAGAGTTGGTTTAGTTGATGTACTGGGCAAGTCTGCGTGGGATCGCATCAGCGGAGACTGCACAATAATTAATTTCTCAGGAAAAAGTTTCAGAACATTACAGGAGTGAAGACTATATGAAGCAGAAAGAAAAAGCAGGTGTTGTATGTTTCGGCGACTGGCACGGGAACACCGAGTTTGCTTTAGAACAACTGGAAAGAACCAAAAGCCACATTAGCGATAGCTATTTTGTGCATGTTGGGGATTTTGGAATATGGGGACTCCCATATGACACTGACATGCTGCAAGTAGCTGGCGATGAGCTTGTGGAGAAACTGGATGCTGCCAAAAACACTGAGGAATACCGTAAAGTACTGGACGATTACGAGGTTCTAACAGGGTTTGTTCATGAGGTTGACCAATGGTTGAAAAAGAACGACCAAATCCTTTACGTTGTTTTGGGCAACCACGAAAACTACCTGGAACTTAGTGATTCTTTCAGCTTCTCAGGCTTCTATGTCAATGAAGGGAAAATTGGGCACGGGCGTATCCGCACATGGGGTGACCACCATGAGGTGGCCGAACCGTTCCCTGCTTTTGATGAGCAAGGATTCATTACCTCACCACTGTATTCCAATATCAGAATCGTTCCCCGCACGCATTATTGGGAGTGGGGTGGAGTGAAATTTGCTTCACTGGGTGGTGCCAACAGCATTGACAAGGGTTACCGTGTTCTGGGTCTGTCCTGGTGGGAGGAAGAGGAAATCACAGCAAAACAGGTGGAAAGCCTGAATGGTGTTCATGCTGATGTACTTATCACGCATGACTGCACGGCGGAAACCGCTAAGAAGCTGCACCGTGATTTTCAGGAAAGCGCACCGTCAAGCCAATCAGCCCTGTGGGTTGGGGAGGCGCAAAAGATAACGGGCGCGCGAATCGTTGTCTCTGGGCATCACCATATGCGCAGCACAGTGAAGCATGACACGTACCGCAATATTTGCCTCAGCGCTGATGTAACCAGGATGCCGTCACGAGAACAGTTGTTTATAGGAAACTGTTGTCGCCTGGATTTTGGTAGCATTAAATGAAAACTGCAGTCAACAGAACGGGACATTATGGTTATCCCCGTCATTCCACCGTTTGGCGACACGGCGTATGAGAAGAAAAGCGCTGTAGACAACCACGGCAATCAAGTAGGGTGGATGAAAATCGGAAATTCCGTGGTTGAGGCGAAAAATGGAACACCAGGAATCAAGATCAAGGAATACTACATCGCCACAACAGCAGGCAAAAACAAAGACAATTACCTTGTAGAATACTCGCGTTCAAATAGTGACATAAACATGAGGGAGAAGCGAATATCGGAACAAGAGCTTACTTTCTTTAAAGAAAAGTCAAATAAAGATTTGATCTACCCCGAACTCTTATTTGACTAAAAAATATCACAAAAGACAAACTATTAGGAATAAGGAGAGGGGTTTTGCTTTGACCTTTAATCACCCACGCACAGAAGCGGGCGTTGTCGCAGCTGTCCTAAACAACACGGACTGGGCAACAGATCTTTTCGACATTGTGGAAGACAATAAAACACGAACAAACTTCTTCACAGACCCCGACCTGGCGGCGCTCTACACAGCGATGGTGAAGGTTGCTAGCTCAAATGACGAGCAAGTCATCACCGTAGATGCGGTTATCGACTTCCTAGAACGTGACGTAGCCGTATTGACCTCTGAGCAGAAACCGGAGGACAAAACGTTCACCACGCGCTCGCTGCTGGCGTTGGGCGCGGAGAAATACGTTCGATCTATCCAATCATCCCCGTCAGCCTGCTACGAGTACTCAGACTTCATTGTTAATTTGGGTCTGCTGGATGACCAGCGCCGCCAGCGGGGCGCAATCAACGGGCTTAACCAAGTCATTGAAGACCTTCAAAACCAGCAGGTCAAAACAGACGATGAGGGTTTCACTGAACGCCTAACCCAAATCGCCACAATGATGTCGGGGAGGCAAAAAGCCACAGATGCCGGGACATTTGTGCGCAAACTCCGTGAGGACAAAGCAAGCGGAAAAGTCATGTGGGCCGTCCCCACCGGAATTAAAGCATTCGACGACGTGATGGGTGGCAGGGGAATGAAGGAAGGTTCCGTTACTGTCGTGGCCGCCAGGGCGAAAGTCGGTAAGACCACCATGATGATGAACCTCATCCGCAACTCCCTAAACGCAGGCGCGGCGTGCATTGTCTTCTCTTATGAGACAACTATCCCAGAGTTCATTGCCAAAATCGTGGCCACCAAATGCCATTCATCATGGACGCAGACAGAAAACTACATGGTTAACTGCGAGAACAACCTATCTGATGAAGAAAAGGTGGAAATCGAAAAAGCCCTAGATGATGTGGAAACATCAATGCTGTTTCCTTCCTTCAACCGCTCGGCAACAAAAGCTGACATCCAACAAGTGGTAGCGGATGTGAAAGAGAGAATCCCCGAGGGTGTGCCTATTGTTTTGTTTGTGGACTATATTCAGCTGCAGGTCCAAGACGACAATAAGGAGAGGCAGGAAATCACGAGCCTGTCCAAGTTTTATAAGCGCATTGCTGGTAACGCCAACATTGCGGTGTGCTATCTTGCGCAAACAAACCGTGAGGGTGCTGACGCGGAACGCCCGAGCTTGAAACACATTAAGGGTTCTGGTTCCATTGAGGCTGATGCCGATTCGGTTTTTCTTCTTGACTCGCCAAGTATGCGCACCAACGGTGGGGAAAGCTCGCCCTACGATATGTTGGTGTACCCGGCGGCGACACGTGCCGGGCGTGGATCTGAGTTCATGCTGTATGTGGACCACGGCAAGCAATTAGTGCTTGATGGTGAGGAAGCGCAAAACATGCTTGGTGCTCTAGGAAACATGGGTACTGGTGGATTCAGTTCCAGTGGCGCATACGGTGATGGCGTGAGCAATCAAGTGTTGGGAGAGGTAGCAGACGAGTTTGCTTCTGAGATGGCAGGAATGGATGAATACGACTTTACACAGTATGAAACAACATCCCTCCTTTAGTCACAAAGACATGGCGTTTCGGTTCGCTGACGGTGACGCAGTGTCGTTCATGGGGCTTGCCGACGACCCGCGCTTAAGCGAGGTTGAGGGTTTTGATGAGTTGAAAAAACTAGTCGAAACCCTTGCCCCCCACGTGAAAGAAAATCGGAACGTTCTTGCCGTTTACGGTGATTTGTGTGTTGCCTTTGGGGATTTTCGGAACGAACTATCCGGTTTTTCCGGTACGTTAACCGGCGGGCTTGCCGAATACGTGGTGTTCCAACCCCACGGCAACTGCGACCGAAAACAGTTAAGCAAGTACCTAGCGGACCGCGATGCCGTCATCATTGACGATGCCGGGCTTGCCTTAGTATCCCCGTCGAACCGTGTCACGAAAGCGCAGAACTGGGCACAGGAAGCAGTCGCTGCGGGCTACAGGACACCTGACACGTTCCCTACGTCGGAAACACTGACCAAACACCAAAAAGCCGCAGCCGTGACACTGGCGCACCGTGGAACCATGATGCTGTGCGATGAAGTCGGTTTGGGTAAAACCGCATCATTCATTGGTGGTGCACTGTCGCAAGTGCAATACAAACGCGAGCACGGCACACCAGAACACCAACTGTGGCCATACGTGATCGTGACGAAAAAATCACTCATACCCAGCGTCTGCGACGAAATCACCATGTGGAACAATGACGCAACGGTGGAAGTGCTCGCAGGGCGGAAAAGCGACATGATACGCGGCGACGCGGAGTTCATTGTGCTTAATGCCGACATCCTCACGCACCGAATAGGCGACATCCTTAACTGTGACCCTAAAGGCGTGGTATACGATGAGGCACACCTGATGAAAAACCCAGGAGTGAAACGCACCCGCGCCGCCATGAGGCTTACACGACACATCCTGAAAAACCAACAGCACCCCTATCTGGTGTGCGCCACGGCAACCCCCATCCCCAACAGGCCAGAAGAATTATGGTCACAAATGGAACTGTCTGGCACATCGCATTACGTCATAGGCGAGGCGAAAAGACACCTTGACTTAGGTAAGAAAATCCTACGGCGATGCAAAACGAAAATGCAGAACGGGCAGTACACCACCGTCAACAACCGCACATACTTTGACGTTCGTTACTGCGACGGCAAAGCAACCCCAATGGGGTGGATACGCAGCGGATCCAGTAACACTGAGGAGTTGGGGCGGGTTCTGCGTGAGCATGTGATGATACGCCGCGACAAATCAGATGTGATGTTTCCCACCCCGCCATTGATTCAAACCAACTTGAACATTGTTCTCAATGATGATGAGTGGGAGCAATACGCGGAGATTGAAAGCAACTTTACTTCCTATGTTCGCGGGAAGCTTCTTGAAAAAAGCAACGGTGACCATGTGAATTACCAATTAGACGTGGCGCGCGCAATGAAATCCATTAACAAGGCGGAAGCCATTATGCGCATCAACGCGGCCCGCCATGAAGTCGCAGAGCTGAAAGTCCCTCACCTTGTGCGGTGGCTGGTGGAGTTCTGTGAAGGAAACAAAGTAATCACTGGCGGGGATCCGACCCGTCGGAAAATCATTGTGTTTGCATACCACAGGGACATCCAAAAAGCCCTATATAAAGCCCCTGAGCTGCAAAAATACGGCGTTCTGGGGATCTTCTCGGGAAGCAAGAAAGTTGATGACATTGTTGCTAGATTCCAGGATCCCGGCGGGCCTCAAATGCTGGTGTGCTACCCCGGCGCGCGTGAAGGGTTGACTCTTACTGCTGCTAAGGATGTGTTGGTGGCGGAGATTCCGTTCATGCCTGATTGGGTGATTCAGATGGCGGGGCGGTGTTGGGCGCGGTTGTCGCGTGATTATGCGCCGCATGAGGCTTATGTTCACTACGCGGTGGCGGGGTACACGATTGATGAGTATCTAAAGCAGACTGTGATTTGGAAGGATGAGCTTGTTCGTAGCATTATTAATGCCACCCCCGAAAAGAGGGTTTCTGTTGACGATTCTGATGGGGTGGATATGATTATGAAGGGAATGATGCTGGACATTATGGAAAACAGCTAGTATCCCAACAGAAAGGAAGGAATTGAACATGTCTAATCTTTTGCCTGCTGAGCGGCGCGCTTTTGATGTGGTGTCTAGCGTCTGGGAGGGCGCTGAAGTTGACTCAGATTGGGGTCGGGAGGCTGCTTGTCGAGGCTCCTTGGGTCAGCTTGATCCTTATGAGTATGGGGATCAAGAGCAATTTGTGAGGCAGTTTTGCCATAGCTGTCCGGTAGCGGAAGCCTGCGCTGCGCAGGCGGAAGCTTACCGAGAGCGCGATGGGGTCTGGGGCGGGATTGTCTACCGCAATGGTAAGCGACTCCGCGTGGAGGTTGAAAAGGTATACGACGATGGGTCAGAAAAACTCACGTTGATACCTATCAACAGGAAGGGCGAGGACATCAAACCAGATGACAATGACAATAAGCCACCATCACCAACCTTCCTGCAGCTTGCATTCAAGCTGGCGAACAAATAACATAAACTGCTGACTACTAGGTGCACGTTGTGTGCCTTCAAATGCTTTAAGTAAATACGCCCCTCTTTTTGCTTGCCTTTTGGTTTGTTTGGAAAGTTCTGGACCAGAAGACAAGGGAAAATATTGCGGACACACAAAAAGAGGAGAAGTTTTCTTAAAGCATCATGAAGGCACACAACGTGCCTTTTTGCTTTTCACGGTGCCTGGTGGCGATGAATCGTATGTAAGAGGGGACACTAAAAGAGAAAAGAAGTCAGAGTAAATGAATAGTCGGGGGTGGTAAATTTTTTGTGGCACGACCTTATTGTTTCCCTCATTGTGGGGAATAGGGGGCGGGTTATTAGAGTTCACCACAAAAATTTCACAAAAAAGGGGTTTGTTTAGTTGTTTGGTCTAGGCGGCAATAGCGGCACGAAACAGAAAATGCAGCAGCGCGGGCTTGATTTCTTCACCTCATGGGGTGTTTTCAGGAAAATTGGGCTGGGCCTGTTGGGCATGGGGTTTGTCCTCATGGTTATCCTGGGGGATATTCCCGTAGGGCTTGCCGCGCTGGCAACGCTGATTATGGTGTCGAAACTGTGGAAAGCCTACGACGACATGAAAAACCCCACCCTTGGTGGGCTTACCCCTGAGACGGAATCCTATAAGCTGTCGCAGCTTGTCACGGTGATCAAGCGCGGCCCGAATAACCGTGGCACATGGGATTTGGTGAAGCCTGTGGTGTCGTTGGGCATGGGTGCCCCGGAAGACGAACCAGAAAAGGAAATCGTCATGGGCTGGTTCCCGCCAACCCGCATGACATCCTGGTGGGCGTTGCCCGTGGGGTTTTTCCTGGGGTGCTTGGATTACGCGATCAACCCGATCATTTTCCCGTTCTGGGGTGATGTGAAGCTGCCTGCCGCGCTTGCGCTGGTGCTGTCGGGTATCGGGTGGTACATGACAATCCAGGTAATTGTTGCTGCACAACGCTACGCCATGGCAATTAACGAACCAAACATTGACCACTACCCAGCTGTACTATCGAACCATATCCCTGGTGGGTGGAAGTCGATGACAAAGGATATTGTGATCGCTGTGTCGCTGGCAATGGTGTCCACAGCCTTCACACTGGGGCTGTCGGTGCTGGCGGCGCGTTTCGGTGTTATCCCCACATGGGTGAGTGTTGCGATAACCCTGTTGTCGCTGGTATCTGCGATTGTGTTTCACCTCACATCCAGGGTGCGGGCTATCTACATTGAGGATGTGAAAAACCACGCCGCCGCCGCCGACCGGTGGGATGACATTTTCTACTCATTCCTCAAAGAAAACACCATCCCCAAATACGAAAACGAGGTTGCCGTACCAGGACCAGAGGACTGGGCACAGATCCGACCAGACGAACTCTACGACCCGCACGTGTGGGTGGCGACATTCTCCTTCCCCGTTGGCGGCACCTACGACACCTACGCCGGGTGCGAGCAAAAAATCCTGCCCTCCATGCAAAACCCCAACGGTAAAAGCGGCACCGGTGCCCTCCTCTGCGTCGCACCCATCCCCGACATCAACGAGGAAGGCGAACCAATGCGCGGCACCGTCGGACAAATCGGGTTCAGAGTCTGGTGGACCGACAAACAGCTAGACATTTGGGATCTGGTCTCAGGTCAACTCCCCCCAGAGGAAGCAGAAATCGCGGCCCGCGCCCGCGTCATCAACGTCATAGCCGACATGCAGGGAAGCAAAATCGGCAGGTGCGGACTGTACTCCATCATGCCGCTGACAACACCCGACTCGCCCGCGAAAATCATCAAAATCCAGGTCATCCCACCAGACGGAAAAGGGCTACAGAACTTCCTGGACGAATGCACCAAAATCAAAGACGCACTGGGGGTTGAATGGTTCCGCGCCATGCGGGAAACCACCCCAGAAGGCAAAAAAGTCATCTCCCTCTACCTCGGGGACCGCCACGACAGCGACGGCATCAAACTCATCCAACCCGCCACGAAAGTACGCAACGAACTCAACACCGCAGAATGGATCTTCATCTACAGTGACAGCCGCATCATCAGCAGCTCCGGTTCCCCCGTGCTACTCAGCAGCAAACCCGTTACAGAAGAATCAAACGAACTAGTATTCTCAAACCCCAGCTTCGACATAACCTCAGACCTCCTGCCAAAGAAAGAAAAAATCCGCTCATCCGCAGGCAATGCCTTCATGGAAATCAGTGAAGGACTCCCCACATCATGGAGCAACAAAGAAAAAGAACGCAAACAAAAAGAATTTAAACGCAAACACGGCGCAAAATCCTTCTTCACCGTCATCAGCGCAGTCAAACACCCCCTCGACAAAATGTTCCCATTCGGAACCTACCGTGATGAACTCATCGGCATAGGACGAGAACCAGGTGTCGCCAAACCAGAATGGGGCATCGGCATGATGAGCAACGGCAAAATCCTCATAGACGACTTCGAGAACTCCCCCTCCGGTGCCCACCTACTCATCGCCGGAAGCTCAGGCTCTGGTAAATCCGTTGTCCTCCACAACATGATTTCCCAACTAGCGCTGAAAAACAACCCAGCAGACCTGGAAATCAACATCATTGAGCCGAAAAACGGCACCCAAATATTCAAAGACCTAGACAACGTAACCAGCTACGTAGACTCATGGACCAGAGAAGGCGCATTCTTCGAGGCAACCCGCGACCTGCTGGTAGAAAACGTCCAAGAAATGGAACGCCGCAACAAACTCATGGTCCACCTCCCCGGGCTACAAAAACCAGAAAAACTCGCAGAAGCCCGCCGCATGGCCCTCAAACAAGGCGCACAACCCGACGGCAGCCCCAACCCACTCTGGATGCCCTACCGCATCCTCATCATCGAGGAATGCGCCACCGTCTTCACCGGCTGCACCGACAAAGAAGGCAAAGAAGTCCAAGCAGAAATCCTCTACTACACCGGACGAATCGCCCGAGAAGCCCGCTCCGCAGGCATCCTCATGGCAGTCTTAACGCAGTACCCAACAAACATCTCCCTCCCCTCCCTCATCCGCCAACAAATGCGACGCATCGGACTCAAAGCCAAAGACAGCCTCGCCTCAGACATCATCATCGGACAAAAAGGACTCGAAAACCTCCGATTCCGAGGCTCCCTCATGGCAGAACACGAAAGCATGTTTAGGGAAGCACGCGGTTTCTACCTCAACCACGACTTCGACGACCCCACAAAAGACGATGTCGTACAAGTACTACAATCCCTCCCCTCACGCCGACCAGACGGCACAACCACACAACCCGGACAACCCCGCAACCCCTATATCGACCTACCCCCCATTGATGCAAGCGTATTCCGCCGCTGGGAAAACACCGCAATGGCACAAGACCTCCACCTAGCAGAAGAAAAAGGAATGCTAAACAAAATCAAAGGATTTAACTACACCAACGACGAACTAGCAGACCCCGACTTCCACCTCGGCACCCTAGAAGACTTCAAACGCCGCAACGCAAAACAACTAGGACTCATCCAAGGCAAATCCCAAATCTCCATGCACGGCACAGGAGGAATCCCCAGCCCTACAACGCAACCCACAACATAACCACAACCCCCTCCCCACCCCGCTATTACACAAAACGAACCAACCAAAACGCGCTGGGCGTGGGGTCAAGGGTTTGGTGTTTTGACAGCGTTTCTGCTGTTAAGGTACTTTTCCAATGAGATAACAACGAAAGGATTTTTAGACAGGTGACCAACAACCCTACCGCCGCAAAAAGCTTCTACGGGGCAAGCCCCCTGTGCGGATTGAAAGTAACGAACGCGAGGATCATGGACCCGCCGGTAAATGAATGGGTGCTTGATTTTTGGAAGATGGTCAACGCTGAACCAGGGGAGGCTGGGCATATCACCCTCCAGGGGGTGGAGGTCGCCCCCAACGTGTACCAGCTGATGGATCATGCGAGGATTGATTATCTTCCGCTGCGGCACGCCATTAGCGGACCAGAGTCGAACTCTGAGAAGCGGGCATTTACTGATGCGCTCCGCGCCCACAGGCTTCATGTGGATAACGCTGGTTTCCAGTTCTGGGAGGAGATAAGCCACATTGAGGGTAAAGACATGGCGGACCTGATTCGGGGGCGCAGAGAGCACGTCAGTGCCCTTGCGCGGTCTGCCGCGTCACGTATGGTTGCGGAATACGGTTGCCTAACAAAGGTTGCTGAGATTATCGCACGCATGCGGAAAAACTGGGTGGAAGAACTATTCGAGGAACTAGGTGGCGCGGGTGAGTGGGATGCGGGCAGCCCAGAAGCGGCTAATAGCTTCGTTGTGGGTGTGCAGTCAGCGGGGGAGACCAACAGTGAAAACTACACGTTGCGCGCAGAGGGTTCAAAGGTGGTCTTTGAGCTGCTGGTTGAGGACACCATGAAGATCAACCTTGCCGACAGGTCATTCAAGGCAACAGCTCTAGGTATTCTCGCCGCCATTGGGGTTGACATTCTAAACGAAAAACGACACGTTGTAACAGCACTGGTGGTGCCGAACCATGTGGAGTACCTTCTGCGTTCACTAGGTGTTGAATGTTACGTCGTGGGGCAGAAAGGCTGCTTGGATGTTCTGGCGGTCCATGTTCAAGACGTAATCAAAAAAGGACTCACCTCACTAAGCACTGCTGCCGCGAAACAGGGTTTCCAACTGGGGGCTGCCGTGGTATGTTCACAAATCAACTATAATGACGATGATACAGAAATCATTGCTGTTCAGGCATTTATCATGAACACATTTGATGTTGTTGAGTTCATCAAAAAGAACATTGTGAGCAGTAAAAACATTTCCGGCACCATTGATTTTGATAAGTATGTGGAAAACGAAACGCAACGCTATGGTGCCGTTTCCATCAACATTAATCTAGGCGCTGTGGTGGGCATGGCGGAATCAATGAAGCCTATAGCGCTGGTGGTTAACAGGGAAGAAAACCACTGCTTCATCCCAAGGTCAGCGACCTTCCTCTCCGATTTTGACCCAACAATAGGTTTTCTGGCGTTGGCGAACACGCCGCGTGAAAACATTGACGATGTGCTGTTGTGCGAGTACGCCTCCGTTGGAACCATCCCTATTGAACAGCCTGTAGCTGTTCCGATCGTTGATTTCTTCCAGTATTTGAACAATGTTCTTGATGGCGGGGACATTGATTTTCAATCCACCAGCTACCGCATCCCAGTAGAGCGACTACCGGAATTGGGTAAGGTGAGCGCGTTCAGCATGTTTACCCACTCAGGTGCGCGGCACGTCGAAAACCCCTCCATCATCAACGACACAAGTAAGTATTCTTCCCGTGAACTAGCGGAAATGCTGGTGGATGACGCTAGCGGCAGCGGAAACGTACTAGTCAAAGCAAGCACGATTGATGAGTGGGTGCGCGCCGCACAGGAAAATGGTGTGCATGTGGACGGTGTGCGCGAAAAAGAAGGCAGTGACTACGCCGTGATCGTGGTCAAAGACTCCTTTGAGTGCGACTTCACGGAAAAAGAGCTAGACACGACAGATCCGTCAACCAACTTCATTAATGGACTAATGTTATCAAACTAGGAAACCTTTAAGGAAAACATATGAATATTGTGTATGCTTTGTCGTCCGACGGCGATAAGACTATCATCAGCGACGGCAACGAAACCTTCATCTCATGGCTGTCAAGCGACGAGAAAGCTGTACTAAGCAGCAAACCGTCTCAGGCGGTCGGGTTCTGCGGGCCTGAATCAGAAGCAGCGGTCACCTTTGACGGTGAAACCATGCGGATCTATCCGCAAGAGGGAGAACCAGAAGAATACCCCACAAAGTGGTGCTACATCTCCCCTAGCCCTAAAGCAGAGTATGTGGCAATCCGCACCGAGCTTGGCGTGAAATTCGTACACTACGCCGACCATGCGGCAGGCGAGGGTGAGGAGAAAAGCTACACTATGCCGCTGAATGCTTACGCCACGCCGGTGATTTCGCCAGGCATGAGCCTTGCTGGTTTTATCGACGAAACCTCATCAAAGATCCTCACCATCTCACCGTTTAACAGTGGCGACGCGGCAGTGACCGTCGATCTAGGAAAAACAGGTGTCGTGTGGTCAGCCCAGATCAGCGGCGAGGACAAATCAATCAACCTTTATGTGTCCTCGTCCACATCACGCAATGTCATTACCAAAGTGTCCAACGTAGGCGGCATGCTGCGGAAGAAAACCGTTGTTGCTTTGGATGCTGTTCCCGTGCGCGTTGTCACCACCCCCAGCGGAACAGTTATCGCCGCAGTCTGTAACGACGGCAGCGTGGAAAACATCGCCCAAAGCCAAGGATCTTCACATGTGTGCAAGCTGATACGTGAGGGGCACGACTTCATCAGGGTTTTTGCTGGCGGCACCATCATGTCAGCAAAGCAAAACCCTGTGTCTGTTGGGCCTGTTTACGCAACCATCATCAGTAAAACGGGCATCACCTCAATCAGGCTCACTGACACGCTCAGCGATCTAAACGGGCTAAGATGTTCTAGGCGCACATTGGTTACCGCCGACAAAGTGCCCATGTCAACAACACTTGTTTACGACAAGTCGAACAGCCGATGTGTGATTATCCCAGTTGATGACACCAGCATCATTGACTACAACCCATCTGTAGTGCCGTTTGTTCAAGCGGGGTTCAACGTTGTGACATGCGCGCTGAATCGTAGTCGCAAAGACTACCCTAATCGTGACATGTGGCTGGATGATGTGGGGCAAGATATGGATGATGTTGCCCGCGTCATGAGGAAAACACGCGGCTACACAACGGTTACAGTCATCGCTGACAATGACTATGCAGATGCCTGTGTGTCTTTATCCTCAATGAAAAACAGCATTGATGCTGCAATCCTTGTTGACCCCACCCGCAACATTGGCAGCATTGGTGACATAGTGAAGAAAATCACCAAGCACGGGACGCTATTTGTCCTAGAGAAAAACTCCGCCACCACGCCAGAAAAAACAGGTGTCACAGCACTAGACGAAAGCACTATCTATGAGGGATACTCGGATCTAATGGATAAAACCATTGACTATCTGAAAACCGTCTAGCAACCATTAGGGAGAAGTCATGACAGATAAACAACAAGACCCCATCGCTACAACACGCCACGAAGCCATGCGTGAAGAGCTAGGAGAATACGTTGAAAAGATCGGCGTGTCGGAACGTAAGGATGACATTCTGAACGAGTTTGACAGGCTGATGGGCTAGATATGCTCATGCCTGTAAGTCTTCTTGTACAAGCGACAAACACCATTGCGGGAGGCGCTAACAACGCCCAAAGTGTACTGTTCGTCACGCAAGGTGCGGCGTACACCGTCATGGATCATGAGGAAGCGGCGGATCTCGCCGCAACAGGAAACTGTAAACTGGTGGGGTGGGCAACGATGCGGGCTTTGGCGCGGCACCCATCAACCACTTGGACTATCCCTGATAATTCACGGGAAGGGCAAGAGCGACTAGAGAAAATAGTCAGCGAGACTGAATCACATGTGTCAACAAGGGTCACATCAAAATCCACTGCGCCTAAACAAATAGTGGAGATGACCTCTGATAACCGTGTTGGACTAATGCAGATTCAACGCCGCCGAGAGTATCGGCAAAACCGCACATGGTAGGCTAGGTGCGGAAAAGATATGCACACCAAATCAATTCAAATCAAATGAGGTAGAAAATGGACAACAATTATGGTTCATCATGGGGACAAGAAAGCAACAGTTGGGGTAGCAGCTACGGCAGTAGTGAAGAATCCACCAGTGATACCACCTACTCAGGATCGGTGAGTTCTAGCACTAACGCATGGGGAGAGTCCACGCCAGCAGAAGATTCGCCAAGTGAAACCACCGTGGACGGTGTAGATGATGGCGGCGACAAGCAAGAATCCGAAAGCGAACAGTTCTACAAAACAGAGAACACCCCCACCGTCGAAGAAGGAATCAATGCTGATGACTCCGACGCAGAGGAGGATGAGGTTGACTCGGATACGGAAGAAGAACAGGAAACTGCCAGCAGCACACCGAAAGCTCCTGTCAAAGGAAAAAAGAACGGAACTAAGAAACGCCGCGCCGCAGGCACAAGCACAGCCCGCACCTACACGCAAGCACAGTTTGAGAAGGGCATCGAAGTTGCACTCAAACTAAGCGAGGTCAAGGAAAGTAAATTCTTTCCAGCGGTTCGATCCTTCTTTGGCATTATGCCCGCCACGAAAGATGCGAAAGTGGCGGCCACCATTGCCGAATCAGACGCTGATGTATCCATCATCAAGGACGTTATTGGACCGGTGCTTGAAAAGTACGAGAATGGCGAAAGCCTGTCGTTCCGCGACGGTGCCGCTATGGCATCAAGCATCAACGCCCTCAGTGATGTTAACCAAAGCTCACTGACTAAGTTGCTGGGCGATGTGAACGACAACCGCGACGAGCCAGAGGAAGGCGTGAAGCTTCCACGCAGGAATCCAGATGCAAACGACATTGCCATGTTTGCTGATGCGATTATTGCGAAAAACCCATCTGATGTCCGTGAGGTGATTTCCATCCTGGAAGCACTTAAAGTGTAGAAACGGACGTTAAGAAAAAGGGCACCGTCTCCGTGTAGTTATTGTTTAATACTTTTGGAGATAGTGTCCTTTTCGTATGACCTATCAGAACACTGCAAGGAAAAATAAGGTGCTGAAACTAAAAAAGAATAAGAACAAAGAAGAAAAACCACAGAAAAAACCCTCTTTATGGAAAGCAGGCGTGCCGAAAGGCGCACGTCGATCAGCTGTTGTTGCGGGATCTAATGTTGTTCTAGCCTCTGTGCCGCTGGCGCTAGTTCATGTTGGGCTTGTCTACGGCAAAATCACCCTCCCAGAGATCGCAGGAAACGACACCAACATGGCAATGTGGTCTTTAGGAAGCGTTGCCCTCCCGGCGCTCCTGTCGTTTATCGTGGGGCTGTGTGCAGCGTTGCTGGTGTTGCCGCTTAAGGGAGTCAAGTACGCGCTATGGCTGTTTGGTCAACACCAGTGGAAGATCCTCCTGTCTTACATGCTTACCCTTGTTGTGTTGAGCGCCCTTGTTATTGCGTGCGTGTATATCTCTCGTGATTTAAGCGCGGTGCGTCCAGATAACCCTGGCATGGATTTTATTGTTCTTGCAGGTTACGCCGCATATTTGTTTCCTTTGTGGATGGGTTTCCGTGAGGGATACCGTGGGTACAGGTTATGGGGTGCCCAAACCATGCAGGACAGGTGGGAGGAGGAGAACCGCCGCCGTGAAATCAAGCTCCGGGGACAAGCCTACGACAAGCTCAGTGAACAAGTGAAAATCATGTCTGGGTTAAACCGTGACGTGCCACGCGGGGCGTGGGGGTTCTGTCTCCTGCTGCAACCCATTTGGATCACAATGGGAATTGTCCTGGGGGCGTTGACGGGTGCTCCGTGGTTCGCTGCAGTGTGGTTCATTTTCCTGCCAGCGATTCTGATTGCGGTGTGGGCGTATGTGGTGAAAATTCATGACATGAAACTTCCCAACAAGGGTAAATGGGAGCGGCTTTCTGTCAGACGGGATGAGAACACCATTGACGAGTGGGAACCGTCAAAAATTGGTGCAGGTGCCTGGTCGAAAATTGCTTGATTAAAAATAAGCAAGGGGGTATTGACACTACCCCCTTGTACGCCTTAGAATTAATTGTCGATAGCAGATGAACAGCTAAGGTTCTAAGACAATTTCAAAAAGGCAGTACGTGTGACGAGAAAACAAAAACACAACAAAAGAACACAAACCCCCGCCGAAAAGCAGCGGAGAAAAGACCTGAAAAACGTATTGGACTACATTTTCAGCGACGAAGAAGAACGTGACCCTATCAATGAAGCCCCATGCGGCGAAAACGATAGGGTCATTGACATTTTCGATAAGGCTTTCCGCCCTGACCGTGAAGAATATCCCCCCACACCGAAAGGGGAGAAAGCATATAAGGCGGCGCTGGAGAAATCGCTAGAGGCGCAGGAAAAAGCCCAGAAGATATGCGAGCGTTGCCCATTTAAAACACAGTGCATGTCGGAATCATTATCGCGCCCCATGCCGCCGCACAGAAGGAAAAGCGACGACTTGAGACTAGATTACGACAAATATGGGGTTTTCGGGGGGACAACACCAGAATACAGGGAGGAACTGTTCGACCATCTGGCGCAGTCCTTGGGGTACACAAAAACAGACACCATGTCGGGGGTTAGGTATGTCACGCCCGCGACACGGGCGAAAATCATGTGGCGCCGCAGGAAACGCACATGACAAACCCAGACATCTGGGCGGGTGAAGATGAGGAAAAACCACCAGAGTTCACCGAAAAGAACTCCAGAAGATGGGCAGACGACACTCCCACAGCGCTTGGATACATGCACCCAGCCCTGGCGGAATACACAGACATCCTCACCCCAGCGCAAATCACCTACTGGTCGGGGGTTACTGGCATCCCATGTCAGCACATGATTTACATTCTCCAGGGTGACGCAACCCCAACGGAAGACCATAGGGAACGGCTCTTGCGGATCTTTACCCCAGAAACACTAGACAAACTCACCACGCAAGGCCCTGAATCACATTGGGAGTTCGTGGAATTGCAGGATAACTACCTGGAACTATATGATGAGAAAAAGAGCTACCCAATTGAGGAACTGTATGAAAACTGCCTTGTCGCCATCGATGGCGAAGGGTGGCTGAAAATATCAGGCATTGAGGTTTCTCGTGATGCGCTCACAATTTACTCTGGCGGTGTCAGGGTGGGCGATCTGCGCACGGGAAGCGCTGTTCATAGTCTGATACCCAGAAAAGGGAAAATGGAATCACGGATAAAAAAGGATAGGCAGGCAATGGAAAAGCTCACTGATGAGCAGGCACTCCAGGCCCGGCGCGCTATGATGGATCGTTTGGTGGCTGATGCGTTTAGGGGGTTGGACGTTGGGGCGGAGTAGGCGTACTGCGCGTGCTGCGGGCGCGGATTTTGAGATGTGTGTTGCGGATACTATGGCGTATTTGTTGCGTGATGAGTATGTGTCGCGTGCTTTTACGAAGGGTAAGAATGATACGGGGGATATTGATGGGGTTCGTCATAATGGGAAGCCGGTGGTGGTTGAGTGTAAGAATGAGGCTTCTGTGTCGTTGGGTTCGTGGTGGGGTGAGGCTGTTCGGGAGGCTGGGAATGCGGGGACGGGTTTGTGTGTGGTGGCGCATAAGCGTAAGGGTGTGAGGTGGGATAATGTGGGGGGTAAGAAGATTGGTGTTTATCATTGGGTTACTGCTCCGTTGAGTATGATGGTTGATGGGTTTGGGGTGGATGTTGGTGAAGTTGTGCGGGTGAAGCCTGAGCGGGGGCAGGGGGTGTTGGATGCTGTGGCTAGGTGTGTTGATGGTGGGGCGCGTTTTGTGTGTCATACGCGGAATCGGTTTAAGGATGATCCGTGGGTGACGATGACTGTTAATGATTTTTGTCATGTGTTGTGTCATGATGTGACTTCTTATGATGCTGCGGTGTTTTTGATTGGTGATGAGGTTTTGTGGACTGGAAATGATGAGCAGTGGGCATTTATAGTTGAGAAGATGAGTCAATTGAAGAATGAAGGAAAATAGAATTTAAGTGATACCTAAAAGTGGTGAGAAGATCCTTGGTGATATTTGTCAGCTGAGGGGTTGGGGTGTTCGCCCGCCGCAGATGAGTATGGTTCAGCAGATGGATTCGTCGTTGCGGCGTATGGATCAGAGTTGGGTGGATACTTTGGTGTCTGCGCCGGTTGGCACTGGTAAGACTTTGGGGTATTTGTGTGCCGCGTTGCCGTATGGGCGTATGGCTGTGTCTACGTCTACTAAGGCGCTGCAGGAGCAGATTATTGGGGAAGAATTACCTGAGTTTGTTCGGAATGTTCAGCGCTTGTATAAGGTTGATGTTTCCTATTACTTACTGAAAGGGAAAGATAACTATTTGTGCATTGAGCTTGCTCGGAAGTGGTTGGCGAGCCATAATGCGGGGCTTTTCGGGGGGAAGGTGAGTAATGAGGATATTGACAGGGTTCGTAAGCTTGTTGCTGACTGTGAAATGATGTTGGAGGAGCCGAATAGGAAAAGCCATGATCAGGAAAGTGGTTTGGCTGAGTTGCCTGACAATATCCGCATGAAAATCACGTGGGGTAATCCTGATGCGAAAAAGGCCAGTGGTTTTGATAAGGATAAGTCACAGTCGAATATTAATCGTGATTCTTATTTGCTGGCGAAATGGTTGGCGGGGCAGGCGACTATCCTGGTGGTGAATACGTCGCTGGTTGCCTCGGATGTCTGGAATAATGTTAATCCCGCAACGTCTGTTTTTCATGATCGGACCATTGTGTTTGATGAGGCGCATCATGCGCATTCTATTATTTTGGCTGCGGGGTCACCTGAAACCCCAACGAGGGCAGTGATGTCCACGGGTGTGAAGAACGCCAAGAAAATGGTTGATGCTTTCAACCGTGCTGTTGAGGAGTTTGACAGCATGCCGAACAATAAGCGCACTCGCAGGCCGATTGCTGACGCCACTCAGGGTTTGATGAGTGCTGTTTTAGCGGAGCAGGCGGAACAGACACCGGCGATGAAGAACGCGGTGCAGGCGTGTAAGGATTTCCTGGAGGCTATCTCTAGTATGACGATGGTGACCAGCCGTGACGGGATGAAACGGAAAGTCCCCACTCATGATGTGTCCACAGAAAAGGTGGGGCAGCGGACGGTGATGCATGTGTCGAAGATTTTCACTGATGATTTCCGTTTGGCGTTGCATTCTGTGGCATCACCGGAGAATGGATTCACGTCACGGGTGATTTTCTGCTCTGGAACCATCACCTATGATGATGTGCGCGGCATTGGGGTTAGGCGTGATGTTCAACACATTGAGGTTGGTACGCCGTTTGATTTCGGTAGGTGCAAAATGCTGATTCCCCAGGGATGGGAAACCGACCCCACTCAGAAGGGTTGGGAGCAGCGCACGATACGGATGGTGGTTGACATGGTGCGCGCCGCTGGTGGGCGGGCGCTGATTCTTACCACGTCGCTGAAACGAATCCGCGACTATGAGGCTGCGCTGCGCCCGCTGGGTCACCGTATCTACACCCAAGACGATGACACCATGTCGCGCAAGGAGAAGATTGAGGGTTTCACCAATTTTGAATCCTCTATCCTTATTGGCACAAAGTCATTTTGGGAAGGTTTTGACGTTCCGGGCGACTCGCTGCAGCTTGTCGTGCTGGATAAGATCATGTTCCCCATCGTCACTGACCATGTAACCAATGCCATGTGTAAAGCAGCGAAAATACGCGGCGACAACGAGTTCATGACGGTTACCGTCAACCATGCTAAACAAATGATGGCTCAAGGTTGCGGCAGGCTCATGAGATCAGTCAAGGATAAAGGAGGCATTGCTGTTTTGGACTCCCGCATTCGCAGTAAACGCTATGGGCGTAATATCATGTCGTTGGTGGAGCAGGATATGATGGTAACCGACCATTTGGGGCATTTCACCTCATGGCTTGAAACAGTCACCCAATGGGATGGTGAAGGCCCCACACCACGCCCACAAGGTGGCAATTGGGTGCCGCTCAGGGCAATCGGAAACTAAACAGAAAGAAAACAAAAGGGACAAGAAAAAATATGAGTTCATCCTTCATTGAGAAAAACCAGCAAGCAGTGGAAGCCCTCACACGGTACTACATTCAGAACACGTTCCAGCGTTCCGCCAGGATTGATCACACTGTTGAACATGCACTGCAGGAAACCCTGGAAAGCATGTACATTCCTCATGAGGACAGCGATATTAAAATTGAAAGCTGCCAGAAGATCATTGAGTTCTCTGAGTACATCGCAGGGAAAGTGGTCTTGTACATGGCGGATAAGGGAAACCCCCAGCGGGAACACGACAAAAACCAGATCCTGCGTGAAATCGGGTGGTCATACTATGGTCGGTTTGACTTCCCCCGCAAAGAGCGCAACAAGAAAACCAACAAAATGGAAGAGGTTTTCAGGGAGTACTTGTACGTGTACATTGATCCCGTCGGGTTTGATAAAGGGTGGGAGTTCCTGCAGGTCTGCGCTGGGCCTAACCCGTTGTTGAAAACAAAAGACGGTACCCCCATCACCGACCCCAATAAAATCGACAAGTTCGCCTGCAACTTCACAATGGTTGACAACATTGAGGATGCCGTGCAGTTTGCGCTTGATGAGGAACCGCGACCAGGTTTCTTCTTTAAGCAAACCCCCGCTCAAATCAGCTCTGCCATCGCTTTCGTGTCGGACATTAAGCGACTACCGGCATATATCGTGTCCAAGGTTATTCCGTTCTACCAAAAAATCATTGACACCGAGCTTGAAGCCCGTAACGTGGCACGCCAGCGGGAAGCCGTCGAAAAGCGCTACGAGGATGCCGTCATTTACGGTGCCGCCGAGGTTATTGAGCCTAACACCCCAGAGGAAACCCCAGAAGTATCGCACTATGGAATGACAGATGGGGACGAGGATAGTTTTGAGTTCCTTGATGGTGGCGACGATGACCACGAGGCGGAAGACGATGCCGTAGAAGGTGCGGACAACGACGAAACCCAGGCATCCCCTATTCAACCTGCGGTTGATTCTCGGACTAGTGGTGCCGCCGCTGTGGACGATAATCCCGCAAGTACTAGTGGCAGGCATGAATCACCACGTCGCGGGTTTTTCCAGCGCCTGCGTGACAGTATCCAGCGACCAGTAAATGATACGGTAGCGCCCGCCGGTGTGATGTCCCCATTGGGTGCTGTTTCGGAAGGTCAGGAGGAATCTCCTACTGATGTTGACGCGAACGCACCTGCCGTGGAAGCGATGGGAACAGAGACCGTGAGTGACGCTGATGTAACAGTGGGCGGGCGGCACCGCAAAGAAGACTCAGACGATGACACAGATGCGGGCACAATCACTGAGGACGCTGAGCAGCTGGAGGATTCCGACGAGTCAGATAGTGAGGAATCCTTTGAGTCTATCTCCGAGACATTCAACTGGGGTAGCGTGTCGGCGCAATACCCAGCGGACAATCACGCACCCCTTGGCGTGCACAGCGATGACGATGACACAAACGAGGGCGACTCTCTAGATGCTGGCGGAGAAGCAGTTGCTGAGGTGGATGATGATGTGGAAGAGATTGTAAACGTACTGCCATATAGTGAAGAGGATGACGCGGACGGCAACGATTCCCCCGAGGATGCAGGCGTAGAAAATGATGCTGATGACGTAAAGCAGGAGCAGGAATCAGAGGAAGACGAGCCTGAAAACGGGGAGGATTCCGACCCCACTCCTGCAGTGGAAGCTAAGTTCACTGACGACAGCACCGCGATTATTAGCTTGAAGCAAATCGGCGTGTCAGAAAACGACCGCATTCTCCTTGACCCCAAAAAGCACATCGACGACGACGACGACTGGATGAAGGGAAGTAAGTAGAAACCATGATGCAGCGCTCAGGTGTGCTGGAACACTCTCGGGTCATGTCCCCAGGGCGACTCATTGCCCTACGAACCGTTAAACCAGATGACGTTTTAAGCGGGTTCAGCACCTCCTCCAGCGGAGATGCCTTGTTCCTTAAAAGTTTCAGCAACTTCATGCGGGAGGAAAACCCAGACAGGCTTGTCAGGGTTCGGTTCGTTAGCGGAGACACTGTTATCTGCACACCTGCAGCCCGCATTCAAACAGCTAAAAACGGTGCCGTGTACGCAAAATATATCAAGCCCGGCATGAGGGTAATGACAACCAGCTTTTTCGGCAAGGGCCTTGTATCCCTCCCAGAGAATGGGGATATTCTCTCATCACAGCCGTTTGACAGTACTGGAATGTTGCCGCTGGCACCGTCGGCAACACGCACAGAACGTCCACAAGATGACCTCTTGGTGGCAAGAATCGTCTCCATGTCAATGGATGCGTTCGGCACGCTTAATCAGAAGACCTACAATCATTGTCGGAACACGCTGCTTACCAGCAACCCGCATATTTACGGGTGCCCCGTGTGGAATGAATCAACAATCAAGAAAATCCGCAGCAGAATCATTGGACCTTATGTGAACTGGGTGCTGGAAGTGGAGGGACTTGACCACCCACCAGGCAATGGGGGTATAATGACATGGAAAAACCCTAGTAGTCTTGCTGTGGCTATTGGGGGCAGTGAGGAACGTCCTCACACGATATTCATACAGTGTTAAGAAGGGAAACGATTTGAACGACACAATTGTCACCGTTGTCGGCAACTTGGTTGCTGACCCAGAGCTGCGATTTACCCCCAATGGTGCGGCGGTGGCGAACTTCCGTATTGCTTCAACCCCACGTCGCTTTAACCGGCAGACAAGCCAATGGGAAGACGGCGAGGCGATGTACCTTACCTGCAATGTGTGGCGGCAAGCCGCTGAGCATGTAGCTGAATCCCTGGCAAAGGGTATGCGTGTCATCGTGCAGGGTAAACTACGCCAGCGATCTTACGAAAACAAGGAGGGCGAGCGCCGCAGCGTTTTTGAAATTGAGGTTGATGAGGTTGGGCCTTCCTTGAGTTTCGCTACCGCACAGGTTACCCGCGTATCCAGCAATAACAATGGTGGCGGTTACAGCAACGGTGGTGATGGTTGGGGCAATGCAGCTCCTGCACCACAAAACCAGTGGCAGAACCAACAGCCGCAAGGCGGATTCCAGGGCGGGTTTGGTGGTGGCGGTTTCCAAGGACAAGGTACCCCCGCAGCACCGAATCAGTGGCAGAACCAGCAACCACAGGGCGGTTTTGGGCAGCCGCCGATGCAGCAACAGGGAGGCGGCGACCCGTGGGATAGCGGATATGTCCCGCAAGCAGCCCCTGCACAGAATCAGCAACAAGCAGCACCACAGTCCGCCCCTTCTCCTGAGCCTCAACAGCCCCCGCTGCCGGAGGCGGAACCAATGGGACAGCCTGCCGCGCCGCCGCGCCGCGCTGCCACGCCACGCCCGCCGGTGCCGCCAGCAAACCAGAATGCGGTTCCAACTGAAACCCCAGCGGCAGGGTTCGGGGAGGAGGCTCCGTTCTAAACGGGTAGCGCCCCCTGTTTGTGGGTTTCTCTTTCCGCCCCCGCAACCCCAAAGATCATAGTGAAATGGGGACTGTGCGGGGGTGTTTTTATGTCGTAAACAATTTTCAGCAAGGAGCTAAATGTGTTTTTTAAAAGCGTAACTATCGCCGGTTTCGGTAGTTTCCCAGAAGTGCCCACTACGTTTACGTTTGACAACAGGTTCACCACCATTGTTGGCAAGAACGGCAGCGGGAAGACTAGCGTTCTTCACGCCATCATGTGGGTGCTTTTCGGCAAGGAGTCTTCCCGCGTGGCGGGGGACATGGGTTCTGTGGTGAACAAAGCCTGCTACCAGGCTGATGTGACATTAGAACTGGTAGACAATGAGGGCGATGAGGTTACGATTCGTCGTGTCTATGCCGACACCGACCGTGGCGGCAACCATACTCTTACTGTGAAGCGTGGGCGGTTCAAGAAAACCTCAATTACCGCAGCGCAGAAGGAAATTTGGCGGATTCTTAATGTGGACCCGTCGGTTTTTCTTGCCTTGTCTGTCATTGATCAGCACGGCACCGGCAAGATTGATTCCATCATGAAGGCAAGCCCAGCTGAGCGGCGCGCTGTCATTTCAGCGCTATTGCCAAACGGTGAGGAATGGGCGAAAGTCCATAAACGCGCGGTCGCCGCGCGGCGTGAAGCTAAACGCACACTAAAAGAAAAAGAAAGCGAATTGCGTCACGTCGAGGCGGAATTTGCGTCACTCCCACACCTCGGGGACACGTTGGACTGCCCCTTTAATGATGAGGATCTGCGGGCGGCGCGGGCGAAAGCGCAGAAACTAGAGCTGGAAGACAACGACAAAAAGCGCCACCTACATGAACAGTTGGAAAAATTGAGGGAGGAAGAAGCCACGGCAACCGCCGAGCTGGGGCAAAAAGCACAAGAGCTGCAGGCACAGTTGGTTGATGTGCAACAGCAATGGGCGAACTACAACAGCTATGCCCAACAGCTGGAATCGGCCCGCTCGAACCTTGATGCGCTCACCCAGAAAACACAAGGGTTGCCAACGGATGAGGAGCTGTACCAGGCGCAATTCCTTACCAGCGATATTCACCGTTTGTCTCACCTTGCTAATGATGAGTGTCCCATGTGTCGCGCGGGACTCACCCAGGAGGAGGCTCAACCCTACATTCAGTACGCGCAGGCACAGTTGCAGCGGATCAACGGACTGGGTTTAAGCGTTGATGCTATCGCGCAGCTTAAGGCGGAATGCCGTGCTGCTCAAACCTACTACGACCAGTTGGTAGGAAACCCTGTTGAAAAGCCGGAACACACGCCTGAAAGCATTGTTCAGCGTATTGGTGCAATCAACGAGGAGGCGGCAAGTCTTCCTGTTGCGCAGCGCATTGTTGAAGTCACCAACAAGATTGCCAAGGTCTACAACGAAGATCTCATTAAGGCACGACGCGAGGTGGATAATATTGCGGAAATCATGGCGCAGCATTCCAAGGATCTGCATGAGCGTGAGCGTGCCGCCATTATGCGAAATCGCATAGAAACACTGGAAGAGGAATACGCCAGGCTTGATGCGCGAGTACAAGCGCTGGAGGTGTTGGTGCAGGCATCAGATCCAGGTGGTATCGCTAGCGTCAAAATTGATGCGGAAGCAAAGCGACTGTGCGACGCGGCTAATGATGTGCTGCTGAAAATCGGTGCGGATTCGCTTCTCATTCGCCCTGAGACGCGAGAAACAACCAGGGGAAGTAAAATCATACCTGAGCTGTTTTTCGTCCACGGTGAGGGGGCGCTTACTCGTGATGTGAAAACATTCTCGTCTGGTGAGCAGGCCCGCGTGTCGTGCGCAATGGCGTTGGGTGCCGCGCTACAAACAGCGGAAAGCCTCAGTGTCCTGCTTCTTGACGAACCAATGAGCATGGTTGACGATGAAACCGCAACATTGTTCAACAAAGTGCTGGAGGATAGTGTGAGCGCGGGTGATATTGACCAGGTGATTATGACCTCTAGGCTCGCCGGTGCGGTCAACCCAATGGAAGTTCCCTCTGCGTGGAAGGGTGTTTCTTAACCCAAAACCAAGTGGGCGTGCGGGCGGGGGCGGCGCGTTGGAAGCCATTGTGCGCCAGCAGTAATCAAGGCTATCATGAGTGAGGAAGCCCGCGCCCCTACGGTAGCCCTCTTTTTGTTTATGCGCTGGTTGCTGGTGTGGGGGGGCGGGAAATATTTAAAAGGATTTATTTATGGTTGAGTATGTTTTTGATAACCCAAAGCTTTTTGTAGATTGTGTACGGAAGGCAAGTTTGTTGCTGTCATCAAGCGCTACGGAGAGCTACCGCAGGCTGCTTCACATCTACGATGACGGCACACAAGTGTGGGTTGACGCGGAGGGAGACACTGGTACCGCACACATGCCGATACCAGCAACAATCAACAAGACAGGCGGATTCACTGTCATTGGTAAAGAGTTTGAGAAAACCGCCCGTGCGCTTACCGACACATGGTCAACCACACTAACCGAAAACGACGGGACGATCACCGTTAAGCAGGGGAGACGGAAACTCGCGTTCCCTTCACAGGAATACGGCTCGCACGCGGCGCTACCGGAACCGGTCACCGACAAACCAGACGACACCACCACCCTGGAAACCGCACGACTATGGGCGGCAGTAAACGAGGTTGCCGTGGCACGCCACACCGACCGTTCAGCGCAAGGCATGCTAGCAACAGGGGTGTTTATCTACACCACGCAGGAAGGGGAAGCCTACGCATACGCGGTTTCACAAGGACTGGCACACGCCCCTGGCGGTACCACACGGGGCGCGCCCATCTTGTTTTCCGCTGATTACAACAGTCTCGCCAACGCCACGAAGATAGTGGACGGCACAGTGGAGGCGTGGACGGAAAACGCTGGCAGGAAACTCTGCATGGCGCAACCCGACGGGGCGGTGTTTTCCTTCCACGGCATCAACGCCACCAAAGAGGCTATTAACCAGTTCTCGCTGGTCAACATTAAGAAAATCCTTGCGGATGACTTTGAGGAAACCAGCATACGCATCCAGGTCAACAAGCGGCGTTTCGTTTCCCTAGCGAAAAGCGCGGTCAACCTGTCAGACTCCAGCAAAACGGTGTTTATCCACATTGGTGGTGAAGTAACCGTAAGCAGCAAAAACAACGGGAGGGAAGCGTTCAGCGACACCATGCCGTGTGATGTGGTGGTGGACAATACCGATGGTGAGGGCGTGGCGTTTACCGTTGACCAGAAGTCACTGGGGCTGTTTTCAGGTTTCACCCCACCAGAAGACGGCAACCTTGAATTGGCGGTGTCGCCCACGGCGAAAAAACGATTCGCCATTGTCTTAGGTGACATGGACTCACCTCATTATTTTGTGGTCTCCGCCGGGCGTGTCTGACCCTCATGCTACAATCGTAATAATCGTCAAAACACCAGCTAGGAGGCACAAAATGGCAAGGGGAATGCACTATAACACAATGGATCTTGCACAGTACATCCCGAAAGTACTGCGCAAAGACCATGACATACAACTTCTGTATGGGCTGGTGTGCCCGCATGTGTCCAACTTAGGGTGGTCACTTGACCGTCAGTTCCTTTTCGTTGAGGAAATGGTCAAAAACCAGAGATACCGCAACGGCGAAGAAGAAGAGTACCAAACCAGGCATTTCCGGGCGGAAGAGATGCTTGACATCAGGTTCTTTGACCGCCACTATCAGGACGGCAAGTACCTTGGCACCAAAGCGCGCCTGTTCTTTACCGCCCAAAGCTTCTCAAAGAAAGGCGGGCAGGGGAACAATATGGAGAATCAGCATATTGATACTGATTTTCTGTGTCTGAACTCCCGCAGTAGAACAGTGTTCTACCAACAAGCCCTCGCTCGTTCCGTGGCATATGATGCGATGTCAGCTTTGGGCGCGCCCGCGATCATTGAGAAGGTCACCAAAAACAAAAACGAGGGTCGCTGGGCTATCGACTTCACCAGAAAAGCGGATGGTAAACCGTACCCCAATCATGTTTTGGACCCTGCTGTTCAGCGTGTCGCCACCCGCGAGGTACCCATGATTCAACTCAGCGATTCCGATAAGAAATTCATCGTCGCAGCCCTGCTAAACAACACAGGGCCTATCGCGGGTGCCGTGAAAACCATTGCTGGGCATTTCCAACTGGGAGATGATTTCGTGGCGCATGTCATGAATGAATCCATGAATCAAAACCACAACTATTCCCGCGCCACCGATGGAGACACCACGGGGGTGAGTCTTTTGGTGCTCATGTGGTGTTTGTCGTCATGGTTGTGGAACAGGCACAACGCCGCCCAGCAGCAACAACAGAATCAAGCAGTAAACCAAGGGTAACAAGGGGTATAAATAAGGGGTATGGCACAACAAACGTCAAGAGAATGTAAACTACCGGGATGCAAAAAGATAGTGGCGTTGAAAAACCCCACTTATCCCTACTGTAATCACCATGCAGGTATGAAGGATCGCGGAAGTAACTTCAACGACTTCTATTGGTCCAGACTGAAAAACGCCGCCACGTTCTTTTCACGACCGTTCAGGATGTTCACTCCCGCGAAAACGCACATGGCGGTACAACTTGCCGAGTCAAGCGGGGGGCTGGGAAAAAAAACCGTAACACGGCTGCTCCGCGCTACCAAAGGCATCAAAACAGGGGACGCTGAAACATCACAAGCCCACATTGATGACGCATGCTATCAGGCCGTAGAAGAGCTGAAAAAAGACCCTAATGTACAGGATGTGATGATGTGTCACGCGCAGGACGGGCACATGATAATCCCAGGAAAGGGGCACCGCGTCCCCATCACCAGCCCAAAACCCCTAGTGGTGTACATCACGGAAGAAGGCACGTTCGTTGCGGACATGGCGCCGGCCTCCATCCTTCCCGAGGGAAACGGTCTGGATTTCTACGAGTCGGGTACGTCGATAACCACGGATCGTATCGTGGTGGAGGAAATCAACAACTACACCCAATATCATGAAACCACCTGGACACGCATCATCAACTCCGACGGGGAGATTCTGTGGGAAAACGACGAGATCACCAGCGACGGGTACGACGATGTGCGGAAATTGATAAAAATGAGCACAATGACACCCCCAACGCAAACACTGCCAATACCCAATAGGGGTGACCAACACGCCGCGCCACCAGAACACAACACCAGTGCGGGCACTGACGGGGATCTAACGGTAAGTGACCTTATGGAAGACTAGAAAACGTGTTACACACCTGCGCCAAGAAGTGCGCCACATAACCCCCGTCCCCTCAAACACGCATTAGGAAACAAAGAGGCATTTAAGGAAGACAACAACAATGAGCGACAACATTAACAATGAAGAGCAACTAGAAGCAAACCAGGAAAATGTGGGTGCCGTCTACGATGAGGATGGTCAACTCATTAAAACCTCATGGGAAATTGAGGAGGAACAACGCGAAAAGAAACGCGAACAACAACGCCTAGAGAAACAGCGCGAACAAGAAACCATAGAAGCCGCGAAACGTGAAGCGAGAATGCGCCGCAGGCGGGAACGCGAGGAGGAAAACCGTAGATACAGGGAACAACAAAAACAAATTGCCTACCTTAAACGCCTCCCCAAATACATCAGGGACATGCCCATAACCCCCAAAGGAACCCCTTTTGAACTGCCGAAAAAAGGGTGGTTCAGTAAACAAGACGACGAGGCACTGATTGAGGCGGAAAAGCAACGCAGGAAAGCCGAAAGGGAACGCCGCCAGCATTCCATTGAGGTTTTCCAATCAATACGTACACCCTTCCCTAAAGAAAACGACATGCCAGCAGTGATTACTGTGTTGTCGCAAAAAATCGGCACTGGTGGAACAGTTCTCACGCGGCTACTTAGTGCCGCGCTCAGTGAAAACCGTGGAATCGAAAGCCGCCCTGTTGTGTCGATAGACCTGGGCGCAGACAACAGAACTGTATCGCTAGCGGCCCGCCATAACCGACAACGCGACATCAACGTGTCCATGATTGACCTTGTGCGCAACATCAAGAAAAACCCCGGCGCGCAAATCCCTGCTAGTGAATACACCATTGTTGGTGTGATGAGCGGCGAGTTCATCCTGTCGAATAGTTCCCCAGTACAGCTGCGTATCGCCCACCCCACGGCGCAGGAAACAGGGGCGATTCTTGCCAACATGCGTGGGCTTTACAGCCTCATCATTGCGGACTGTGATGCGTCAACCGAGCAAGACCCCGCGAAATACAGGGTATTAGCAGACTCAGAAGCCATTGTGCTTGCCCTACCCGCAACCATCACACTGCAGGAAGCCGCCGATGAGGTGGAAGACGTGAAGGAAACCAACGGCACATCTCCCATCTTTGCCTGCGTTGTACAGAAAACACAAGACGAGGAACTATCTGACGATGTGCTGGAATACCTGAAAGACAACACCCAAGGCGGATTCCTGTTGGGGTTTGACCCTTATCTAGAATCCCGCACGCGAGGTGACATCAAGTGGGAGAAAATCAACGGAAGTGTGCGCCGCACCATCCGGGAACTCACGGGGCGCTGCATCGCCCATATTAGGGAGAACCGTGAAAAATGGGTCAGCTAACCATTGTTCAAACCTCTGATTTGGTGTGGGCAACACCCAACATTCACGCCACCCAAAAAGCAACCAGCGGGGTAACCGTATTCGCAGACGAACACATATCCACGCCGGGCTTGTTTACCCCGCCAGTGCTTATCATCCTTGACCATGAGGGACGCTCAAAGAAAGACCTGGAGAACATCACCAGGCACACCAACCAATGGGAAAAAGTGCTTCTTGTCACAACAAACATGACGAAAAACCTTTTCTCCAACACCACTATCATCAACCCACCCACCACCATCAAGGAATGGGGGGCACTGTTGGTCACCCCTGATGGTTTCGGCATGAAACTCAGCAAAACCACCCTCACTCACCTGACAGAACAGTATGAAGACCCTCTCATGCTGCTCACAGCGGCGCTATGCCTCAACGCCACAGGAATGGCGGAACCATACACCCCCAACCCTGAACACGACTACGTGATACGCATCCTTGACCACATCAGCGGCACCGCCGCGCCGGGAAGCATGGGGGAGCTTGCGGGGATCATTAGTGGTATGCCTGGCAGTAAGGTAATCCCTGTGGCGACGGCGCTGAGTAACTTCCTGCACAAGGTTGTGCTGGTGTTGTCAAAGACTGGTGAGGCTGGGTTTTACCACCAGAAAGCAGCACGTAAGGTTACAAATGTGGCGTTGTTTTGCAAAACCATCAATCAGGCACCGCCGCCGGAGGAGATGACGAAACCTATACTGGTGGCGCACCTGCATATGTTGCAGCGCTGTTTCACATAGGCCCGCCATAAGGCTTCATAAGGTTATCAACACCCTAGATGCACGCAACCATCAACACTAAAAACACCACACTTGGAAGGAGACTAGTATCACATGCTCAAATGGGAAGACACTGAACTCGGCAGGGAATCAGCCCGAGTCAAAAAGGAATACATCAACAAGGTCATCAATAAGGAAATCAGCATAGATGACCTACTCACCTACGTGCAGAACGAAAACCGCCATAAAGCATTAGGGCAAACCCAAACCTACATCCTCTTAGGTGCACTACCTGGATGGAGTGAAGAACTAGCATTCAGCAAACTGTCAGCAGAGGGTATTGCCCCTAAGAAAACACTGCGGCGCATCGCCACTGAGTATCACAGTCGCACAATCCTGCAGACCCTTGTTGATTCACAGCCCGAGCCGACGCGCACCATTATCCGCCGCATGGACCCCTATCCCCACGTGGGTAGCATCTTTGAGTTTTACCAGAACCTTGACTACAGCGACATCCCGCCGCACATCATGAAAATCTGCACCATCATCGCCAACAAGAAATCAGATGACGAGGCGACAAGCAATGTGCGGGATGAGTCCATCACCCCAACCACCGGTAGGCCCGTCGCGCCGCAGGCAGCACCCGCGACAGGAACCCCAGCAACCCCAACAAGCGCAGAGGACAGTGACGACCTTGATGCCGCCGGTGTGGGTAGTGCCCCAAGTGGCGAGCACTTCCAAAGCTGGAACACCAGCACCACCGGCACCGCCGATGATGCTTACTCTGATGGCAGTATTTTCGCAGACGACGAGGGCGACAGTATCTTTGAAGACTAACCACACCCGCCGCGCCACGCACCCCGTGCCACGGCAAAACCCAGGCACCACGCCACCAACAGCGGACCAATGCAAAAGAAACACCATAAGAACACCCCAATAGGGCAGGACAACAAGAAGCATGGCGAAAAAGAAAACCCAACCACCACCACAACCAAACGACCAGCACCCTGTGCAATCCATGCTCCATGCGCTCGTACTACTGGGGGTAAACCCAGCAGACCTGGAACTGGGGTGGGAACCAGACAAACACACCCATGTATCCATAGCCGTGCCGTCGATGAAATTTGGCATCTGCCTAGATGGTGACAAAGCGGAAAAACTAGAAGAAGACAAATGGATTATCAAACACATCCGTTACAGCGATGTTGAAGCATTCAGCAGGGTTTTTCAGGCCCTCGACGCTGTACGCATCGCTAACTCCTACGTCAAAGCAGATAAAGCCCTGAAAACCACCTCAGAACCAGAAGAATGGCTATGGGCGGAAATGGTCAACCAAAACATCAACCCCCTCCCAGACCGAAACCACGTATTCAGGAGAGAAGACGGCACCGAACTCACAACCCCCGACTTCACCTGGGAGGAATACCGCATTGCCTTCTTCATGGACGGTGCCTACTGGCACAGCGTCAAAGACGACAAAGAACTACTCCGCGACATCGCAGAATCAAAAGACCTAGAAAAACACATCATCGACACCCGCCGCGACAAAGTGCAAAAAGACGGCAGGATACGCAGCGAACTAGCATCAATGGGGTGGCGCGTCCTCAGCTGCACAGATGAAGACCTCCAAGAAGAAGGCGGCATCAGAAGGGTTGTAGGACAAATACGCACCGCAATTGAACAAGAAGCAGCACTCAGAGCGGAACTCAGACAACGCCTCGCAGAAGCGTAACACAAACAACCCCCCCACCCCCACAGGCGCATGGGGCGACTGTTCACCCCGCCGCCAACCACCTAGAAAACCTCGGCTGTTGCCGAGTCACCTTGCCACACCCGCAACAATAAGGCTATCGTAAAAAGCAACAACACGATAAGAAACACCACCCAAAAACAAGGGGCATGGGCACCACGAAAGGAAACACCAACAAACGTGACAAAGGACACGCTTTTTTCTTTCATCAAGGCGAACATCAACATCAAAGACTATGTTGAAGCCCACCCCAACACCCAAAGCCTGAAACAAAGCCACGGCGACACATGGCGCTGCAACAACATCATCGCAGGCGGCAGCAACCCCACCGCCATGATGCTTGACGAATCAACAGGCTACTTCCGCGTCTTCTCCCACGGGCAAGAGCACGGCGACATCATCACCCTGCACCAAATCCTCAACCAAATAGACAACCCCCTTGACGCAGCAGAAGACCTAGCCCAAGCCCACAACATCACCATCCCCGATGAGCTACTGGCACAAAACAACGGCATCAAAAAACAAACCCTCTACCAGGCAATGCGCACAATCGCAAAAAACTGCCACACCTACCTTATGTCGGAGCAAGACCCCCACTCAGCAGCAGCACTCGACTACCTATGGCAACGCGGCATGACCTACCAAGAAATGCGAACATGGGGACTAGGACTCATACCCCCCAACCCCAAACAAGCACTCGAAATAGTCATGCAAGCCTGCAACAACAACCCCGCCATCGCCATCGCCACCGGCATGGCCAACAAATCAAAAAACAACAACGAACTCTACGTCCCCATGCGCGGACGAATCCTCTTCCCCATCATCAACCACAACAAACAAGTACAATCCTTCTCCGCCCGCGCAATCCCAAACATCAACTGCACCAACCCCGACAGCAAATACATCAACACCCGCGCAACCACCATATTCGACAAATCCACCAGCCTCTACGGTGCACACCAACTCAAAGGAGCGCGCCGGGTGGTGGTGTGTGAAGGGAATCTGGATGCCATTGCCGTGTCATCAGCGCTGGGGCCTGACACGGTGGGGGTTGCTGTGTGCGGCACTGCGTTTGGTCGGGACCATGAGTTTCTGGTTCGCGGTGTAGAGGAGTTGACGGTGCTGTTCGACGGTGACAGCGCGGGGCGGGATGCTGCGTTGAAAGCAGCGTGGGTTGCCAACTATGTTCCCAGAACAAGACTATGTGTTATGGGTGGGGGACTGGACCCGTGGGATGCCGCCAAAGGTGACACAGAGAGTTTTCGCCGCATGGTTGGATCTGCAGGTGATTTGATCGCGGGTTTGGTGGCGTTGGCGCACCAATCCATGCCAGAAAGCCAGTTCATGACGTGGCTTACCATGTCATACCAGTCTTTGACGCTTATCGACGCTCGCACATCATTATTGACAGCTGCGGCAAACAATACAGGCATGTCTGTCCCCGTACTAGAGTCCCGAATGTCAAACAAAGGGCTAAAACTCGGCAAGAAAACCGACTCTACGACCAACGACACGTCCTACAGCGACCAGGTGCACAGTATCGTGCAGTGCGCATGGTCCCTGGATTCATCACAGCGCATGGCGTTATTCGGAACGCTGGGGGCGGAGTGGTTTACCTACTGGGGCGGGGTCACCAACGCAGAAGAGTTGAACCTTGTTGAGGCGACGATTTTTGGACTGCGGTCACAGCACCGTGATTTGTTGTCACAGTCACAGAAAATGTCGCCCGCCAATGAGAAGATGAACCATTGTGTGGTGGCGTTCGCTGCGAATATTGCCCGCAAATGCCTTGATCATATCCACAGCAATATCGCCACCGTGGATCGCTTGGTGACGGATATGATAACCCCATTGAACGTTGTGGCATCAGGGCGTTCTGCTTCACAACCAGAAGAGCAGCTGCTATACTCAATACAGGCAACTCTATCAATGAGGGTCTGAATGCTAGAAAAACAAAAATCGCCTAAAAGGAGTAGAGAAATGTGCAGGAAAAGTGGCAGGAAATGCGCTAATCATGATGCAGATCGTCGGCGTGCCGCAGAGCGGCGTGATGAAGACGAACGCCGCAGCAGGCGACAACGGCGAGCAGAGGAACAATCCGCTGTCCAAGCCGCACAATCAGCTGCTTTGACAGCAGCAATGTGCGCAGCTTTTGGTGGATTCTGAGGGGGTTGTAGATGGCTCGATACCAAAACGGGGAAGGGTACGAGGAATACGATGATACTGCTGATCGTATTGCTCGGCAAAAAGCCTACAACCGGAACGCCGGGGGCGGAATGGGGGAATACCCCCCGTCGATTGACCTTATCGACGATCCTGTAGAGTTGCCGAAACCTGACCCCAATAAACTAGACCCCACAACAAAAGGCATTGTGGGTTTCGCCTGGAAATTCGCTGCAGGTGTCGTAGGTATTGTGTCCGTATTCATGGGAGGATACTATCTTGGTGGGGTCAACCATGAAAGCATCCCCAGCGGAACAACCAGCGAAAAGGTGCAGGCTGGTGAGCAGGTCATCTCGTCGGCAACGCAGGGAGACACCATTGCTGAACCGCCAGAGGTAAAACAAGTTGCCGTGCCAGATGGCGGGTCAGTTGTCGGGTATGAAATCACCAAAGAGGGTGACATCAAGGCTGCGTCTGCGTCGTGGCTTGATGGTGAAGGCAAGCCGCTTTCACAGGAAGACATCAAGTTTCCCTGGAAGAAGGAAGTTGGCATGAAAGCTGACGTGAAACCCATTGTTGGTGTGGCGGCATCGGGAACAGGCAAGATTACCTGCACTATCTATCGTGATGGGCGCGTGGAGACGCAGGAAACGTCTGAGGGGAACTCGCCTAAAGTCCAGTGCGGAAAGTAGGGGTTGCGCTGGTTCGGGGGTTTCGGGGGAGTTTCCTCACTGGTTGCCGTGGTAAAATGGGTAAGCTAACATGCTTAACAAAAAATAAGGAAAACCAGTGAGGATTATCAGTAAGAAAACCGTAGTGTTGGCGGCACTTGCCGCCGGTACCGTCATAGGGCAATCAACCGCAGTGGCAGCCACCCCTCCGCCGGTGAACCCGCTGCCGACAGTGGAGCAGGTGCGTGAATTAACAAAGGGCAAGAACCGCACCCCACCGCCGATTAACCCACTTCCTACCAAGGAAGAGCTGGATCTTTTGAAAAAAGGCGAGCCGCTACCAGGTGATGCCAAACGTGATAGCGCCCTATCGCCGCATGCCCCGACTCTGCTCCAAGACCTGCCGCCGCAAGACGTGTACTTTGCCAACTGTGCGGAAGTGAAAAACCAAGGCAAAGCGCCATTGGGTAAAGATCAGCCTGGTTACCGCATCACACTAGATCCTGATGGGGATGGTTTGGCATGTGAAGACAGGGAAGGTGGCGACGCTCCGCAGGCTCAGGGTCAAGCACCGATTCAGCCTCAAGCCGCCCCTGCGCCCGCCCCTGTGCAACCGCAACCACCGGCGCCGGCACCGGTCGCCGCTCCTGCTGCTGCGGCAGCTCCTTCTCCCGCACCGGCACCTGCCCCGAATCCTGAACCCCCGATTCAGCCTCAAGCCGCCCCCGCGTCCGCCCCGGCAGCGCCCGTTCCTGCGCCACAGCAAGAGCAACCAAAAGTGGAGGCGCAACCGGCACCCAAACCAGCTGAGCAGCCACAACAAACAGTGGAAACAAAACCAGTGGAACAACAACCTCAGCAAACCATTACAGTCACTGAGAAACCGTCCACACCGGTTACTGTGGTTCAGCAACCAAAGCCAGAGGAACCAACAGTTACCATCGTGGAACAGGACAAACCCACCAGCACCGACAGTCCGAAACAGTCCGCAGAGGACATCGACAACGAGGCCCGTAAAGCGCTTGCCGATACCCTCAAAAATAAGGACACCGGCATCAGCGACGTGGAAAACACAATGAAAACCATTGTGGAAAAACACCCATCGTCAACCATTGACCTGCTAGACGAAATCCGCATAGTCATGAAACAGCCCTACGATGAGAAAACCAAGCTTGACTACATCAACACATTGGTGGGCAACAAGGGCGAAACAGCGTCACGAGTCATCGCCAACAACGGGCACCACGCCACCAAAGAAGACGGCGACACGCAACGCTTCGACGGCACCCCATCGCTGAAACCTCAACGCTTCGACGGCACTGGAAACATGAACAAAATCGATGCCATGCGTGACTACAGTCAACGACTCTTTGACGCATTCAAAGGGCTAGAGAAAGACAAAGACGGTGGCGTGAAAACCTCCGAGGTCCGCAAACTTGTCCGCGACGCACTCAAAGACAAGAAAACCACCGACAACAGCAACTTTGACTACGCCACACCCCACGAAAAAGACGCACTAAGCCTCATCGTAGACGTGCTGGCATCAGCAAACGGCAAAGACCAGGAGACACGCCTCAATAGCATCCTCTCCCGACTGAACATCCACCCCGACGACAAAGCAAACAAGAACAAGAAAACACAGCTTGTCGTCGAGGAAATAGTCAAACAACTGGAAAAAGTCAAAGGCGAATACACCCCAGGTGACGGTGGATACACCTTCAACGACAAATAAAACCACACCCCACATGTGGTAAAACAAACACAACACGCAAACCCAACAAACCAAAAAAGGAGGACAGCACGAATGGCGCTGTTCGGCAAAAACAACGACGAGGACGAAAACATCACAGGCAGCTACAGCGGCTACGATGATGAAGACGACTTTGACTACGGCGACGATGACGACGACCTAGACAACCTCACCCTCACCGACGACTACGACGATGATGAAGACGAGGACGACGGTAAACGCAGCCTCGCCGCCCCCACCGCAGTCATGGTCATTGTCCCCCCCGCCGCCGCAGGCGGAATCTGGTACGCCTTCTTTAGAGGAGACGACAACAACCAAAACACCACCGCCGAACAACCCACCACAAGCGAAAACTTCGACTACGGAGGCAACAACAACCAAGACCCCGACACCGACGGAGTAACCGTCGCAGAATCAGTCGGTGTCAAACACTCAGGCTCCCAAAAAGGCAACCGCGACAACGGCACCAGCGTCATTCTCGGATTCAACTACGCATACTATGTCGAGCGCAGCGGCGAAAAAGCCATCAAGTACTACAACCCGAACAACCTAGAGTACGACAAAGACTACATCCAAAAGCACATCGACGAGGTACCAGAAGGCACCCGCTACAACTTGGAAATCACCCCCGTGGTCATCGGTAAAGACTACGAGGTGAGGCTCTACCTACAACTGCCTGGAACAAGCCCTGTGGTCTACGATCAGCGCTACACCATCGCCAAAGGGCAAGACGGAAAGTACTACTTCGAGCAATTCACCTCTGAACAAGTGAAATCCGAATAAGACTCACTGTCCAGGTCGGACAAGAAGTCACCGCCGGTGCTTCATAGTCTGTAAAACCCCGCATGAAGAAAAACATGCGGGGTTTTTCCTATATGCGCCCACAAAGCACGACAACCCCGCGCATGCATCTACTAGAGAACTGCTAAGAGAGGGGGACAAGAAGAAAAACATTCTAAACCGCACCCCGCACCGCAAACAGGATCGCGCCGGGTGACGGGTAGGGCAGTTTTTGGTGCGTTGGGTAAGCTGGGGTTGATTGTGTATTCCATCCCGTGGGGTATCTTAATGAATGGCAAGAACTCACATTAGATACCGAATGGATATTTGAGGAATAATCATGGTTAAAGGAATGGCTAACGGTGGTCCAGGTTCAGAGCATCAGAGAATGATTTTCGGAAGGGAAAACACGAACTATGAACCTCCAGCGGCCGCCGCAGCGGGGGCGGCGAACCTAGCTCCCTCTATCGGGGCGACTCTTTCCGCTGCCACCACCAGTGAGGGGCGCGTGTCGTTTGCCGGTTTGCATGGCAAGGATGTTACGGAAGCGATGCTGTCTGAGCTAAGTGACGGCATGCGGAACGTCATGGAAAGTCAGGAAGGATTGGACGAGTACCTAGATTTCCTGCGTAGTCGCTATAGTTATTCGTTCAACAACACTATTTTGCTTATGTTGCAGAAGCCGACTGGGCATACATTCCGCACCTATAAGCAATGGGCAGAAGACGGCTATCAGGTGCGTAAAGGCGCTAAGGCGGCAAAGATTCTGCGCCCAATCCTTGTCAAGAAAAAGAAGAAGGAAGATGACGATAACGAAAACAGCAGCGATGACAAACAGGAAGATAAAGATAAAAAAGAAACCCATTACACAGCGTTCAAGGAATATAGTGTTTTCTCAAATGAAGACCTAGATACATCAGTGAAAGAACCTCCACATAGCCCCTTGACTAATTATTTCAATAGGCAACAAGAAATCATGGCGAAAGCAAAGAGCAACGATGCCATGATTCAGGATCTGGAGGCTGTTGCCAAGAGGTTGGACATTGAGATTAAGCGATTGCCACAAAGTGAAGTCGGATCGCCACGTGGGTACGCAACGCTAGGGGAAGACGGTAAGCCTTATATTGTTCTGCGTGAAGAACTAGAGGGAATGCAGACAGCTAGGACGCTTGCACACGAGATGGGGCACATTATGTGTGGACACGTCTCCCGAAATCCAGACCGAAAATTCACACGCGAGCAGGCGGAAGCAGAGGCGGAGACGGTTGCCTACGGAATTTTGCGGGCCTATGGTGAGGGAAACACCTCAGAATCATCGCAGGCTTACCTAGCTGGTTGGACTGGGGGCGATGAGCAGAAAATCAAAGACGCTATGGGCGGTGTTCAGAAAGGTATGCAGAAGTACTTTTCAACGCTGGAGGATATTGTCAATGGCGAGAACCAGATAGACCAGGCGAAAGCCGTGTCAGAGCGGTCCAGCAAAGCCTACGCGGAAAAGAAAGCCGCAGGCAAGACCACAACTAAGCGGAAGCCCCGCAAACGCACAGCAAAGAAAGCAACAAAACGCACAACCAGGAGAAAGAAAACCGAATAAGGCTTAACCTAAAGAAAAGCACCCCCACGCAGTGTACTCACTGGTGTTGAGGGGTGCTTTTGCGTTACCGCCCCACCGTCTACCGACAGTCGCGGGGTGGATGGTGTTTTACTGCTCCTCTGCTTTTAGTTCCCCAACGGTGGTTTCTACCCATTCACCGTTTTCCTCCACAGTGATAATGGTGTCGTCGGGAAGTTCAGAGAAATGCCTTACATCGTTGATGTCAATGTCATCAACGAGTTTTTCTGATTCGCTCATCATGTTTGTTGTCCTTATAAAAGATGGCCTGTAAATACTGGGCATTATATTATCACCACCAGTATTTACAGACCTTTTCCTTAATGAGGGGTTATAGGCCTAGAAGCTCTTTTTCCTCTGGTGGGGATGGGCACAACCCAATCCCGTAGAAACGCTGGTAACCAATATCAAGCTTCATGATGCCGCTTTGTGTTCGCGGGTTGCCTTTATGCTCAAACCACGCCGAGTAGGTTTCAAGGGCGGCGCCGAACACAACTTGACGATCCGTTGACATGTTGAATGTCCGCCAGTTATGGAAATGCCCAGCAAGAAGAATATGTGACGCCGATGAAGGCTGCCCACCTACGATTTGCTTGGTCCACCAATCATAGGCACCTTTTTCTTGCCCGCCGCTGCCAAATGTGTGACCGTGCACAAGGGTGATGTTGGATTTACCAAAGGTAAACGACACGTCAACACGGTTTTCTTTCGGGTAGTAGAACTCCACATTGATGTGGTCATCGGGGTTGTTTTTGTTGTGGAAATCGATGGTGTCCTGCACGTTGGCGACGATCATAATATCGTAGCTGTCGCGCATGGGGCGGCCTTGGACACGGGTGGTTTCTCCGTGGTTTCCTGGAACCACTGACACTGATACTTTCTCGCACACTGCATGTGCTTTCATGATGGTGTCCAGTAGGAGTCCCTGTGCTAGGCGCATGGATTCCTGTAGGGTCATGTCTGTGGTGGCAATGTTCTTGCCGTTTTGTGACACATACCCTTCAATGGTATCCCCGCCCATTGCGATGTGTACTTCCTTGAAGGGTCCATCGGAAAGGGCTTCTTCTACGCCGTCAATCCAGCGTTGGGTGAGAATCTTGCTTCCCCCGCCGTCCCGCTCGGATTTGCCTAAATGCTGGTCTGTGATGAACAGCAAGCGATAGGGGACTTTCACCTTTTTCTGCTTTGACTTGTCTTTTTTCTTCTTGCCTGACCTGTTTTTAATCAGTTCCAGCAGAAGTTCATCAGCTTCTTCAATGAAGTCTTTTGTTTTGCGTACAAGGTTGATCTTGTACCACCGCAACGTTGGGTCTGGTGTTCCGTCAGCTCCGATTGCCGCGCAGGTTGAGATCGACATACGGTCATTCGCAATGGTCCACTCATCGGGGTCGAAACCAGTTGTCTCCACAGCACGTCGAATGTCATTATCGTCAGGCTGTTTGGGAAGAGGCTTGTCTGGGCACCATGAACCGGTTGCTCCGTCTTTGCTTTCCACAAAACGCCCTGGGTGGTAGCCCTTTGGGATAACCGTGTCGTTAAGCTCCAGAAGATGGTCGAAGGATGTTGCCATTTCTATGCACCCTTCTCTGCTTTGCGGAAGCTCTGCAGTGTTTTGTGCTTCTCTTGGAACCTCTTCCTGAAAGCCTTAAAAGAGGAGAAGCACAGTGGGTACGCGGGGGACTCGTCTGTTTGTGGTTCTTTCAAGCGTTCAAAAATCCATGAACCGCTTTTCGACCTGTCCATGAGTGCTTGCGCCACGACATCGCGTGTTTCTCGGTTGAGTTCGTCGAACCAAATTTCCGACTCTGGGCCTTTCTTGACCAGGGAATCAAATGAAGTTTTAGCCATGTATTCTTTTGTCTTTCTTCTGGTTGTGATTGTTTTGGACAAAACAAAGAATACATACGCCAGCCAGAAAGCGCAACATCTACCCGGCCAGAGATTGGTCAGCGAATGGCGTTCATGGTTTGCCTCCACATAGTTGCGGGCAATGTGGCACCCCACATTTTCCCACCTCCGTAGTACAAAGGCACCCCATTATCACTGCCAACCCACACGGCTGTGGATAGCCCACCATCAACGAAACCCACTGTCCACGCATCACGGTTTTCCCCTGTTGAACCTAGCTGAACTGTTCCCGTTTTCATTTTCCCGCCGCCACCGGCGAGTTGATTATGATTACTGTAGTCAGCAACCCCAGAGAGCACATTACTGACCTGAGCTGCGGTTTGTTCACTAATCACGGGGTCTTCTTTGCCGTGGAACTCGTACAGTGTGCTTTTCTTCATGGTGTTCACGCCCGCCACGATGTGGGCCTGGTGGCGTTTACCGCCAGAGGCGATAGTGCCGTAGGCGTTCGCCATGTCAATGGGTGCGGTGAGGTACTGCCCTAGCACAATGCCGTCGTAGGGCTGGTCGCCACCGAGGCTTGCCTCGCCGTTTATTTCACGAGGCACACCCAAACGCCACGCCATGTTCTGGGTTTCCGTAGCACCACCAATATCATTCTGAATACGCAAATACGAGGTGTTCAACGACTCCACCGTGGATTGGGTGATACTACATGCCGCGCAGGACGCAACAGAGGAATTTGTGACGCTCACGCCGCCCTCATTGTAGGGCGCAGACGAGTACGTCTTTGACGCGGGTATCCCGCGCTCCATAGCGGCAGTAAGCGCAAAAACCTTAGCCGTGGAACCAGTCATCTGCCCTGCGGTAGCGTAGTTGAATCCCAAACCGTCTTCACCCGAATACATGGCAACGACACCACCGTTAGCAGAGTCCACGGACACCACGGCAGCCCGCAAATCCCCACCAATGTGACTGCGCACAATGTTCTGTACGGCACGCTGTTTCGCATCGTTGACAGTCAACGTCACCGTGGCACCCACATTGTGCAAAGTGGTGCGATCAATGCCCATTAATTCCAGCTCGGCAAACGCCATGCTTACCGCATGCCCATAATCCCCATCCACACCAACAGTGACTTTAGGCGGAGGCGGCGACACCAGCTCCGGGAACTCTATTTGTGCGTCCTGCGGGATATACCCATCGTGCTTCATGCGGTCCACAACGTAGTCAAAACGCTCCCTAGCGCCCTCTGGGTTGACATCAGGGTCCAACGCTGAGGGGGACTGCACCATGCCCGCCAAAAGCGCCGACTGGGCGGGATTTAAATCAAGCGCACTTACCCCAAAGAACTTCCGCGCCGCATCCTCAACCCCATACGCGCCACGCCCGAAATACACAATGGACAGATAATCACTCAGCACCTCATCCTTAGTTTTCGTGTTCGTTACCTTTAGCGCATAGGCAGCCTCACGAACTTTACGGTCTAGCGAATGCTCATCACCCACGATGGTGTTTTTCACCAACTGCTGAGTAATCGTAGATGCGCCACCGCCGCTACGACCCAGCGCATGCTGAACCGTGGCCGCCGCAATGCGCTTAGGATTTATCCCCGAATGCTCCCAAAACCCACCATCCTCAGAAGCAACAATGGCGTTCTTCATATACTGCGAAATAGCGGCAGGCGACGTGCCCTGCTTCTCCCCATCTGGTGGCTGCACCGTCGCAACATTCACACCATCAGAAGTGACAAAATGAATCTCCGACATCGTGTGCGTCCCGGCGCGGTGCGGTATGTCTGCGGTGGCGTAGAGGTAGGTGAATCCCCCTGCTCCGAGGGTGCCTGCAGTCAGCCCCAGCATTGTGATTATTGTCACCGTTTTTTTGAGTGTACCTGCGATTTTCCCTGTTTTTTTCAATGATTACCTACTGTTCAAATATTGCTCACCCTCATGGGGTGGGTACTGTCTTATGGTCTCACACATCGTGCTAGGTTAGATGCTATCGCCCTCACGCATGGCGTGTGAAGTAAAACCTAATGGTACCTAACCGGAAGAGGAAAACACCAATGACCACTGTGTATACAACAAGCGGCTGTATGCCCTGCAAGATGACCAAAAAAACCCTCAAAAAACATGGAATCCAGTATGTGGAATACAACATCGAGAATGACGAGAAGCGCCGCCAAGAGGCCCTATCAACAGGGTTCATCTCCATGCCCATCGTAGTAACTGACTCGGGGGAGAAGTGGTGCGGTTTCCGCGTCGATAAGCTCAAGGAGCTGGCGGACAGTCTCACCCCCGCATCGGTATAAGCACCCGCCAGAAAACCGCATAGAATGGATTTGTGTGCCGCCCTCAACAACCTTAAAAGTGGGGGCGGCACACAACACCACTTAAGCGCCCAAGCGCCTGTACACAACCATGTAAGCTAAGCTCTAGCGCCCCTGCATAAGTAGCGCTTACAACTTAACCCTTTCACCTCGGCGGGCACGACACTACAACGCAGAGCAATCCACAACAAGAAAAATAAGGAAGTGTGCGCCCGCGCCGGGGTGTCAATTTTTTCTTGTTCCATATCCCACGCAACTTAGGAGACGAATATCACATGGGAAACACAGTATCCGAGGAGAACTACCTGTCCCTCAACGCCGAACTGAACCTGCTGGACGAAAACGGGAAAATCCAGTTCGACAAAGACCGAGAAGCCGCAAACCAATACTTCCTACAACACGTCAACCAAAACACCGTGTTCTTCCACACGCTGGAGGAAAAACTTGATTACCTGGTTGACAACAACTACTACGACGGAAACATTCTCGGACAGTACGACAGGGCAGACATTAAAAACCTGTTCAAATACGCCTACTCGTTTAAATACCGGTTCCCTACATTTATGGGTGCCTATAAGTTCTACCAACAGTACGCACTGCGGAACGCCAGCGGCGACCGCTACCTGGAACGCTACGAAGACCGCGTAGTCATGTGCGCCCTCTACCTAGCACGCGGGGACAAGAACAAAGCTGAACAGTTCATTGAGGAAATGATGACTAACCGGCTACAACCCGCAACACCCACATTCCTCAACGCCGGTAAAATCCGACGCGGCGAACACGTATCCTGTTTCCTCATCCGGGTAGAAGACAGCATGCACTCCATCGGGGATGCCATCAAGTCTTCCCTGGAGCTGTCGAAAATTGGTGGGGGTGTCGGTATCTGCCTCACCAACCTCCGGGAAGCCGGCGCCCCGATCAAAGGGGTGGAAAACCAATCATCAGGCATTATTCCCGTCATGAAACTCCTAGAGGATTCCTTCTCGTATGCCAACCAGCTAGGGGCACGCCAAGGCGCAGGCGCGGTGTACCTGTCCTGCCACCACCCCGACATCATGAAAATGCTGGACACAAAACGCGAAAACGCCGACGAAAAAGTACGCATCAAAACCCTGTCAATGGGCATCATGGTCACAGATAAAGCCTTTGAACTGGCACGCAACAACAGCGACATGTACCTTTTCTCCCCCTACGACGTACAGCGCGTCTACGGCAAACCCATGTCAGATATTTCCATTGACGACGAATACGAAAACATGGTGGAAGACGACAGAATCAAAAAATACAAAGTCAACGCCCGCGTACTGTTCCAAACCATCGCTGAAATCCAATTCGAGTCAGGATACCCCTACCTCATTTTCGAGAAAACCGTCAACGAACACAACCCCATTGACGGGCGCATCAGCATGAGCAACCTCTGCTCAGAAATCATGCAAATCAACACCCCCAGCATCTACAACCAACACACCGGCGAACGCGAAACCATCGGACGCGACATCTCCTGCAACCTCGCATCCATCAACATCGCCAAAACCATGACCACCGGCAGCATCAAAAACACCGTCGAACGCGCCGTCCAAGCACTCACCGCAGTCAGCGACACCACCAACATCGCCGCCGTCCCCACCATCAAAAACGGCAACGAAAAAACCCACAGCATCGGCATCGGAGCAATGAACCTCCACGGATTCCTGGGAGAACAACAAATCCCCTACGGATCCGACGAAGCCCTAGACTTCACCAACGTCTTTTTCGCCACCATGCGCTACCACGCACTCAACGAATCCTGCCGCATCGCCCAACAACAAGGACAAACCTTCCACGACTTCCACAAATCCGACTACGCCCAACAAGACCACACCGGCGCATCCAAAGCCCTCACCCACTACGTCAACGGCATTTGGCGCACCACCCCACAAACACCCACCATCCGAGAACTATTCACCAAACACAACCAATGGTGCCCAACCCAACAAGATTGGGAACAACTTGACCAAAAAATCCAACAACACGGACTCTACAACGCCTACCTCATGGCAGTAGCCCCCAACGGCAGCATCAGCTACATCAACTCAGCAACCAGCAGCCTCCACCCCATCCCCGCCCGCATCGAAATCCGCAAAGAAGGCAAAGTAGGCCGCGTCTACTACCCCGCGCCGGGCATGTCGAACGACAATATGAGCTTCTACAGGGATGCCTACGAGACGGGCTACAAAGCGCTGATTGACACCTACGCTGTGGCGGGCAAGCACGTGGACCAGGGGATGAGTTTGACGCTGTTTCTGCCTAGCGACAGTACCACTAGGGATGTGAATAAGGCTCACATTTATGCGTGGTCACGCGGGCGTGAGAAGAACGACAAAGGTAATCTAGCGTTGTTTGATCCTGAGACTTCATGGAAGTCAGGGTTTGTGAAGTCCATGTACTACATGCGCATCAGGCAGTCAGCCTTGGAGGGTACAGAGGTTGAAGGCTGTGTTAGTTGTCAAATCTAGACTGCAGTGTTTAGTCCATGTTCAGTCAAGTCTCAAATATTGATTAGAGGGCTAGTAGGCTGAAAGTAATTGTCAAAAACCCCCAACCGCGGGGGGGGGGGGGGCCCCCCCACCCCCCCCCGCCGGCGGGGTGTGGG